TATCAAGGTCATGGTTAAGGTATGTAATGATTATTATATGATTGACGCCCTAGCCGGCGGTGAGGTCATAAGGAAAAGGAAATATCGTCGTGAGAATACGATGATCGGATATAAGTGGTATGATTATAATGGGGTCGAGGTAACTGACCCCATTGAGATATCACGTCTTGACGGATTGGCTACTAAGCATCAACGTGTTGATGAGGCTTATGATGATCATGCCATTTTCATGTCGTCAACCAATTACGTTAACAGCGTTTCCGGTATACCTATGGATAAGCATATGGTTGTCGTTGAATGGAGACCGGATAGCGAGCAAGGTTTTGTCACCATGGCTCATAATGAGGGTCTTGACGGGGATAGCTATTATATAGTTATTATCAATACCGGAGATAAACAGGCTACGATCTACACCCCCGTAGATCCTGAGGACCCAAAGGATGGGACTTCCCGTTCGGTTGATGGCGATAACGTCTCTGTTGGTGGATCATATGTCTCTATATCCCCCAAGCAAGTAGAGAGGATAAGGGTTACTTTCCGTGATGGTAAATGGTATTATGAGTTAGTCACAAAAACATATCCTAGTAATACTGGAGGTATTAAGATCGGGGATGTTGATTTTGTGACGTTCAGATATTTATGGGAATCAAGTTCCGGAAGGGACTTGGACACGATGACGGAAGCCCTTAATTCTAATGTTCCCACCATAGATAATCTTGCTGTAGGTTGGTCTGGCCCCGGAAATGGAGATAGCTCTGTTAGAGAAGTTCTTAAATGGGGTGGTGATAATACCGGTTCTGGTAAGGAATGTGTTTGGATGTCGGTGAAGGATTTAAGGGCTAAATATTATGATATCCTACCTGAAGAGACGTATTTCATGGCCTACGCTACATGGTTTGGATCTAAAGGTACGGGTAAATGTTCTTTTGAACTTGTTGGATACAAGGGAGGTACGATGAGCCAAGATGGATATAATTTCATCAATACCGGTGGATCTGTCGTATATCAAAATACATATGATTTTATCTGCAATACCAGTAAGGGGGCGAGTACATATAAGACTTCTTATCAGAAAGTAGCCCGTATTACTTATAATAAGCTCACCAATGAGGTCTATATGTCTATAGGCGATGCTATAGATCAGGAGGATAATTATGATAAGCTGGAGCGGGAGATCAATAATATAAAGGAAAGACTTAGCGATGTCGAGAGCGAGTTGGCTGTCGTAAGACGTATAGCTGAGGGCAAGAACGCGGCGTATATCTTTGATACGGTCGATGCCATGAATGAGTGGCTGGCGGTTCCGGAGAACACGGCTAAGCTCCGTGTGGGGGACAGCTTCTGGATCAGGGAGCAGGAGGTACCTGATTATTGGTGGGATGGAACTCAGGCTTTAGAGCAGGAAGGCCCGAAGGTTGATTTATCTCCTTATTATACGAAAGACGAGATTAATAATATTGTCAATGATATCAATCAGAAGATAGAGGATAAGAGTACGTCTATTATCTTCGATACTTATATCCAGATGAAGTCTTTCGTGGATGATCCAACTAACGCCGATAAGCTTAAGGAAGGTACCATCCTGTTGATACGACAGAAAAACGTGCCTGATTATTATTACGATGGAGCTGGTATAGTTAAGATAGAGGCTGACGTACAGCAATGTCTTTATGTTACTTTAGCTAACAAGCCTACGGAAAGCACTATAAGTTATACTCAAGATCGGGAGGTGACTAATTTCGCCCCGGGTGCTATAGCTAGATGGGTTGACGCTGATGGTAATAACGTTTTTTATAAGCTTGTAGAGATAGTAGGTGGTAAGGCTAAGTGGATTACGTTGATTGATACAAGATATGGTAATGTTACGTTGCAAAGCACTTATGACAAGAACTATGAGATCGTGAATATCGTATCTGGATCACGTTTACAAGCTATAAATAGCGATAAGGATGAGATCAAGTTCGTTAATAGCGCTACCGGTAATGTTACTGTCGTGTTTAACGCCACGGTATCAGGAGGAGCCAAGAAACTTACGAGCCTGTTGGCCGTGAACGAGGTGGTTCTTACACCGGGGGCGGCGGCATCCTTTACCCGTACCGGCGAGAACTTCACCCTCTCCGATCTTTTTGGCGTTACGATCTTCCCCGATCTGGCGGATGCCAATCGTGAGGGTGAGTGGGTCATGAGTGTAGGCATAACCGGTAAACCGATCCTCATGGAGGTAAAGGAGATGCGTAAGTGGGATGAGAGTATAACTAAGGAGCTTACAATAGATGAGCTTAACGAGAAGTTCCCTAACGTGGATATTGGGTTCGCTGTCGTATGTAAGACCATCAACAAGGTATATGAGATGGTTAACGGATACAAGGAATGGGTGTCTTATGGTATAACCTCAATTAGTTGATATGGGATTTTTGGTAGGATATGATACGGTCTTGTCCTCGGTGACGTTTTACGTTAATGAGGACAGGTTCCCTTGTTATAATGGGAGGAATGCTGATTATGTGCCTGATCCGATAGTAGATTTAGGTAATTTTAATCGTAATCTCAGGTTCTCGGCAAACAATCCAGGATTCGTGGACGTCGATTGGGGTGATGGGACAAAGGATCAATATCCTTTAGTTAAGATATCTGATGGTAGTTATAGGATTGTATTCAGGTCTCTTGACATTGAGTATAAGAAGAATCCGGATGATACCGTATGGTGGTATAAGAAAGAGGATGGTTCACAATACATACCGGTCCCTCCACATAAGTATAGCGATATCAGGCGTAGGAAGGTTACGATGAGGTTCTCTAACGTAATCAATGGGGAGTTCAATATGGATGGTATTGTCCTCCATGAGTTTCCTGTAGTTAATCTACCTGATATAACTTATTTGGCTATGGCCAGATCCGTTCTTAAAAATGGCGATATCCCATATGACAGGATAAGTAAGAGCGTTAATCTTCGTAATATACAGATGGGGTCTTTTTCTCATCCTGGTGTATGGAGTAATTGGCCAGAAGGTTTTTTAAATATGAAAGATCTGAGGTATTTCGGATGCAATAGCATTTTTAACTTCGGGGATGATCCTGATTCTAATTGGAGAAGATTCTCTGAATGGAAGAATCTTACAGGGTTTAATTTCAATTGGTGCAATATACCTTCGTATGACCCGGCGTTTGATTCTATTCCGGCAAAAAGTATAAGCATTATTAGCGATCGGAATAATATACCTGTATTTGATGAGGTGGATAAGGTAGGGGATGATAAGGAAAGCGTTACTTTTATGGCTCGCGGTAGTTCATGGAAGCAGGATTTAGTGGGAGGTAAGTTGAACAAGATTCAGCGGACATATTGTGCATCAAGCACGGTGCCGGTAGATGATCTTCCAGATTGGTTGTATGAGGTAAGGGAGTTTAGGGAATGGCTTTTATATGATGAAGGATTTTTTATAAATACGCAGGAGAGGGCTGATACATTCGTAAATACATTTTATGATAAGATAATGTCGTGGAGTTATATAACGATGTCACAGACGGCTTCTGACGGCAACAGGAATCAGTTTTATAAACTTACCTTAGATTTATATACTTCCGCAGCTCCTACCAACAAGAGACCATCTGGCGTTTATCAAGCCCCTGAGGGGTTTGTCAAGGGGGTTAGTAATGGTAATCCTACGACGCCTATGGAGAAGGTGTATGTGCTTACCAACAACTACGGGCAGACATGGGTCTTGGCCCCGGCGCCAGCCTCCAAGGCCGCCCTTACGAGGGCAAGGCGGGCTGGGAAGACTAGGATTACCCCGTTCGTCCTTGGCGTAAAGGACGGCCATGTATCCGTGTTCAGCGGAGATGTATTGGATGATAATATGAGTAAGTATAATTTCGCCGACAAATACGAGGCCATAGATATCTGTAACGATCTGGGATTGGACAGCTCACCGGTTGTCGAGTATTTCAGGAGAATAGAGGAGGGAGAGGTATGAAATTGATGTGTAAGGATACGAACAACGGATCTATAACCTTTTTCACCAAGGGCAAGCACGCTTTCAGGGGTGTCAACAGGGATGATACCACGGATGACGTGCCTGATCCTATATTGGATGGTAATAATTATAATGAGATTATAGGATTTTATTCTAATGCTCCCGGCATGTGCGAGGTTGATTGGGGAGATGGGAGTAAAGAACAATTCCCTTTTGTAAAGGCTAGGAGTGGATCTATATATGGTCAATATAGGTTGATGTTCAGGAGAAGGGATATAAGTTATCATAAGGATCCCGACAGTCACCCATGGTGGTTTTATAAGGATGACGGGAGTGAGTATATCCCTGTCCCTAATCATACTTATGATGATGGCATGGATAAGGAGCGTGTGATATCCATGTCTTTTACCAATGATGTTACGATGATGGAATCCTATAGGATTATGATGGTAGGTTTCCCTATACTTGATATGCCTAGCCTTATCAATATAATTATAAGTATTCCTGGGGATCGTACCATAACAGATATACCAAAGGATAGGATAATGAGATCGGTAAATATAGAGCGTATAACATTAAGTGAGTTTGGTGTGGATACGTTGACGTCCATCCCGGAGGATTGGAATAGACTAACTAAATTGAAAGGTCTGAATTTGTCCAAATCTATTGACTTTAGTGATACCGAAGCTTCCAATATAAGGAAATTCCCTTCCATGTGGCCTAATTTGGAGATATTGCATTTAGCTGGTGGAAGGGTTAGGGTATATCCAAGGGAATGGCTGTCTTTTAGCAAGCTAAGAGAATTATATATATCCCCGGGAGTGGCTATGCCATCGTTTGATCCTAATACATGCCCGGCTATGGATGAGGTGGATAGGATAAATTCTAGTTTAAAAATTTTCAGTCATATAAACAGATGGTATGGATCCGTTGTAAGTTGGCATCCGTATATGAGTGGTAAGGGGTTGGAAAACATTGAGAGTCTCGACGCTTCACATAGTTATAGTAATATAGATGTAAGTAATCTCCCGGATTATATATATGAGATGAGGTCTATGAATAGCTTTTATATGCATTTCTGCTTGTCAACCCAAAGTCGATGTGATACGTTTATATCAACATTATATGATAAGGTAATGGGGTTTAATTATCTCACTATGTCCTCCTCTGCTTCTGATGGCGAAAGGAATCAGTTTTATGGATTGTATTTACTTATGTATTCGGCTTCCAGTCCTTCTGATAAAAGGCCTAGTGGCGTATTACAGGCACCTTCTGGTTTTATAAAGGGTCAGTCTAATGGCTCTCCATCGACTCCTATGGAGATGGTTTATGTGCTTATGAATAATTATGGATGGAGGTTTAGTATGGCGCCAGAGGCTTCGGTGTTAAGGTCAATACGATCTTCTGATATTGACACGAGGTCGTATAAGCCATATAAGCTTATCGTATTTGACGATGGGCGTACCTTTGTAGGCAATGGAGATGTTTTAGCTCATGATACGGATAAGGTATTATCGTTTGGGGGTCAACCAGAAGGGGAGTATTTATGTGATTCTATGGGATTGGACAGGAATGTTATTGTAGAATATTTTAACAAGATAGGTAATGGCTAAGACATTATATAAATACGAGGCATCATCCAACAAGTTCGTGTGGTTCACCACATGGGATAGGGCACTTAGAAATTATTATACCGATGATTATAATTATGTACCTGATCCTGTCGTTGGTAATCCTTATAATACGTTTGTCGAGTTTAGATCCAGAAAGCCCGGTATGGCTAATGTGGATTGGGGGGATGGAATAAAGGAGCAGTTTCCTATGACCAAGGTTCAAGGGGAGGATAATTATCGTATTATATTCCGTTCTTTAGCGATACAACATAAGAAAAATCCCAATACTACGTGGTGGTTCAGGAAGGAGGATGGATCGCAATACGTACCTGTGGATAATCATGCTTACGCTGATGGGAGGAGGGACGTGCAACGGGCTGTGTCGATAGATTTTACTTGTGATATTTATTATGCCAATATCCAAGTTTGCAAGATGACGGCTTTCCCGATTGTGGATATACCAGGACTTGAGTTTTTGGTCGTATCCCATACGCTGTATGTTAATGACGGTATACCTGTAGACAAGTTGTCAAGATCCAAAAAGTTAATTTATATCGATCTTCAAAATATAGGGCAAAGAATGACCGTAATTCCTGAGGCTATAACCAGTAAGACAGAGGTATATTATTTAAATATGTTTAATATGCTTGATCTTAGGGATATAGAATCTAGCGGGATAAGGAATATAAAAAATATGAAAAATATTCAAACCCTTGAATTGTCTTCATGTTATTTGGATAGGTATATAAAGGAGTTTAATGATCTTCCTAAATTAACTTCGTTGAGAATACATCCTGGCCCTTCTGATATGTGGAATTATTTTGATATAAATACCCTTCCTTTTTTCGAGGTAGATAAGATAAATCCTAATATTACTGATTTTTATTTTTTAGATGACTGGGTAAATGGAGAAAGGAGGACGGGTTGGAATGATGATAATATGTCTGGAAGGGGATTGGAACATCTTACTAGTTTCGTTGCAGCTCATAGCAATAGTCTTAGAATGGATAAGCTTCCGGATTATATTTATGAGATGAGGGCTATTACATGGTTTAACGTGAATGCATCCACTCATAGCCAAAAAAGATCAGATGATTTCGTGAACTCTTTCTACGACCTTGTTGTAGGATGGGATCAGATTACTATGACATCCGTGGCTAAGGATGGGAAGAGGAACCAGTTCTATAGTCTTTCGGTAAGCATGTATGTTGCTGCTTATCCAACCGAAAACCAGCGTCCTTCCGGCACGGAGCAGGCCCCAGAGGGATTCGTGAAAGACTCGTCCAACGGGTCTCCCGCTACACCTATGGAGAAGATATATGTGCTAAAAAATAACTACGCCCAGAGATGGACGATTAAACCAGAATAATATTATGAATATCAATATTTTAAAATTAAATTGGGGGGGGGGGTAAAATCCTATTTGCTTTATGATGAGAAGAAGGATGTTACCCAAAAGGAAGATAATAGAGGTATTCGAGGAGCTATCTCCTCAGGATAATGGATATTGGGCGGTTCCTGATGGGGTCTATGAGGTTGAGTTCGCGTTGGTCGCCGGAGGTCTTAATGGAGAATCTTCCGATATATATAATGCCGGGAGTGGCGGTAACGGAGGTGATGTACTGACTAGGACTATATCCGTAAATCCAGGTGTTACATATAGGGTGGTTGTTGGAGATGTAGGTCAGGATAGTGTATTCGATACATATCAGGCTATCGCCGGTAAAGGTGGAAGAGGCGGATATGGAGTTGAAGGGGATGGTCATGATCCTTCCCCGGGAAATCCAGGGCGAGATGGATCATATGTTTTTAACAACAAATATCCTGACCGATATCCTTATCCTATGGGCGCTGGTGGTGGATCGGGAGCTTATACAAGAGGATGGGATATGGGCTTTTTATCTGGAGGTAAAGGTGGCAATCACGGAGGAGGTGATGGGGCTGGAGCTAAGGATGTTGAGGGCGTTATTATTAATGGCGAAAATGGAGGTAATGCCACTTATTATGGTGGTGGTGGAGGAGGAGCCTCTAAAGCTTCTAATAGTGGGGCTACGAGCGGTCGAGGAGGATCAGGTTATCGTGGTATTATTATTTTACATTATTTTAAAAATGGATAACATGAATAGAAATGATATTATAAAAGAACTAGGTTCGTATTTTGATATAGTGGAATTGGTATGTCCTCATACATATAATAAGTGGAAGGACAGATCGTGGCAGTTTCTTGATACTGCGTTTCTCCATAATCTTCTTATATTACGGAGGGATATAATCAAACAGCCTATGTATTGTAATAATTGGGACAAGCAGGGGCAGTTTTCCCAACGTGGTCTTAGATGCAACATCTGCCAGATAGTTAAGGATAAGAAAGATGTTTATCTATCCGCTCATGTGTTGGGTAAGGCTGGGGATTTCGATGTCAAGTCAATGACGGCGGAACAGGCTAGAGGCTTGATCTTGGATCATCAAGATATGTTACCATATCCTTTCCGGCTTGAAGGGAAGGTGGGTTGGTTACATTTTGACAGCCTTGATACGAGGAACGGTATACACGCCGTGGTGTTTTAGGTACTTAACGGTATAGTGGTTAACTTTGCGTATAGGGTATAAAATGAAAGACAAAGACATGATAGAGCGAGTGGGGGCTTTATGGAATATAGCGCTTGCGTATGGTGCCTCTTGCTGGGCTTACTTCCAGCCAGTGCATCATTTATTGACCGTATTACTTATAGTATTAATAGCGAATTTTTTGGCTAGGTTAGCGCAAAGCGTAAGGGGCTGGAAGCTCCGTAGAAGCCGTAGGAGGAGGTTTAGTTTCAAGAGATGGTTTAGGGAGGTCAGGTTTACTGATATTCTTAAGGAGTTCGCTTTGTCTTGTTTTATAGTAATGACATTATGTGTTATATATAAGACGTTATACCCGATCGAGGAGGAGGCTAGCATGATACTTACCGTTACCAAATATGGGGTGTATATAGCCCTTGTTGGATATGTGATGCTTTTCTTGAATACGATAGGGGATGCTTTCGCTGACGCTTATCTGGTTAAGGTGTTCAAGGCTGTATTCAAGAGGATAAACGTATTCAAGATGTTTGGCTTCTCTAAAAACATACCTGACGAGATGTTTGACGATATAAAGAAGATTGCTGATGATAAGGTTAAGGATAAGTCTTAAGGCTGTTTTTTGTTTAGGTCTGTCGCTATTCCTGTCCTCTTGTGGAAGCAGGAGGAAGGTTAGCGACACGTCTATAGATAATCGTTTGATAAGCAGGATAGAGACGATGATTGATGAGGTCATGGACCGGAAGATCGTAGAGATCAGGACATCTGATCTTAATGCTGATATTGTCATAACTGAGAGGAAATTCGATACTACGAAGGAGGTGGATCCATCCACTGGGGAGCGACCCGTGTCCTCCCAGACGGACGCTCATATCGTCATCGGCCGGCGGGATAGCACGGTGACGACCGATTCCCTTGGCGTTGATAAGACGATCACCGGTATTGAGGATATTGATAAGAAGACAGACATCGAACATAAGGATGTAGATGATAAGAAAGAATCAAGATGGCCAATAGCTGTCACATCAATTAGCGTGTTGTTGATATTATTGGGCTTAATATATTTGCTAAAGAAGATGAAGGTTTTATGAGACGAAGAATGATTGAATATACTAGGGGGGGGGTTGATTGATGATCATACTAGGTTTTTGATGAGATTCAATGGTAATTTTAAGGTAGAGGGGAATCCTACTCCCTCTGGCAATCTCTTTATAGCCAATAATGGCAATCTTATCACCGATGGCTCAATACAATGTGTCCAATATAACAAAACGGATCCTTTTCTTTATACTATCATAAACACCAAAGAATCGTTATTGCCTGAGCTGTTTTATGACGGTCATCCATTTACTATAGACTTTTGGTATAAGTCAACCAATCTTGTTACAAGTTGTTTGGTTGAGCATGAATATCCTAATGGTATTTTTTATTTTGGTGTAGTTTTAACAGGTACTGGTTTTTATTTTTTATTTCAAGCTCAACAAGCTGGTTGGCATGTTGATAGAGTTGAGGCAAACAAATGGTATCATATAGCTATAGTCAGAAGCAGTAATGAATATGACATATTAAGATGTTTTGTTAATGGTATACTTATTATTAACACGAAAACCAATAATACGCTTTCCCTTAGGTCTTATAACTTAGGTATTAATACACGAGGTGATGGTATGGATAACGGAAATTTTATGATGGACGATTTCAGGATAAGTGATATAGCTAGATGGGAGTCAGATTTTGAACCTCCAAAAAGAAAGGGATTATGATCTACCATAATCCCTTGCCATTCATCCTTACCCACGTATCAACCAAAACCAAAATGAGGTCAGTCCCGGATTCGAACCGAGGTATATGGTTTTGCAGACCACCGACTAAACCACTCATCCAACCGACCGTAGTGCAAATGTATACATTTTTTTTGATGATATATCCATGTGGTACTATTTTTTGAATCTATTTTTCAAGATTCGTCTTTATAGTTATCTTTGTGAAAAAGAAATACAAATGAATCAGATCAATATCATACCGAAGATAATTCATGATAAGTTCGCCGCAAGGATTATCATGGATGATTATGATATAGAGAAACCTATCGTTATTACTGTCGTGGCTAGGCGTAACGATGGTGAGTATAATACCCAGATATTGACATACCCGACATCGGGCGTTGATTATGAGGGTAATGTAAGGATGGTGTTTTTTGATGTCGCTAGGTCTCATGTTTGCCAGATAACATCGGTATTTATCAACGGCCATGAGGTCAAGACATATTATACCGATATCCCGGATCTTGATATGCAAGCCCGTTATGATGATAGCTTGTGCCGGTACGACAAGAAGGTTAACATGAACGATATCCGCTTGTCGTTTCAGGTACTAGAGACACGTGATCCAAAGGTATTGCAGGTATTGGATGAGTCTGAGTGGGGGCTGCTGGAGGATAGGAAGGCGATCATCGAGATCACTACCCCTGGGATGTCCGACCCCGTTACGTTGTTTCTTGGCAAGAATCAGGTCAATACCTTTACCAGCCTAACACTAGGTCTCAATTGCTTTAATTACGATGATTGTAATGTCAAGTATCTTGATCTTCCAGACGGTATATATGATATTAAGATCATAGGTAGCCCTTCTACTTACAGCTTCAGTCGCAAGTATCTTAAGACGGATCTTATACGCAGACGTCTCGACCGGCTATGGATTAAGACTGATGTCTTATGCGAGGACAAGGATAAGGGTCTTATAGACAAGATACAGGAGATGGAGACACTTATGGCCGTAGCCGAGGCGAATGTCAGGTTGGATAACATAAGGGCCGCCCATGAGATTATTGATCGTGTCGGAGAGCTTCTTGAGATGGCTACCAATTGCGTGGATTGTTAAACATAAAAATATTTAGTCGTGGGTTGTAATACTTGTAAGGAAAAGGCGTTAAGGGCCGAGAGAGAAAGGATTGAGAGAAGTATGATGAATCATTCTTCTTCTACCGCTGTTAGCGATATGGAGTACGCTTCTAGAAGCACCGCTGGTTGTATGGTTATGCAAGATCCGTTGCAGACCATGGAACGTGACGTGGTTAGTATATATAAGCAAGTTCGTACCAAGGGTGATGGCGTGGGTGTATCTTATCTTAATATGCAGAAAAAGATCCGTGAGTGGATCAAGAACCTGCCATATGGATGCCCGCCTGACGAGGAGGTACAGGAAATGAGAAAGGAGATTCTCGATGGGCGCGCAGAGCATATTAAACCTTGATAGAATAGATCTATGTAAGGTCGTAGACGAATGGCTGTCCTGCCAATGGGGTAGATATATGAGATACCATAGGTATAGGATCGGTGACAAGCCCGATATATCCTATTGGGGTAGGATAATTCGTCTGCAAAGGTCATTATGTGATAATGATTGCGGGTTATGTCCGGATGAGGTGAGATCGTTAAAGGAACGTGTTAATAAGTTACTGGCATGAAAAAATACAGTTGTTTACATATAACTCCGTCCACTTGCGTACCTTATGAGGGTGATCTACCAGAGTGGTCAAAGCATAAGGACTCTGATGAGTGTGTTATGATCTCTGATGTGATAGAGGAGATATATGACGAGCTTACCCGTATCAGGGAGGCTATAGATGTCCGGGATCTTGGTGAGTCTTGCGTGAAGGTAAGTGGTGATAAGACCGTAGCGAAAATTCTTTATGCTTTGGAGGATAAGATTTGTAATAGGTAACGAGCCAATGGAGAAAAATCGGTATTGGTGATAATCAGTGGCATAGATATATATTTATGAAATATTGTTAAATATTTTGTTGTTTATATATTTCGTAATATATTTGCATTGAAACATAAACGACGGCATCTCACTAAAGGTCGTTTAAGTTTGAAAGATATTGACCCGTTCGGCGGTTCGTAGAGGTGAGATGCTATGTTCTGCTGTTCGGGCATTTTTTTTGCTATGGAAGATATAAAGATTTTTGAGAGTAATGAATTTGGGAATGTAAGAATAGTGTTGGATGAAAAAGGTGCTCCATGGTTTGTCGGTACGGATGTGGCTAAATGCCTAGGTTATTTAAAGCCTACCGATGCGGTTAGAAATGCGGTTGATGAGGAGGATGTTATCATTTTGTCAAGTAGCTGTAAATCAAGTATCCAATTTGGGAGGAGTCTTCTAAATCAGGCAGTTAGAGAAATACGCTTAATCAATGAATCCGGTGTGTATTCGTTGATTTTGCAATCTAAGATCAAATCCGCTAGATCGTTTAAGAGATGGGTTACAAAAGAAGTTCTTCCTTCTATAAGAGAGACGGGGTCGTATTCTTCTTTGATCAAGCTGCCTAATTTTACTGATCCCGCAGAGGCTGCCGAGGCTTGGGCTAAGGAGTATCGTGGCAGGGTAGCCGCAGAGAAGCTGGCGTTAGAGGAGAAGGCTAAAGCCGAGGAGGTGGCTAAGGTCCTTGAGTCGAAGAAAGAGGATATAGAATTTTCAGAGTCGTTTATCATGTCCGGTGAGTCGGATTTATTGATAAGGGATTTAGCTAAGAAACTTGAACAGAATGATATAATTATAAGTGATAAATGTCTTCGTGATTTTCTTGTTAAGATAAAGATAATAGTTAAAAGGATCAAGGTTAATGGAGATTGGGAGATTACGGCTAACGCCGTAAAGAAAGGATTTGCTCATTATCGGGATAAGAATATATGTACGGAATCCGGAAAGGTTGTATATGCAAGGACTATCTATATAACAGGAAAGGGTTACCGGTATATATTGTCATCTATAAACGGTAGTAAGAAAAGCGATTTCATATTATGTGGAGGCATGTTCAGGGATTATGGCGTTTTTGCCGGATCGGAGTCATTTAGTCATTGGGATAATTAATTCCATTTTTGCCCAAAAACTGATAATCAGGTAACTGCATATTTGCATTTACGGTTATGTGTCTCATATCGGTAAAATATCTATATTTGCGACAAAGTGAATCACAATGATATACGGTAACAAAGAAATAGTTCGGACGTTCACCAGAAACAACCCGCCTGCCGGGTACGTGGGCGGCTCTGTTGACTACCGGGTCCCGGCCAACGTCTATTTTGGCGATACGCAGGAGGAAGCTGACAGTAAGGCTGAGGATGATATCAAAGCCAACGGTCAGGACTACGCCAATACATATGCCGACATAATACCGGCTGTATGGTATAATGATCAGGTATGCGATGAGTTTATCAAGAACAATTGCGTAAGCGGTAGGGGGTCCAAGGAGCAGGTATGTATAGAGGAAGGCAGGTTTGTCTCTTATGTATCCAAGAAAGATGCCAATGATAAGGCTAGGGTGGAGCTTGGACGGATCGGGCAGGGGGAGGCCAACTCCGTCGGGGCTTGCTGCGAGGACTGGGCCTCACAGCCTCTTCGTGGCTTGTTTTACAAGAACGACTGCGAGGCTGGCGCATCAGGCAAGGAAGGTATTGTATATGAATTACCAGCCGGAGCTGTCATATCCGATATATCCCAGATAGACGCCGATACGTTAGCTTATAGGAAGTTTATGAAAGAAGGTCAGGAGAAGGCTAATGCCGAGGGTAGTTGCTCACCTGTATTCTATAATACTATGATCGGTGATTGGTTTGAAAAGGTATGTCCGTTTGGATATAAGTCCGGTAAAGTATATTACTCTATCAAAGCCAACAGGTTTAGGTCATGGATATCGGTTGAGGATGCCAACGCCAAAGCCCGTGAGGTTTTGATGGTAGAGGGGCAGGAGTACGCTGACCTTAATCTTGAATGCGAGAAATGGATTGAGAATATCGATCAAGAAGATCAGTGTTATTGGTGATAATACCTTTTTTTTGTTTTTCCATAATTTATAGATTAGTGCTTGGAGGGGATCGTGTATCTCCTCCATTTTTTTGTATATATATCAATGGTATTAAGTTTATATACTGTGATTCACTTGTTTGTATGTTGAATATATTTTATATTTGCATACCTATCTATTCATCTCGAACCGATAGGTATTATGTTTAATTTAAAATATTGTTCAAAGTTATGAAAAGTAGGGTTGAAATCAAGTCTTCCGACAGGAAATTGATGGGCGTTGTCATACCGGCGCTTAGTGATAATGGTTTTGTTAATATCACTTTAGCCATGAAGGTTTTGTCTGATGATAGGCTTAAAAAGGGGCTGTCTCCCAAGAAGCTTAATGATATCATTAAGTATGATGGGTTTCAGGAAAAATGCAGGGAGATAATTAGTAGGCTGGAAAACAGGGATTTATGTAAGCGGATAAATATCAGCCTACAAAATAAGGCTCTAAATCTTAGCGATTTAAATAAAATGGGATTAGCATGTCGAAAAGGTAAGGGGGATGGTCAAATGTGGTATATGAATCCATATCTTTTTCTCGTGGTAGCCATGGAGATGAGTCCTGAGGTTTGCGCTGATGTTGTAATGTGGTTTGTTGATAATGTTGTAGGGACAAGAAATGCCGCTGGTGATGCTTATATAGAGATGTGCAGTAGTGTATCTTCACTTATAAGTGATAAAAGTAATTTAAAGGAGTTGTTATCAAGGATAGCCAAGGGTATAAATTTCGTCGTGTTTGGCGTGCATGAGGAAGGGATAAGGAATAGAGCTTCTTTTGAAGAATTGGATATGATAGTATCAATAGAAAGGAATATATCTTATGCTATTAAGGCTGGATATATAAAAGATTACAATGGTGTTATAAATGATTTGGGAAGGCAATGGAAAGAAAGATGGGGTAATCCTGTTCTTAAATTGAAGTCTTGATTTTATTTCGTTGTTATAATTCGCAGATATAGGGGATACGAATGTCGTATTCCCTATATTGTTTAATGGAGTGTGTTATCTTGTTATTAAATCAAATCTGTATCTTTGTTGAAAACAATAACATTATTAATATGTGTAGTACAAATGGTTGTTGCCATGATCATTCAAGGGAACGTCCCGAAGAGTGTTGTCATGGCGTTAAGATAGACAGGTTTCTTAACAAATGCCCTAACGATCCTTGTGATCCTTGCGATCGGGATTGTCAGGACGAACCTTGTGTTGGTTATGGATGTCCTATAACCTTGTATGATAAATGTGTCTTATACTCAGGCGATGAGTTGGTGGCGGATGGTATAGAGAAAGGTGCTGATATCTCTGTCGTTATAGACTCATTGAGGCGTATTATAGCGTCTAGGGATAAGCAGATAGATTTATACCATCGTGAGGTTCTGGATTTGAAGAAGATTATAAACGAGCTTGTCAACGCCGGTGGTAGCGGCGGGGATAACGATACGGAAGAGGAGACGTGGTAATGAATGGTTGCAACAAAAAACAATACAGGCCTACTGTAGACGATACGAAAGTACCGTGCTCTACGTACATGAGTACCGATTGTATTTATCCTGGTGATAAGGTACGTGTGGAATCATTGGGATTATCCCCTAATTGCGATATGTCCGATACCCTTAACGCTATGATAAAGGCTATACGGGATAGGGATGCCGAGATACTTGAATTAAGAAGAATGATCAACAAATTGATTTGATATGAGAAGTAATTGTAATCCATGTAAGCCGGAATATAGACCTGGGGACGAGTGTAGTATCTACAGTTCCCAGATCGTATATGACGGTCAGTCGTTCCCTGAGGCAGATATCAGGAACGGTGATAGCATGAATAGCGTAATCGAGTCTCTGGTAAGGAAGCTGGTTGCCGTATCTGGCGCCACGGCGTCCATCCAGCGTGACTCGTTCAAGGGCGTTCAAGCTGTCAGATTAAGATACGAGCCGTTGAATGTGCTCAGTGTTACCTATTGTGGTACTATCGTCCCTAATGACGGATATGTCGTTTCTGGCAGGTCCGTTAAGTTTAAGAAGAAATATTGCATGGGTGATGAGTTCACTGATGTTAATATCGTATATACTACATTGAATAGTAATATTTTAAATACCTCATGTTATGGCTAAAAGAGTGTACGATACGGTCTTGGCTTCCGAGTGTGACGGCTGGGTATGTGGTGAGACCCTCAAGAAGGGATCTCTTCCCGTAGACAGGTTAGAGCTTGACTCTTTTTCAGAGGCTGTCAGGGAGCTTATAGAACGGTTTTTCGAGGAGGGATGGTTGCCGGACATGATCTGCGATCTTGGTTGTGGTGGCGCCAGCGTGTTTGAGATTAAGCCTACTAACTTCGAGTATCCTCCTGAGGGTGGCGAGCAGATTCTGGAGATTATCGTAGGTAAGAGTGATAAATGGACTATAACTCAAGCGGAATGATATGAATAATTTAAAAGATATTCTTGCTAAGATCGAGCAAGGTTCCTCATGGGTGTCCTACGACAAGATTTCCGGTACCGGACCAGACAAGGTCGCTATTAAGGTAGAGCCGGGATGGATGGGTAGGTTGCCTAGGGAGACTTACGTGGCGGTCGAGAAAGGCAAGGTTACGAAGCTCGCTACTATAACCCAGAAGGGTATAGAGCGGGTAAGCGTGGATCCTACCAGTGTCATGTTCGACATGGAGGGCGGGACGGCGACCATCAACGCCAAGCTCAACTCCGCCTCGGTCAAGGCTTCCTGCCTTACCCTTGGTGGCTCGGTGAGCAAGTCCTATATAGTATCCATGAACGTGAACGGTTTATCCATGAAAGTCCCGGAAGAGGATAGCAGATATATAGTGTATGCCGATCCTGAGGATCCAGGAGCCACTGATTTGTATGAGGCTAGCTTTGTCATAGCTATGCCTAAGAATATGGATAACGAACAGCATCATGAGATGTTTGTCTTGAATGGTAAGGTTGTTAATATCAATCAACAGCCTAATGATATACCTTATATCATACTTGATCATGACTTCGATAACGTGACTAGCGAGAACGGTCAGGTTGTCATCGATATCAAGTCCAATACCGAGTATGATATCGAGCTGGTATGTTGCACTTGCGGTGATGGTAGTGAGCCGGAACCGGAACCACCCTTCAACGTGGATCCGCAAAGGTTGACGCTTAATAAGGATGGTGATACCCAAATCGTGAGGGTAGAGGCCGGAGATGATGTTTCATGGAGAATAACTGAAGGATAATATGGCAAGGGAAATAGATAAGAATTGTGTCGAGGGTAATTGCTTTGCCATTAACGACAAGAGCCATGGGGTAGGCGATAATAAGCTTAATATCGTATACAAGGCTAATTATACCGGTCAGATCTGTACGGCTAAGTTCCGTATAACGTCAAAGGACGGTAATATTGTCAAGGAGTATATGATAGCTCAGGACGCCAAGCCCGTTTATTATAATATCAAGATGGTTCAGCCGTTCACCAAGGACGACTGTCTGGCCAACCAGCATGGATCGGTGGTGTTGTATACGGTCGAGGAAAGGACTTACAAGTCGTTTATCTCGCAGGAGGACGCAGACGCCAAGGCTATGGAGGATATAGCCCTGAACGGTCAGAAATACGCCAACGAGCATGGTGAGTGTATAACCGATATCTGGTATAACGAGGAGCAGAGAAAGACGTTTATACGTAATAATTGCGATAAGTTCAGTGACGGTCAGGAATATGTTTATATCATTCCTGAGGGCAAGTACGTATCTTCCATCTCTCAGGAGGACGCCGATAGGAAGGCTCTTGAGGATATTGAGAAGAACGGTCAACAACAAGCCAATTTGGAGGGTGAGTGTAAGCCTAAGGAGAATATCTATTATGGTAAGTTTAGCAAGACCTTTACCCGTAATAATTGTGATTCCACCCAATACGGTACGGATGTGGTTGTTAACGAGACGATGGTTACAGGGGACTTCAGATCCATCGTGTCTCAGGAAGACGCTAATAGCCTAGCAAGGGCTGCTGTCGAAGCTCAAGGTCAGGATATAGCGAATATCAAGGGTAACTGTGAGAAGATACCGGTATTTACCGGATCGTACTCTAAGGTATTCCAGAGAACCAACTGCCCTGAGGGTTCTACTCCTGTTGACTTCACCGTGGACGAGAAGATGTGTTCTGGATATCCGTTTACTTCTACGGTATCGCAGGATGCCGCCAACAAGCTGGCGCAGGACGCTGTCGAGGCGCAAGGTCAGGCTATCACCAACGAGCGTGGCGACTGTCAGACTAACGTCTACTATAACGTAAGGATGGAGAAGACAGTTACGAGAAATAATTGCGACGAGTTCCATATCGGTCAACCTTATACTTATGTCGTTGCGGCCGGTAAGTACTTCTCTATTATCTCTCAGGAGGATGCTGATAATAAGGCTAAGGCCGATCTTGAGGCTAACGCCCAGCAACAAGCCAACCTAGAAGGTGAGTGTAAGGAGAAGACGATCTACTACGGTAGGTATAATAAGGAGTTCACTCGTAACAACTGTGATGAGACTCAATACGGTACTAAGGTTGTCGTGGATGAGACTATGGTGACAGGGGATTTCAGGTCTACCGTATCTCAGGAAGACGCCAACGACAAGGCCAAGGCCGCTGTCGAGGCTCAAGGTCAGGATGTGGCTAACGTAAAAGGTAAGTGCGAGAAGGTGCCTGTATATACCGGTACTTATACACGTACGTTTACCCGTAACAATTGTGGTACTGGCACTGGTGGTACTTATACGGTAAATGATAGGATGGTTGACGGTTATCCGTTCACGTCTACCGTATCTCAGGAGGATGCCAATAACAAGGCTAAGGCCGCCGTTGACGCCCAAGGACAGGCCCTTGCCAATATCCACGCCCTTTGTACGTACACCGGCCGTGCTTCCTTGGAGTTCACGAGAAACAACTGTGGTGAGTGTAAGATCGGATCTAAGGTGACAATCACCCAAGATATGGTAGAAGGACACCCATTCCAGTCTAACGACTCCCAGACCGCCGCTGACGCTATGGCCATGACCGCCGTACAGGCCCAAGGACAGGCTTTGGCTAACACCAAGGGTACTTGTTCTGACGCTACTATGTATACCGGTAAGGCTAGCTTCGAGTTCACGAAGAGTAATTGTGGAGCTAATCAGGTAGGAGATCCGTTCACCGTGACACAAGATATGGTGGAAGGTCATCCGTTCCAGTCTTGCGTATCACAGGATGAGGCTAACTTAGTCGCTATGGCCGCTGTCATGAATCAAGGTCAGAAGATCGCCGATGAGCGTGGTACTTGCCATGAGGCTCCTAAGTACACCGGTCATTATAGCGAGGCGTTCGAGAAGAACAACTGTCCGTCTGGTCTTATCCCGTCTTCGGTTACCGTGACCGAGGCTGACGTGACCGGAGGTCCGTTCTACTCATACGAGAGCCAGTTCGCCGCCGATGAGCTTGCCAAGGCCGCTGTCAAGGCGCAAGGTCAGGCTATAGCCAACGATCGTGGTACTTGCGACGAACTGAAGATATATGTAGGTAATTATAGCAAGGAGTTCACTCCTAAGTGTCCTACTTGTCAGTATGCAGATCCTATCACCGTAACCCCGGATCTTATGGGTCAGTTCTTTACCTCAACCCGTTCTCAGGAAGAGGCAGACGCTTTGGCTAAGGCCTATATCGACAGAATGGGTCAGGCGTTCGTCAACAAGAACTATGATGATACGTGCCATACGAAGACCGAGCAACCGGTATGGGAGACTATAGAGACCGTATGTAAGGACTGTATCTCTCAATTACATCAACGTAACACCAATACCTGTTATACTGATCCTGATAATCAAGAGCGGTATATAGCTGGTGGTAATAATACATGTTTCTGGTTTGGTACGGCATCCAAGGCCTTTACCCGTCAATGTGCGGATGGTGGAGTTGGAAGCTCTGTTACCGTAACTCAGAATGATGTTACGGATCCAAGTCCTAGCTCTGATGGTAAGTTTAAGTCATGTGTATCCCAAGCTGACGCTAACGCCAAGGCATTGGCCGCCGTGAACTCTCAGGGTCAGGCCGTGGCTAACTCGAAGGGTACTTGTACGTGGACAGGAAGCTATACCGGACAGGTTAGGAAGAACAATTGCGCTGACGGCGGCGTGGGCGACATGGTATCCGTAAGTAGCAGCAAGCTTCCGGGACACCCGTACACCTCCACCGTTTCCTTGGCTGACGCCAATAAGAAAGCTGAGAATGCCGTTCGTGGATCTGATGGTCAGGCTTACGCCAATAAGAATGGAGGATGTACATGGACTTACGTGGCAAGCCGTGACTTCTATAGGAACAATTGCGCCGGAAGCGGGGTTGGTCAGAGAATAACAGTGACCTCTACGCAAGCCAACGGCGGTACGCCTATCACCAGCAAGGTTTCTTTGGCTGATGCCAGGAGCAAGGCAGAGCAGATCCTAGACCAGAGAGGACAGGATTACGCTAACCAGCATGGCACTTGTGTGTGGACCGGTACTGGAAGCGCTACGTTCTATAAGGATAATTGTGGTACATGTAAACATGGTGTCGCTCTATCCGTTCCTTATAGTGCCTTAGGATTGTCAGCGTTGACATCTACCGTATCTCAGGCGGATGCCGACAGCAAGGTTCAAAACGCTTTCAAGAATGATACGGCGACTAAGACCGCCGCTCAGGCTTACGCTAACAAGAATGGTGATTGCGCCGATGACGATGATACCCCATCTTATGATGATTGGAATTATTATTGTAGTGGATGCGATTATCGTAGGAGTAGGAATCAGACCAATCCTTGTTCTTCAGCCTCAGATCAAGATGAGTTGGTTGAGTCCGATTCAAGATCTTGTGGATGCGGATGTGATAATACATACCGTATGGATAATAGCAGGTGTAATAATGGTAATAGCGAGGAGCATTATTCTAGCGAGTGTGATCCTACGGGATATTGGCAGAATGGCGGTGAGCATTGTTGTAATCCATATGACTACACTATCTATACCAATGAGGTATGTAAGGGATGTTCGGGCGAATGTGGTGATGTATGCGCTCCTAGTAGCCCTATGAAGGTTGTTTCTGCCGGAGAATATTGCAGGAGCACGGCTCAAGATGCGTCTAGCGCCGCTTATGATGCTTATTCTAGCACTAAGGAGGCTCTTCAGATTCTTGTTAATGCTAAGACATGCCCTTCTAAGGTTGGCAATGATGACCGATGGGGAAATGTCAAGGCTACGAACTGTCCTAGCAACTGTACTCCTAAGACTATCAGTTATAAGCAAATCGCTGGTAAATACACCGCCTGCACCAAGGATGAGGCAAATAGGATAGCCGACAATAACCTACAATCCGATGGTATCTCTTACGCTAATGGCTTGGCGCAGGCCGATAGATGCGATTGCGTGGAGCCAACAAAGACGTGGAGCGCCAACGCTATGCTGAGCGGTGATCCTTGTAATGGTCTGTCTGGTTCTACATCTGCATTAAGGTGCTCCTATGAAGTGTCTTACAATAATCAATGTGGATCATCTAAATCAATAACTGTAACTGTTACTGGCAGGAATGATAATGGGCAAACTGTTACGGCTGGAAGTACTTCCGTAAGTATACCTACTGGGTCTGGTAAAAAAACTGGTGTCATAGGTTTTGATTCAGGAGTACAATGTGGGTCTATAAGAGTTTCTGGGGGAGGATCTGGGAACTGTTAAGATCCTGATATGTAATGGAAAAGGAGAGGCTAATAAGTCTCTCCTTTTTATTAAAAACCATAACAGCAGTGATTGTCAACAATTACCTGAATCATGACCAGAGATTGTTACATCTCCACATACCACTTCTCGGCTAAAATATACACTTCCACTCTTGGTCCCGGATCCTGCGGGAATTGTAAAGCTAGCGCTATTGACCTGCTCTTCTCCGTTTTGTGTATATCCTATACCACTCACAGAACCAGATATAGATCTACCACATTGATTATTATACGTAATCGTAAATCCTCTTGATGTGACAAGTTGTTCATGGCTCATGCAATCATTATTCATAGATACCGACCATGACCACGTCTTTGTTGGCTCCACGCAATCGCACTCCATAGCGTTGGCTTTTTCCTGCGCTAGTCTTTGTGTGTCAGCCTGTGCCGCGGCGGTAAGTTGGTAGTTTCATCAACCTTGTTTATTCTATTTTCGATAGAAATGACTAATATTGTATCACCAATATTAAAAAAGTAAGATTATGGTATGTGCTAAGAAAAAGAAGATGGCAGAAGGAGGCAAAGTCTCCGAGAAAAAGAAACCTCAACTGAAATGTGGAGGCAAGGTTAAGAAAAAGAAGTAATAACCGGAGGGGTATATCCCCTCCTTAGTATTTCATGCATGAAAAATTCAGAATTTGTATCTAGGATCATGAATGACATGAACTCCATCAATAAGGACGCTCATGTCAGTAGAAGATGGATATTGTCCATAGGCAGGCAAAAAGCAAGGTCTTATATAGCCCAGAAGTATGCTGATGGAACCTTGTTCGGCGAGGAATCGCTGTATACTCATATTAATTGCATGGAAATGGAGAGGGTTCGTAAGGTAGATTGTTGCTTTGATGAGTTTAAGTTATGCAGGATACTTATGAGATCCAAGAAAAGATTGCCCGATATGATATATACCCGTATAGGTCCGGCTATCATCAAAGTATCAAACATCATGGATGATATTATATTTACCTCCATATCGTTAAGAAAATACGCTAACAACAAGGAACGTAAATACGGGAATATAGATCAATACTATTATTATGTCAATGATGGATATATCTATATACCAGATATTAACATAGAGGCTATAAATGTTGATCTTATAACTCTCGACAGAAAAGCGGCGTTAGAGCTAGGGGGATGTGGAGCTGAAAAAGATAAGCCATGTACATCTCAATGGGATTATGATTTCATATGCCCAGACAAACTTCTTGAATATGTGGTTTCCGAAACATTAAGGGAAACTGTAACCAAATTGCAGATCCCTACGGATGAGAACCCGGATATGGATATTAATAAGAAAACACAAAAAATTCAATAACATGAATCTAATAAGATCAATAATCAATTTCTTTGGTTTCAATGACGCCATAGTTGACGGTATAGGCGAAAGAGGGATGAGAGACAGCTCTATCATAAGATATAATGAGGTGCACGATATGTATGATAAGATTATAAAAGATCTGGGAGATATGTCGGCTTACGTATCCAAGGGTTATATCTATGATAAGATAAAGGAAAGAACGGGATTAAGTACCAGACATATTAGTAGGATATTAAATCATACTAAGAGAAAAGATCTTAGGTTTATATAAAAAGGAGAGGATAATCAACCTCTCCTTTTTGTTTTTAACAGCCTCCACCTTGACTTGGATTAGATACATACATGCTTGTAGCATTGCTAACACAATCACTTCCGCCTGATATCGTTCCCGATCCGGATGGTATGGTGACTGTTTTAGTGGTAGAGAAATATTCTACATCTCCAGATGGTTCAGATCTAGTATAATACACATCAAATGATGCTGTTTTAGATTTACCACATGGATTATCATAGCTTACGGATATACTTAAGCATTGTCCATTAAAACTTCCGCTAGCGTAAGCGCTCCATGTTTCGAGGCAATCGCATCTATCGGCCTGCGCCAAGCCATTAGCGTAAGAGATACCATCGGATTGTAGGTTATTGTCGGCTATCCTATTTGCCTCATCCTTGGTGCAGGCGGTGTATTTTTGTGTATAAATTTCTTGTATTAGGATGAAATTGTTATATTTGTGATATGAAAACAAAGTCATTTAAAATACTTGATCAATACTTTCTTCGATTCTATAGATCTATTATGTCTAAGAACGGGAAAAGGAGGAAGCATACGATCGTGGATAAGAATGATATCCTTGAGTGCCAGTCGTTGATCTGGAAAGTCATACGTGATAGGTATCTGGAGGATGAGGGAGGGGTTTATATAAACAACATCGGTTATCTATGTCATAAGATTAATCCTAACCGCAAGATATATCTGAATAAACTTACCGGTACTATTAATAGGCGTGGGACGGGTGGATATTCTTACGTCCATACGTGTATGGATTTTATGCCTAGGAATAAGTATTTTCATCTATATATCTCTCCGGCCTTGAATAAGGAATGTAGGTTGGCTATGGAATCAGGTAGGAGATATAAGTTCTTGTATCGGGAGGTTGAGTCGGAGAGTAAGGTATTTGGAGTTAAATGGGTTTATAAGCTGTAGAAGTTTTTGTGATCCAGTTAGCCCGTGAGGGTAGACTGGATTTTTTTTTGTATCACGGATTCAAATACATATCTTTGTGCAAAAGACTTAAATATGACTATAAAAGGGCTATTGGCCGAGATCAAGGCCGATTTACATAAATACGATGATAGCGGGGCTATAGATACCTCGTCTGTTTATAGGTGGGCTGAGATCGCCTTGAAAAGGTTCGGGGGTGTTATAGCGGTCATGTCAGAGGCGGTTGTCAAGACCAGTAATAAACAGGCGGTATTGCCTTCCGATTTTTTCGACATGCTTGACGCCTATAGGTGTGAGCCTCTTATCTGTGAGATTCCTGGCGGCGACAAGGCTAAGGCTGACCTCCAACACGAGATCGGCTGGGTCGAGCGCACCGAGCGCGGTTTCCGTTGGAACTCCTGCACCGAGTGCTGTAAGGAGGAGTTTGAGAAGACGATCACGGAGAAGATATATATCGGGTCTCACGAGGTTCGTTTCCATTATCATCATCCCGTAAGGTTATCCATAGGTCGTGGGTTGAGGCGTGATTGCGCCGCCGACAAGTATCGGGATAAGTACGATTGGGATAATTATGATATAACTATATCTGGCAATACTATGTATACCGGGTTTGATGGATTTATTTATATCATATATCGTGCTACGCCTAAGGACGATGACGGTCTCCCATATATACCTGAAACGGCGTTAGGATACCTTGAGGATTATGTCGAGACGTATATCAAGATGAAGATCTTCGAGAATGCCGCCGTGAATGGCTTGATACAAGGCGCTGGTGACGCTTATAAATTATATGCTCAGCAGGAGCCGGGTAAGTTCGCTAGGGCTATGAAGGAGCTTAAGATGTCGATGATCACGTTAAATGATTATCGGGAGTTGGCTGAGGATAATAGGAGAAGGATGTTGTCTTATGAGCGGATGTGGCCTAATGCTTTTGATAAGTATATCAAATTTATTTAGTTGCGGGGGAGGGAATCGAACCCTCGATCTTTAGGTTATGAGCCTAATGAGATACCTCTTCTCCACCCCGCGATTATGACGCGAATATACGTTTTTTTAAAAAGAAAAAAGATAATATGGCAAAGAAAAATGATTGGATACATTTAGATAAGACAAGTGGTACTGGCCCTGCTGAGGTTAAGGTTACAGCTGATATTAATGAGACCGGCGAGATACGTCAGGTAACATACAAGGTTATAAAAGAGGGAACCAAGGAAGAGAAGACGTTCGTGTGCAGGCAGGAGTCCGTCCCGGTGGTGATCATCCCGGAGTTCGATTACCTTGTTCTTAGGTATATCTGGGCTGACGAGGACGGCATTGACTTTGACACGGCTACCGGTTTCGATAACACCGGCCTCCCGGACGTGGACGGCAAGCTGGTTGGTTGGAGTAAACAGTACCAGACCACGCAGGAGCGGGTAGGTGATTATCTTATCCACGGTGGTGATAACATGGAATCAGGTAATGAGGCCGCCTTGATCCAGATGGGACCGTTGTTGGATGGCGATAATTACGATAAATTACCTCTTGAGATCAGATGCAGTATATACGGTAACTGGTATGGTGGTCGTGAGAAAGGTAATGTCACTATCAGGTTCACGGCATATAAGGGCGGTTCTATGGAGAAACGTGGATATGATTTTGTCAATATCGGAGGCGAGGAGGTTTATACCGGTGACGCTCCCACTAACGTATCCGCCCATGGTGAGGATAATTGGCAAAATATAAAGACCTTGTATTCTAAGGTAGGCACGATGATCTATAACAAGGAATCTCGTGACTGTATTGTAAGAATAGGTGAATAGATTTTTCTTCATAATATAAACACATCGGCTCTCTTGTTCGTGAGGATAGGAGAGTTTTTTTATTTTTTTAATCCTTCACTTATGACATATTTGATCTTTTATTGCGTGGGAATAATCTAGCTTTGCCGAAAACTAGGATCATGATAACTTTAAATGATGTAAATAACGAACTCCATGTCCGGTTATATATACTGGAGGTACTTAAGGATTATATAAGAGATGATGATTTCGATGGTCTTGTAGATAAGGCGTTGGATTTTGTCATGGAAGGCGTTTCTATGCCTAAGGCTCCGACCAAGGATACCACCATGAGTGACATATCAAAGAGCGTTTTGGCCTTGGTAGCGGGTGCTGGATTAGATGAGAGGTTAAGCAAAAGCTCTTTAGAGTTAGCTTACGATAGGTGTAAGATGAGGTACGTATTCGATCCTCGAAATCGGGATATACACGGTGTGATCGTAGGTTATTCCAATGACTTTAATAGTCTGGTAGCTGTGTGTGATGAGGGATCGAAGAAAGGAGTGGGCAAAGGATCTACTGATTTTGTGGATGTCAATGAGAGATACGTGACTAACGGTTTCTTTTACATATCTGTAGAGGATGCCGATAAGCAATCGAACTACATGGGTGGAAATTCGTAATTATTATGTTTTTGTGCTTTACCACGAGACGTTTTAAGTGTTTAGTCTTCCTCCTGACTTGTGAAAGTTAGGAGGATTTTTTTTATATTCGCGTGATTTGAATGTTTTAGCATAATACGTACAGTTTTTGTTAAGATCCGGCGTGTAAGTGATTATCCGCCGGATTTGTTATCTTTGCGAAAAACATAACATCGTGCAGAACAATTCTAACATAGCGGTTCCCGACTCCGGGATGAACAGGGATAAGCATCCACAGGATCTATCCCCGTCTGAATATAGTTTCGCCTTGAACGCTACCATAGAGGGTGACGATGGAAGCCAGCTAAAGATCCAGAACGAGCCTAGTACCCTTTTATGTAAGCGATTCGATGGCTATAAGGTTATTGGGTATAAGAATGACATAGCTGGTGATAATACTTATTTCTTTCTATCTAATCCGGATGATAATACGTCTAAGATCACGTTCATGCGGTCATTGGATTATATCAAGACCGTGGAGGATCAATTGGCTGGATCGGGAAAGGACATCCATCGTATCCTTGGCGAGAGGCTTGAGGAGTCGGATGGTCGTTTTGATGAGATATGTGATTTGATGGAGGTCCTGATAGAGGACGGGGTTGATGACCCTTGTCTTAATTTCTCCATTCATCATCCGATCTTCGATATAGAGATCAAGGACGAGAAATGCGGGAAGGTGATATACTGGACCGATGGATATAATCCCCAGCGATATGTTATGGTCGATAAGGCCCTTAACCCGGATGATGATGGTGACTTTTGGTATCATTACCATGGGTATAAGATATGTGGGGATGACAAGCCAATAGAGAGATGTAGGCTGGCTTGCGAGAAGCTGCTGGTGTTCCCGTTGCTGACGGCCCCGTGCGTGGAGCCTGAGGTCGTGGAGTTCGGGGGGAGCCTGCGTGCCGGGACCTACCAGTTCTGCGTGGCGTTGTGCGATGAGTTCGGGATAGAGAAGACCGGATATTGCTCATTGACCAACCCAATCATGTTATTCGATCGCCAAGATATGGTTATCCGTGATGGTTTATGGGGTAAGTCAACCAATATGGGTATCCGCCTTACTGTATCCAATATAGACAAGCAGGTATCTCATTATAAGATAGGTGTTATACAGAACACGGTTGGGTTTAATGGTGAGCAAAGCCCGGTTCTTGAGTATTTCATAGAAGGTATACATCCGATAACGGAAAGGACCATCTATTACCTTACGGATCAGTATAGCGAGCGTACGACCATGGAGAAGTTATCCAAGGAAATACCGGTATATAAGACAGCCAGAGGTATGACGTCTGTCGGGAATCGTCTTCTTCAATACGGCTTGACCGTGGAGAACGAATGGAATCTTCAACCGGTCGTTAACTTCTTGGGTCATTTCGTTAAATGGCAGACATCTATAGCCACGGAGAATTTGTATAAAGACGGTGTGGCTTGCTCTAAATACGCCTCTTTCATGCGTGACGAGGTATATCCGTTGGGTATAAGATTCTTTACCAATACAGGATACAGGACGGCTAGATTCCCGCTTATCCCTCGTCCGGCCACAAGGGAGGAGATGGAGGTTATCGTTGATGAGGACGGTAACTCTGACGACCTGTCGGCTGCGTCGGTGCTGGAGAACAACCCGCAGTGCGCGGGGAACAGCCGCCGTCATCTTTGGCAGTTTAAGAATACGGCAAAGATCATAAACGACCCATCTTGGGGATTTGATGATTTTGGAGGAGAATGTAAGAATCAGTTAGATGTCAAGCAGCTCAGATATGTAGAGCAGGAATATGCCACGGTAGGAGAGACCCAATTCGTTATCAATACGATGGGGGAAGATGTTACGGTAGATGATGCTATTGATTATATCGCTGATAATATAGAGAACCTGTGTGATATCATAGAATCTAATGTAGGTATTACTGACGAGTTATGCGCTGCTATATCATTGCCGGAGGATCAAGACGGTATAAAGGCTCCCGATTTCCCTAGTGGATGTGATGATATCGAGAGGATAGAGACCAGGACTATATTGGATAAAAACTCTTTGGTGGATTCTAGGATTGATTTTACGTATAAGCTGGCTAGTGATTACGTGGAGACCGAACCTACGACATTAATACAAAGTAACGCCGAGTCACAAAGGAAATTCTCTGTATTGTGTGATTTCGATAATTACTCCAGTGGAGGTAAGAATATCATAGATCTGGTTCAGGAATGGTTGGATGGTCAGGATGAGGATAAATTCCCGTCTGATATAGACTCCTCCGCTTTGGTCTTGTGTCAGGATATGTCTAATGTCCGGCAGTTATATGATGAGGGTATATGTACTAATGGGTGCTCGGTAGGTGATCCTCATGTGAATCCTACTATTAACGATGTTCAACTTCCTACATTCCAAGGGGGTAGGTCATTGGGTAAGTGCACATATTTGTATCAATATCCCGGATGGGAAGGAAAGAAGCATACGGAGACGATGCTTGATCAGTTAATGGATACGATGGAGGCTTATTTCCCCCAATATGAGAGTCAGTTTGGTATCGAGAACGCCATGTGTCTTTTTGGCGATGGTGATAATTCTAAGTTCAATACCAGCATATCTACTGATTGGGAAAGTCGTGTGTCTGTGCAGAATGATATTGACGCCAAGACCAATTGGTTCGGTAGAAGCAACTTGACTTATTTCAAGTTCTATCCACATGTATCCTCATACGCCAGATGGGTGGAGTTGGATTACGAGAAATACATAAGTGGTTTATCCGATCCTGATAACGGTATTATGTATATAGAGATGATGGGTAACTATAATTATCCGATCGGCGACTCATCATCATACAATAAGGTTCGTATAACGTTTTTCTCGGACAAGGAAGGTACCGTGGCTCCTAATCCTTTGGCTAATGATGCCAAGAAAGGTGTTATAGTGAATTACGTGGATCATAAGATATTTATGATGCCAAAGTACTTGTTCTGGAATGATGACAAGACTACTTTCCATAAGATATATGTTTGCATCGAGCCTGCGGTATGCGTGTTCTTCACCGGTTTCGCCATGAGGCAGGACATGAAGGAGCTTGCCGGATTCTATACGGCCGGCACCGCCATCTTCCCCGCCCCGTTCTGTTTTGGCATTCGGCCACTGGAGGTGAAATACGTATTCTTCTTTACGAAAGAATTGAAATTAAGAAGATTTGTTACCTATGAGGCGAAATGTATCTCATGTGGAGATAAACCCGCTGATTGCGCTCCCAGACCATATCAGTACGGTGATTTCGGATATTGGGAGTCTGCCAATAAGTATCCGGCTAATTTTGAGTTGTATGATTCAAGCAAGATCGGGATATCATCGGGAGGATCAAAGAGGAAGGACATAATAGATTCTTTGACGAAATACTATGGGTCTCCTAAATCAGTTGGGGGTAAGTCTTATTTCACCGGTAATGGGGATAACGCTGAGTACCCCAATACGTCAACCACGTTTTGTCAGAGACCTATACGTCATTACAAGTTCCCGGATAACTCTGTCGCTCCTTTCATGGGTAATCCGTCTCAACTGACCGGTCAATATGGAGTTGACTCCTATATTTATCCTATGGGGGTGATGCTTGATGACGATATCGTTAATGAGTTTTTGGATATAGCGGTAGAGAACGGTCTTATAGATAAGGCTAGAAGGGATTCTATAATAGGATATGAGTTGTATAGGGGCGATAGGACGTTGGATAAGAGCGTTATCGGAACCGGTCTGGCTTATGATATGTTTAAGTACGATGATCCCGACGGATCGGCTAACCTTTATCCTAATTACCCTTACAACGATTTGTCTGATGATATGTATATCTATAAGGATATTAATCGTGAGAAATTTATAACGCATCCGTTTAACAGGAAGGGTAATATCTGGTATTCATTCTTAAGTCCTGATATTGCCTTTAACAAGCCTGACGCTCCCACCGAGTGCCTTGTTGATGGTTATCAATTAGGTAAATCCTCCGGTATATTCAGGGAGGTGGAGGATCACCCTAAATGGACGATATTAGGGAGTAAGGCTTACAGTATGGCAACGTCATTGGCTACGGTGGAGGCTATGGCTAATTTAATATCCGCTATAGCTGAGTATACATATCAGTCGGCTTCACAGCAATATGTCGGTGGAGGCGTGTTCTTTTTAGCCAACCCTGTCGGCATAGCGCTGACGGCTATCCGTCTGGCTACAGGTATCGCCAAGGCCACAGCCCAGTCCGTGGTGGATATAGGCAAGTATAGGTATCAGTGGTTAACGGCATTGATAGATAGGGGACCTAGACGGAACTATGCTTATTACTATACTTCTGTCGCTCATTATAATTTATTTTACCAAAAAATAGGGGAGTCAGAGTTACGTGGATTGTCAACGGCTAAATATATCAAGAGCGGGTTATATCCGGTAACAGATATCTCTTCGCAAGGGGAGACCGTAGGCGGTAAGCCTATTATCATAAACAACCTCGATCGTGAGCATTCATTGTTCATGTCATTTGGTATGGATAAGTATATGCTTGAATATCCGGAGTTGGTTTCAAGTTACGATACCAGCCGTATTCAGGATGAGTGTAATATTCGTAACGATGAGGTGGCTGGTATGACGCCTCATTTTATGACACGTGAATCTTTCGTATCCTGCCCCTATATGAGGATAAAGAAATATTCTCCGGCTCAATACGGGCAGATAGAGGATATCAGGTGGGTATCGTTAGGTGGTTGCGGGTTGATGGATAAGGATAAGCGTAAACCTGTTTTTGGAGGTGATGTATTTATATCAAGATTCTCGCTTAAGAGGAAGATGCCTATGTTTTATTTGACTCAGTTCGGTCAGGGGGACATGATACCATTCCCTTATTATGATTATCGGAACATCGGGTATCCCCGTTATTTCGTCAATTACGATACCGGGGAGGATTATCTTAACAAGACCGATACGGATACCGGATCGCTATACTCTTTCCCTAGCCGGAAGAGCGCTTATGAGATGGTTTGCAAGACCGGAGATATGTATCTTAGCGGTCGTTTCTTCCTATACTTCTATGGCATACCTCAGTTTCTTGTGGAGTCTGAGATCAATTGCAATTTCCGTATAGCCGGGCCTGAGCCTTACGAGGGGTTCTATCCGGAGGTAGGGGATTATATATCATGGACTCAGGAGCGTAATGTCCCTATATCAAGGGATAATGTGTTTAAGATAAGTCCTGTGTATAAGAATCGTTTTACGCTAGGCGGAAGGTCATTACCAGAGACGTATGATAGCAATTTTTGGGACTGCGCTTATCAAAGACCCAACGGCGTCATATGGAGCACCGCCGACGTGTCGGAGAACGGCATGACCGATCCTTGGCTGTCGTACAAGCCTATGGATTACCATGAGTTCAAGACCTCGTTCGGGAAGCTTATAAGCATGAAGGGAATAGAGTCGGATCAAATACTAGCTCGCTTCGAGAATCAGGTAGGACTATATAACGCTATAGACGTGCTGGCAGAAAGAATATCCCCGGAGAATAGCGAGCTAGGGACAGGTGGGCTTTTCGCCTCTCGTGGCATTGAGTATAATAATACGACGTTAGGATATTCCGGGACCCAGAGCCGGGATATGATCAGTTGCGAGTTTGGGCATTTTTGGGTCGATTTAAGGCGTGGTCAGGTGTTTAAGGTAGATTCTAATGGTAGGAATCTTACGGAGGTCACACCGGGGCTTAGAAACTGGTTTAAGGAGCATCTTCAGATGAAGATCATCCGTAGCCGGATATATAACGCTGATACGGACGCTGAGTTGTCTTATTATGATATTGATAACAAGTTTTTTGGTATAGGGTTGTCCATGGGTTGGGATAATAGGTTTAAGAGGGTTCTGATAACCAAGAAAGATTATATACCGGTAGGGAATCCGAGCGAGTACCAATTCCGTGGCGGCCGGTTCTACAGGAACGGACAGGCGGTGGAGTTGCAGGACACCAGCCATTTCACGGACGTCTCGTTCACCGTTGGGTATAACTGCCTGAAGGGTGAGTGGAAATCATATTTATCCTACACCCCTGATTATTATATCGAGCACCAGCATTATTTCCAGTCCGGAAAGAACTACTCAAGTGAAAGTCAGGAGATAGGTTTATGGTCTCATGGTTTGACCAACCAATCGTATCAAGTATTTTATGGTAAGCTATATCCGTTTGTTATAGAGGTTCCGGTACGTGAGCAGTACGTGAATAAGATCCTCACGAACTACCAATATCGGATGGATGCCAGAAGATATCAGGATGAGGTTAATTACCAAATTCTTAGGACTACTGGATTTAATAAGGCATGGCTTTATAATGATACGAACAACAGCGGTGAACTTCGGATGGTTATCGCCGACAAGAACGATATGAGCCAGCGGTTAAGGTATCCTGTAACCAATGACGATAGCCGTGAGATACTGGTGACGGAGGTTGATCAGAAGATAAATATAAATGACTATTTTAACGAGGTCAAAGACGATACGAACAATCTTCCGATATGGGTTAAGGATGTGAATGACATTGACCGTAAGATCGACCCCAGGGCTGTCGATTATCATCGGAGGTGGCGGGATCGTCTTCGTGGCGATTGGTTCTTGGCTAGGTTCGTGAATGACATTGAGAGCCGGTTCAAGATGATAGTACGTTGGTTTAGCAACGATGAGAAAGTTTATTGAGGTGATTATATACCTTTAAATATTTGATGTTATGGCAGCAGGGAAAACTAGCAGTAAAAAGAAGGGCAAATGCCCGAAATCAGGATGTATCAAGAAAGTAGGGAGTGATTGGCGAGTGGTCAGTAACAAGACCGGTAAATTATGGCCGGCTAAGTACAAGTCTAAGGAGAAAGCTAAAGGAGCCTTGGCTGCTTATCACATGCATTAGCGTATAAACGGGTACATGATTTATTATGTGCCCGTTTCGTGTTTTTAGGCTTATGAGATTATAGTTATCTTTGTGAAAAATGTAGTATATGTCTAAGAAGAATAAACCGGAGGAAATCCCATCGTGGATAAAGGATTTATATAAGGAGGATCTTGATCGTGTCGTAAGAGGCGAGCGTCCTATGTATTTCAGGGGTATGGATGATAGTCCTTTGGGAAACGTGTCCCCGGAGTTTGATATCCTTAGCGGAGGAGCCGCAGTTAAAGGCATGAATGGGATAAGAGGTGCGTTGTCCCCGTTGAATAATGGCATGGGTAATTATAATTTCAGTATCAGGGGTATAAATAAGAAGATAGGTGAGTTGGTTGATGAGGCGGGGCTATATTTACCTGAGAAATTAAGACCTGTATATCGGACTGTGGTGGATGCTATGTCGAGTTCCAAGGATAAGGGGTTGGGTCATATCACGCAGCCGTTGGCCAACGCCCTGTACCCAGCGGACGAGCGACGGGACCGGCGTCTGGACGGGGAGCACCCCGTTGGTTATGTGGATGCCATAGACGGTATATGGCCTAGGGGGAAATATGGGCTATGGGGAGAGAAGATGGATAAGAAACAAGGGGGTGGATATGTGGCTTCAAGGGATAACACCTCCGTTGGATCTAGTGGCATAAATCTTAATACTGAATATGGCAAGAAGATAAACGATGGAGTTGACATTACCGAGATTATAGCTGGAGGTATCCCTATTATTGGGGATGTTATGGATGTGAGAGATTTTGTGGAGTCATCGAAGGCTGGGGATGGTTTAGGAATGACATTATCAGCTTTAGGGCTATTCCCGGTATTAGGTGAATTTTTTTCTTTCGCTAATAAAGTAAAGAAGATTCCTCTGCCAGAAGATAAACGTAAATTGTATGATTTTCTTGTAGATAATGATCTTGTAGATAAATATGTTCATGATGAACCTTTGGTTAGGGATTTTTTTAACAAGGATGTCCATGAGAGAATTTCAAGGAATTATAATGATCTTCCTGATTCTTATAAGGCGGCTGTGGATTTGATGATTGATAATGGTGTTGATCTCCAAAATATAAATGATGTGTCTAACAAGCATATTAAGGATAAGATAGATTCTATGCTTGATGATAATGGGAAACGGTTGGAAGAAGCTTACAATCTAAGGGTATCAGCGGATTCTGATTTTGATGATTTTAGATATGAGGTATCCTCCGCTTTGGATAATAGTAATGCTAAAGGGTTTTATACTAGTAAATACAATAAGGTTGTTACTAGGAGTGATGAGAGTTTATCTAACCTATCTCATGAGTTTAGACATAAATATGATTCAAGTAATAATTATAATAAGATTTATTTATCCGAAAATGATAAGTCATTATTAAAAGACGCTTATAGGGCTAAACCAAACTCATCAAGTGATGAGATATCAGAGAAAATAGCTTTTAATACTCAAGCTAGATTTCGCTTGTGGAATAAATTTTATAATACATATGGAAGGACTCCATCTGTTGATGACCTTGATAAGTATATCGATAGCATGGATGAGATTGATGTGTATAACCTTGTGAGTGGTATAGGTAGCAATTATGCTGGTGATTATTCTAATAACATGCTTGGAGCTACTGGAGAGGTATTGAAAGAATCATCGGATAAAATAAAAAAAGCCATTAAAAACGTTCCTGCTATTTTGCCGGCGGCTATAGTTGGTAAGATGTTGATGGATGATGATAAGGAGAAGAAAGATAAGGGCGGGTCTGTAAGCACAGGTAGGGCTTATGGAGATGGTAAATATGTAATTGATCCTGATAGATCAGAGGATAATAAGATGGCTGTGTATGATGAGATATGGGATTATCTGACCGATAAGAAGGGGATACCACAAACTCAAGCTATCGGCATCCTATCGAACATCGCCGCCGAGTCCGGAGGGGACACCGATGCCCTAGGAGCCGCCGGTGATTTTGGCATCCAACAATGGCTTGGACCGAGGAAGAAGGAGCTACAGCGCAGGTATGGGAAGAAACCGACATTGACACAGCAGTTGGATTATCTCGTGGATGAGTATCAAGGCAAGGTCCCGGGGTTAGGTTGGAATTACATCAATCAAGGAAAGTTTTTTGACAAGGACGCTCAAGGTAATGTATATAATTACTATATGTATTCTAAATCCGATTTCGATAACGCCGTCAACTACAAGGACGCTACCGTGGCATGGAATCAAGGATACGGTAGGCCTCTTGGATCGACCTTAAGAAATGAGAAGAGATTTGAGTTCGCTGATATGTTCGCTAATAGGTATGGTGTCCCGGAGAATGAGCCAATGAGATACGAGTTCGGACAGCGGGATTCGGGCACGGGGGACGGAGGTCAGCAGCCCGTACCTGAGACGGTAGCCCCTGCCGATCCTTCTTTGGCTTCCCGCTCTTCCATGGATAGCTGGTGGGAGAAGGAAGGCCAAGACCTGTTATATAAGATGCTAGCTCAATCCGGCGCTAACAAGAAAGCTATAGAGGACATCGCCAATAATATTAAGAATGATCCTCAATCGGAGGCGCAGATAGCGGAGGCCGAGCGTATGCGTAGGGAACAGGCAAAAAGGCAGTTGGTTCTTAATATGATACCGGGGTTAAGCCTTAACATAAAAGGTGTGAGCAGAAATAATAGTTAGTATTTTAATGATAAATAATTTGTTATGAATAAGTTGTTGTTTTTATTTGATATGTTATTTAAGGGGACTTGTTTTACCCCCCCCCCCTCTAGTAGTTTAGGATGGGAGAATAGATGGGTAGATGCTATGGCTGATGATAGGAGGATGGTTATAGCATTGTTAGTAAAATATCTAAGGGGAGGTATGTTATGAGAAGACGTGTAATGATAGGCCCCAAAAGCTTGGATGTATTGTATACATACACTTATAATAGTAATAATTACCATACATTTGTAGCTCCAAAGTCGGCGTATTATTATGTTGAGTGCTGGGGTGGTCAAGGTAATTATGGTTACAATGATAGCGAAGATAGGTTTACCAGATCTAATGACCCTGGGTATGGTGGATATGTGGCTGGATTTATCAAGTTAGTTGGTGGTGATATCATTTATGTGTATTGTGGAAATGGTGGACTTAAGCAGACGAGTAATGTTGTAAAATATAATTATAATGGAGGAGGTTCAGGGCATTCAATGACTAATGAGAGCGCTGGAAGGTATATCTATGAGGGAGCCGGGGGCGGAGCTACAGATTTGAGGTTGTCCAACAATAGCGATCCTCTAAACGTAGATTCTTTAAAGACCCGTATTATGGTAGCCGGGGGAGGCGGTGGAGGATGTGAGTATTATTTTATTGGGCATGGAGGATCAGCGGGAGGGTTGAAGGCGTATCTGGGGGGCTATGCCAAGGGAACTCCTGCATCCCAAGTAGCGGGAGGATCTAACTCCGACAATAATTTAACTAACGGAAATAGAGGTCTATTAGGAGTGGGAGGAGGATGTGGCTTTGATGGCGTTTCGTATTCATCTGGTGGAGGAGGAGGCTTTTATGGAGGACCAAGCGGCGGGATATCGTCGAACGCTATTCAAGCTGGTGGTGGAGGGTCCTCGTATATATCCGGTCATCCGGGATGCGTGAAATATGATAAATATGTATTTACTAACACTAAGATGATAGATGGGAACGGGTTCGTATGGACAGATGTGAAAGGGGAATTAGAAAAAATGCCTAATCCTTTGGGTGGATTATATGATTTAGGAAAGGGACATATAGGCTCTGGATATTGTCGTATATCTATATTCCAATAAATATTTATATATCTAATCAGTTTAGTGTTATATTTGCGAAGTAATTAAACGTTTTAGATATGAAAAGATTGTTATTTTTATTTGCTATGTTATTGACGCCGTTCGCTTTGATGGCGCAAGAGGTAATCCCATCAGAAGGGACTATCACCATTGATCTAACTACCTTTACCGGCATCATGGCTTTTGTCACGATGTCAGCTACCCAACTAGCCAAGGTAGTGCCGTATATTGACACCCATAAGTGGGCTAAAGTCCTATCCGCCGTAGTCATAGGTATGCTGGTTTGTATATTAGCGTGGCTACTAAAGGTGTCTCCATTGCTTATAGGGAGTGAATGGTGGGAGGCTCTATTATATGGAGTGGCTGTAGGTCTCAGTTCTGCCGGTTTCTATGATTTGGTTAAGGCTATAGGATCATTATTCATAAAAAGAATTTAATTCTGTACATAATAATAGCATTTGCTGAGAGACTCATCGTTGTGAAATGATGAGTCTCTGTTTTTTTAAATTATCTTTGTGTCAGAACGAAATTAATTAGACATGAGCAAATACGTAATCAAGAGGAAGATACCTAAATATCAAGAGGCCGGGGAAGTCGGGTCGTATATGCTTGGTAATATGGACGGTATACAAGGGTTAGGTATAGAACCTTTGGTGAATACCAACCAAGGATTACCCGCGCCGGTCAATCCGCTAGGGATATATTCTTTGGATACTCCAGATCAGTTGAGGACTAAATATGCTAATGCTTTTGATCAGGATAATGTGTTTCCGGCTAGCTTCAAGGGTAGTTTGCAACGTATAGCTGAGAATTATCAGGACAATGGTATTACGCTTAATAACATAACTGTTAACGATGTTGATAAGTCTAAGACCGGTTCAGGCGAGACGGATGTTTTTGATTTTACTACCATCCCTTACTATGGCGCTGATGATATAGGGTCTAGATTCACTCAGATGGGTCGTGGTATAGGGCGTATGAGAAGCGAGGGATATGGAGATTTATCCACCGGGGCTAAAACAGCTAATACGATAACCACCATAGCCTCAGGAATTAGTGGTATCATGGGGTTGGCTCGTAACGTGGTTTCTGGGATAGCGTCAGAGAAAGGTACTCGTACTAATATCAGGTTGGCTCAGGAGCGTGAGGCTAGGCAAAGAAGACAATCCCAGATGCAGTACAAGGATGGTGGGGGTGTTTATCTAGGGCCTAATAATAGGTTCGATAGCGGAAGCCTTACCGGTGAGTACCTGTATCCGTTACCTAAGTCGATGGAAGATCAAGCCAACGTAGAGGTCGAGAAGGGTGAGTACGTGACGCAGCCCGGAGAGGCGCCGATGGAGGCTATGGGGCAGAAGCACGCCGATGGTGGAACCCCCGTTTCCTTGGAGCAGGGGACGAAGGTTATTACCGACGACACAACCATAGAGCCGGATTTCGCCAAATACATCAGGGATACGTATGGGATCAAAGCCACGCCTAAGGATACGTATGCTACGTTAATGGACAGGTATAAGGCTAAGATCGGTCTTAAATCGGCTTACGATGACCAGAAGAAGGCATTGGAGAAGCTGGAGAAAAATAATAAGATAGATGATGAGAATACAAGGCGTTTGAACGCCTCCGTATTATCCAAGGCTATAAATGATAGCAACGATACCGTTAATGGCTTAGAGGGAAGATTTACGGACTTCGCTAATGTTATATACAAGGAGCAGGAAGACCGGAAGATGAAGAAGGATGAGGATACGTATTTCGCCAAGGGTGGTGAGATAGATAACATCATATCCAGATCCATGAAAGAATACGGTCTTACGGAGGAGGATATAGCTGAGGCTAAGAAAGAGCTGCTTAAGAAAGTGGCTGGTATTCGCCAGAAGATGGAGATAGGAGGCACGTCTTTGTTCGGTCGTAAATTAACTTTCCGCCCGATCGAGAATAGGTTCAACAATGATCCTAACTATTTCGGTTATCAACGCCAAGGAACTGATGGCTCTTATGGAGGTATTAATACGGATGAGAGGTTGAATTATTATAAGACATTCAATCCGGTCGCTTACGATGCTTATATGGGAGCTTCAGAGGGCGCTAGGGCTAGGGCATTGCAAGACGCTATCTACGGTCAGACAAGTAGCTGGATGGGCTTGGCTACGGCTGAGAACCCGATCATCGCCAACGCCGAGGCGCTTCGGGATTACACGACGCTCGTTTCCTTTGGCGGTGAGGATAGTCAAGGTAATTACCCGGAAGACAAGAAAGCCGCATATCATGATAGGATGAGAGACAATAAATTAGGTTTGTTTACCACATCTCGCCCTATGATCGGTCTAGACGTTGTTACAGAGGAACAGCATAAGGCTCTTAACGATGCTGGTATCACCCATTTTAGTCAACTATTCTCTGACAAGAACAAGGATGTCGTTAATAAGATACTTGGCGAGGATATGCTTAAGATGCAGGCATTGAGATCCATGAAAGGAATGGAAGGTCTTGATTTTATACTTGACCCTCATAAGGTGGCTCCCGGTCCTATGGATATAGGTGATGTGGAGGATCCTGATGTTAAGTTGGATATGCCTGAGCTGATTGATCCTAATACACTCCCTAAGACCAATACAAATGCCAGTACTAACACCGGTAAGACTAATAATGGTAACGGGAACAGGAATATAGTAGGTGGTGGTCTTGACTTTCCTGAGGTGTTCAGGATGACTCCGGGAGCCGTGACAACGGAAGGTCTGGAAAGACATTACGCTCCTACCGTGGACCCGGTGTTGAGATCGGCTGATCAGTATATGGTTGAGGCTAATCGTGCTTTCCAATCACAATTGGATCAGATGGGTAATGTCCCGGATTCCCAGAGAGGGGCTTTATCATCCAATTTACAGGCTATCATGAGTTCCAATATAGGCAGATACATTAATGAGGTAGAACAAGGGAACGTGGCTCAAAGGACTTGGGCTGATAATGTAAACGCCCGGACTTGGACTGATACGTATGATAAGAATATAGCTCAACGTCAGGGTTATCAAAGTCGAATATTACAGGCTTTGGCTAATACTGACGAGAACTGGGCTAGGTATTTTGATAGCGTAAATGACGAGATCCAACAGAAGTGGAATACGGCTACGACCATGAATACATTAAGGTCTATATTCGGGGATGTAAAGATTGGTCCTAATGGACAATTAATCGCTGATCCTCAAGGAGATATATTGAGTTATAGGAGATTATATCCTGCTCAGGAAGTAACTAAAGGCAAGAAAGGATAAAGGATGGCTTCACAATATAGTATATTAAGGAATTACGGCAAGTATGTATCGCCCTACAACATGGATGTCATGATGCAGGGGATGGGGTACATGCAGCAGAAGATAGATACCAATCGGCAGGCTATAAACGAGTATGCTGATTATATTATCAATTCTGACATTATAAAACCTCAGGACAGGGAATATCTTCAGAACAGGTTAAATGGGCTGATACAGGATGTGAATAACGTGTATCGTAAATCTAATTTGGCTTCCGACGGTATAGCCAGAAGCATACAGGCTCGCCTTGGAGAAGCTCTGGATACCCGTGTGTTGAATGCTATTGCCGGTACTAGGGAGTATAGATCTTTCTCGCAGAAGATCGAGGATATGAAACTCAATAATCCAAAGCAATATAGTGCTATAAATGAGGCTGTCGCTTTGTTGCCATTTTATGAATGGGTTAATGACGGTCAGGTTGGGACAAGGATGAATCCTATTCATTATACTCCTTATACGGATTATAATGAGGAAATGAATAAGATGATGAAAGATTTCGTTAGTCTTAATAAAGGAAAGAAGTTTTCTGTTCCTGAAATAGTGGATGGTAAACCTACAGGGAGGATGAGGGATATTACTGTTGATGAGATGAGTCAATCTCAAATTAGATCAATAGCGGCTAGGTCTATATCTCAGAATGCTAAAGCTCAGATGCAGATAGAGGGACAGTATTTAGCCATGACCAATCCTAGCATGTTTAGTGGTATGACTACTGAACAGTTTGTTAATAAATATGTTTCTGGGTTTGACGCTGAAGAGAGCGTTCTTTTAGCCAAGCTCAAAGGGGCGGAGGCCAGCCCTTCCGCTAAGGCGGCTATCGAGGCTTCGTTGCAGGAGGTTCGGGAGCAGCGCCGTGCGTTAGTGGAGGAAGCTACATCCTTTATTGGCAACAACATGAATCCCGCTAGGGCAGGGGAGTTTATTGTCCGTAACGAGTTTCTTGATGGTGTATCTGCTAGATGGTCATACAATAATTCATCAGAAAGTTATAGTGCGGATGATTATTATTTTAAAGTAAGAGATCTTGATTTCAAGGAGCGGGAGTTCTCATGGAGACAAAAATCCAAGGAAATAGATCAGAATCTTAAGCTTAGGGAGATAATGACTAAAGAAGGTGGTAACAGTCCCGGCGCTTCTTCAGGTGTTATGATTGAGCTAGAAAAAGTTCAGCCTAATGTCACTCCTGAAAATATATTTGACAATCAGTATATTCAGAATGAAAACAATATATCAACAGGAGAGAAGGATTTAATATCGTCTTTAAACCCTGTTGATTTACGAGGTATAGAGAACGATATACAAAACAATCCCTCTATATATCCAGGTGGTGTTAATAGTGAGAATATTATGGCATGGATTACCAATAACGGTGGCGGGTCTAGTTCTGTGTTATCATCACCAGAAAAGGTAGGTAGGTATGAGGCCCTTATGGCGGCGAATGATAATAGGAAGAAATATAGTAAGATAATGGACGAGGAAGTTGATTATCTTACGAATGCTTTTGATGTCGCTACGAAGAATATCCTTAATGATGCTATCAAAGATCAAAACTATGTTACTGGTGGTATTGATACATATACTGATAATGGTATGGTTAACGCAAGGGATGTTGGTAAGAATGGAGCGGTTATTGGAGGAAGGGAGTATTCTCCGGAAGATGCTTTGAAAGTTTCTTCTATAGTTGGATTGATAAGCGAAAACATCAACTACACGGATAGGTCTATAGCTAATATGGAGTTGATGAGATCTTATATAAATCTGTTAAATAGATATTCGGGAGAAAATTTCACTTTGGATGATATAGATAATATAGCCAAAACTTATAGTCGTGTAGATAATCCAATAATGAATAGTGATGATGCCAATATGACTAATAGGGATAAAATGATCAAGATCATAGGTAAGAATATGTCTAGAGCTGATGGCCCTACGCTCAGAAGGGAATGGTCTTCTTCCAATGTAGGTCGTAATATAGCTAAGGCTGTTCAGGATTCTAAAACAGTCTATGAAAGAAGATATGATGAGTTTGCTCCAAGATCATGGTCATTTTCCAATTCTACCAACGCTTCTAAAGAGGATAGGCGTATGCATGCTAAATTAGAGAGTCTGCTTTTGGCGAGAGCCGGTTTCTTGAATAAAGATAAAGATAGTAGACTTAATAATTATATATTGTATGCTCGTCCTACAGATAATCCTAATACATTTGATTTGGTAGCTATGGCTGGTGGAAAGAATATCGCTACGGTTCAAGTTACTAAAGAAGAATTAGATAGTATGGGGTATAGTTTGTATGAAAGGGAAAGAAATGTGAGATCGGAAGATTATGAATCCAAGATCATTCCTGTGTCTTTTTCTGCTACAACCAATAGACCTTACCAGAAATGGGCGCAGGCTAATTCGCTTGGCGCTTTCGCTACTGTCGAGAATGCGGCGGAGGAGGCTTCTAGGATGGTTGATAAGTATGATATTCAGAGTAATGATCTAGCTACATCTGAGCTTAATAAGAGGGCTATTAGGATAATTAATACGGTTTTGAGGAATTACAAGTCGTATGATGTCAAAGCTAAGGGATTCCCAGGAGGGGTTGAAGTTGGTATTTATTTCCATGGTCAAGCAAAGACTGGGACACCGCTTAAGGTATTAGAGTATAATACTGATTATGCTGATAATATCATGAAAATCATAAATATGTGTCCTCAGATGTATCTTACTCAAGCTGTAGTTGAGGCTATTAATAAGGATGTTATTGTAAAGGGTAGGGATATTAATGAACAGCATTCTGACCTTAGCAATCTTCTTTCGGTGTTGGATAAAGAGACCATAGATAAAATAGATGGTAAAAATGAACAGCAATAATAATAATGATATGGGTAATGTGATGAGGGATCAGGGATATTATGTTCCGACTCCATCCATTCCATCCCCTATGATTTCTGGGGACAATATTTCTTCTATCCCTATTCCTGTCGGGATGAGTAGTTCATCGGATATGGATAATGATGTTTTATCCAGGGAAGGAAGTAGAAGCATACCGTCATTGGTTGAGGGTATAAAAAAATCTGTAGAGACATCTTATCATGATGACGTAAGAGCCAGAAACTCGCTTTTCCAGATGATAAATGAGGTAGGTATACCTAAGGGTAATTATGATATAACTGGGAGCAGGATCAATCTTCGTGATTCAAGATATAGGTTATCAACAGGTGAGTGGATTCCTAAATATGAGAATTATATCAATAATATAGATAATGACGATCGTCTATCGAGAAGTCAAAGTGGTTGGGAGAAAACTTATAGAGGATTAGGTAAGTTTATTTATAAGTCTGCTTTGTATGGAATAGGTGGAGTAGGTCAGTCTGTTTATGGATTAAAGGAGCTTGTTACAAAAGGGACGTTATCAGCTATGTATGATAACAGTTTTGCCAGATGGTTGGATGATATGGATAAGCGTGGTGATTATACGCTTAATCATTATTACAGTAAGGAGGAGCGAGATGCCGGATTTCTTAAAAGTATGTTTACAACCAATTTCTGGACAAATGATCTTTTGTCGGGGGCTGCATTTACGGCTGGGGCTATCTTGTCGTCTTATGCTTTCGCTGGCGCTGGTCTTATGAATGCCGCCCGTATGGGGGCTAGGATAGGAGCGACTGTCGCTGGATTAGGTAGGGCTGCTTCCGCCACGAAGAGCGGGTTTAACTCCATGCTGAGGGCCGCCCGCATAGGACGAGGCATAGGCAAGGGTTTGGACAACCTAACCTTTATTGGCACGTCAACGCTTTGGGAGGCTTCGGTAGAGTCAAGGAGTGGGTTGATGGAGTCTGAGGAAAACTTCAAGCAGGCTTACAGAAATGCCTATGGTAGAGAAGCCTCGTATGAGGAGCTTATGAGGTTCAGAAATGACAACGTCGATGCCGCCAATACTATATTTGCCGCTAATATCGGTATTCTTACATTGTCTAACATAGCTATGTTCGGTGATATGTTTGGTATGGATCTTGGTGTGGATAAGTTTATAAAACGCGATATATTTGGCGTAGGCGCCGAGAGGATGGATAACGGGACATTGAGGGCCATAACGCCTAAGAAATGGCAGAAAATAGCCGGGAATACGTTCAATATTATCAAGCGCCCAGTGTCAGAAGGTCTTTATGAGGAAGGTCTTCAGGGAGTGGCTAGCAAGTCCGCCGAGGATTGGGTAGAATCAAGATACAATCCTATGGCTATCCGGCAGAATATAGGCTATATGGAGGCTATAAAGAACGGGTTCAAGGAAACATACGGGTCTAGTCAAGGCTGGAAGGAGATCGGCATCGGTATGATTATCGGATCGGTTATGGGTGGAAAGACCTTTGGAGGTATAAAGGAATGGAGCCAAGACATGTCCAGGAACAAGGGGATGGTGGATGCCTACAACGCCAATGCTGGCGCCTTGACTACCGCCGCTATCCGTGCTATTCGTGGCAGTATGGCTCTGAACGCTCAATTATCAGGCTTGAAAACGGATAATAACGCTGACGATATACCTAATTCTAGAATCATAGATAAGACTTTTAGTGACGCCGTATTCAATCGTCTTCGTTATGATTCGGAGATGGGGATGCTGGATGATACGAAGGAGAATTTCAGGACGGTAGTCGAATCTATACCTAATAGCGATATAGCGTCCGATATGAATATGACGGATGAGCAGGTCAATGAGTATAAAGCCGATCTTGTCAACGAGTTTAATAAGAAGGTGGATAATTTCATTATGGCCAACAGATTCGCCGACTCACTTACTGAGGGTATCCCGAACAGGTCTTTTAACGCCTATATCTCCAATATGGCTTATAATGGCCTTGAGGCGAAGGATAATTTGAACGATATTGCCAATCAGTTAAGAAGGATATACAATACGGATATAGGTCCCGCTCTTGATATATATTCTCGTCTTAATCCTGATTCGAGCAGGGATCTTGAAGAACTCAGGAAGCTTACGGATGATATACAGAGGATGGAGAAGAATATCTTGAGGCTTCAACAAAGTGTCGCGTCGAAGGACGCTCTTGAATCTGATAAGGCTAAGTTGGTCAAGGAGAATGATAGGCTTCTTAAATTAACAGAGGATAGGATCGCATTGGAGAGGAAATTAACTACGTTAATTAACTCAGAGGCTGATATATCTAAGTTGTTCTTAAATAGAAATGATTCAAGGATCAGTGCCGCTGATCTTATGGCGGCTTATGATACTATAGCTGATTTTGAGAACGTCGTATCTATCCGTGGGGTTGATAATTATAAGGAGGCTATGGCATTGCTTAGTGAGTATCGTCATAATCTTGTGGCTTATAAGAATATAAACGAGTCTCTTCGTCGTATGCGTGACAGAAGATTCATCCGGGCGCAGGAGCGCGGGTTCATGAAGATATTATCGAACGTATGGGGTAAGACTTATGAGGAGGATGATAGCAAGTATGATTTCAGGAATACTGATAATCCTGAAGCAAACGCCCTTTACGCTAATGATCAAGCCATAGACAAGGCTTACCAAGATGGTCTTATAGGAGAGGATGAGGCATTTATGTTCAAGACATATAATCATATGATAGCCAGATCTATGGAGAACGAGATTAAGACCGATGAAGGTAGTATAGTCGAGAGGGTTCCTGATGATGAGGATATCATAAATCCTTCTGACGATAGAATCAATAATATAGCTATAAAGATATGGAACGGTAATGAGGATGTCTTATCTCCTAGGGAGAGACAGATATATGATAATAACAAGCCTCGTGTCGATAGTCTAGTTAACGGGTTTGGGGATAATCCTATTTCAAGGATCAATAAGGCTAGATCGATAATAGATAGATTGAAGATCCATGATAATATTTATGATAATATCAAGGACGCTGTTGATGATATTGTAGATATGAATATCAATGGTCTTGATCAGGATCAGGTTAAGGAGGCTATAAAGACCTATAACGATCTTATGGATGAGGCTGACAATGGCAATGAGGTTGATCAGGATAAGCTTAATGAGGCTATTGATATTATCAATAATTATTCCGATGGGCCTCTTCTTCAATTCGTGGAATGGATGAGGTTGTATGATAACGGAAGTATAGCTGTCAAGGATTACGATAAATCCATACCTATGGGTGATGTCCTCACAGAGAGCGAACCCGGGACATCCACCGGCAGGACGGAAGTTAACGCCGCCCAGAATCCGGTGGTGTTGATGGCTCAGAAGAGAGAGATCGGTGGGGTTATGTATTATGAAGTTGGCGGAATGAGACTTGACAGGTTTATGGACAGTCTTGGGCTTAAAAGATCTGATGCCACTGATACTGATAATGGAAGGGTGATGGATTTCACCAACGGAACCGACATATTTACTGTTATAGAGTCGAATAACCACTCAAGATGGATGATTAGCGAGGATGACGCTCAGGCTTTCGAGAACGCTACCGGTGTCATATTGGGGCGGCAAACCGCCTTGTCGACCTCCATCTGGTTTATGGTGTATCGCAAGGGGCAGGATGGATCTATTGTCCCTTATTATACGGGTGATACGTTTGGGTCTAACAACGAGTCGGTGAATCAGGAAGCAGCGGCTAGCCTTCGCAAGGGTGATATGGTAAGGTTTAAGATGGATATGTCAGATCCATACACCAAGGGACTGTATGATAAATACAATAGTCTTAACGCCGTTGATCCTAATTCTGATGAGACTAAGTCGGCTTACAGAGAGCTGGTTGATAATATGGTTATTAAGATCGTGGATAGCGATGGCAATTTCGTCTCGGTACTGAAAGCCAATGACCCGGATTCAAAAGGAAGTAACGCTGATTTAAGGAGTATGGCCTTTGAGTTGTATAGGGATAATGTAGGATCTGTCGCTGGCGAGATTGATATACCGTTCGTAGGCACAGTCACCAGTGTTTTGCCGGGAAGACCTAATTTTAGCGTAAGTGATGATAATGGGACGTTGATGGTATCCGAGAATGACTTTACCAGCGAGACGGTCGACAAGGTAGAGAGCGTAGGATATATAGAGAACGGGGTGGTTACGATGAGGGATGATATTAAGTATAATATATTCCCGTTCTGTACGGCTATCGTCAGGGACAAGTATGGTGATTATAAAAATTCACGTATCCCGGTCGTAGCTATAAAGACAGGAAATGGAAGAAATTACCTGTACCCCGTAAGATTGAAAAATCAGGATATATCGTCATTCTCATCCATGATCGGATCGATGGCTGATAGGATTACGGAGGGTCTAGGCGGAGGCGTAAGTATTGATGATATAATGGATCTTAATAACGCTATAGCCAGATCAGGGTTGGATAATAAGACATATATGATTCCGCTGGCGGGAGACGTGGATGTTATCAAGAACCGGCTTGAAGCTGTCAAGGAAGCGGTTAGCAGGATGCCTATGACCGCTGACATAAGAGGATGGATAGGTGATTCCAGAACTAAGGAGGATATTTTGATGAATGACGTTACGATCAACATCGATCTTAACAACGATCCTTTCATAGCTCCTAAGTTTAGGATGAGTATCAAGGAGAACAAGGTATCCAAGGAGGAGACGGAAGTCTCGTTCCCTAACCTGCCGGATCTGCCATCGGAGTTCGCCTCGCCTACGAAGGCTGCCGAGGACAAGTCTTTGGTTTCCGACGGTAACGTAGTATCCGGAGAAAATGAGGCGGAAAATCCTTGCTAAATAAAATATCTTGACTTATCTTTGCGGCGTCAGTCCATCACCTGACGAGTAAGATATTTAAAAGTTGGTCCCTGTCGGGTGTGTGATGGCCCCGGTGGGGACTCTTTATATTATGCAATTAGATGCCTTTTTACATCGGAAGATCATGCAAGACCTACGCATCCAGCGAGTAAAGGTCTTGATGATGCTATACACCAGTAACTATTTTGTCAAGGTCAGACAAAAGCAGTTGCTTGACCATACATACGCTTTAAGCAGGGATCAGGCTTTTGATTATATGACTGAGTTCAATAAAAGACTTAGTGATAAGGTGGGTATAAAATGTACGATGGATATCCTTCTACCTACCGATGACGATAACGCTAATATCATAATCGAGTACAATGGTATCATCAAGAAGCTGATGAAGGAGGCCGAGAAGCTGGAACTTGACACTGACGCCATTAAGGAAATGATGCGTGATCTTCTTAATGAGTTGAAGGATGATATTGATCTTAATATCCTGATATTTGACGTAACCCAGTTACTTATAAAATACAATCTATTTAGGTTGGATGCCATAACCGAGCAGGAGTTCAAGGACTCTTTCGTCAGGATGGATAGTAGGAATATGGAGATAAAGAAATTAACTTTATCTGATATCAAGAAGGTGGTGATGATGATGGAGGATAGATATAGTTATATTTCGTCTATATGATGGACAAATATAATTGATTACGTTTTTTGTAAAAATGTCTCCTGTTTGTTTGTAGTTTCAAAATAAGGTCTTATATTTGCGGTGTCCATCCGTTATTGGGCCATAAGAAGATATTAACTCGCCTAAGCGTAGGCGATAGATGAGGGTCATTGGTGGAATAACGGACGCCAATGGCTCTCGTTGTTTTTATATCATGAGTGAATTATCTGAGATTTTTAGTTACAATGGTAATGATGTAACTTTTAAAACGGTTGATGATGTAACCTATGTTAATGCCACGGAGATGGCTAAATACTTTAATAGGAGAACAAACGACTATTTATCGTTAGTATCTACTAATGAGTTAGTTAAGGCAATTACCAGAAAAACTGGTAAATCTGAAAATCAGTTAGTTATAAAGAAGACTGGAATGCCGGTTTTTGGAGGTGGGGTATGGTTGCATGAGGATATAGCTATAGATTTTGCCCAGTGGCTTAGTGTAGATTTTAAGCTGTGGTGTACAGATAAAATAAAGGAACTTTTATTGAAAGGGCATACATCAATAAATAGGAGTAATTCTGATATAAGCAGAAGAGATCTACCATCCGATTATATAGAGGCATTAGAAGCGTTAATTAAATCGGAGAAGGAGAAAAAGGCATTAGCTGAAGCCAAGAAAGTGGCAGAAGAAGCTAAGAGGATATCTGATAATATTATCAAAGAACAGGCTCCTATGGTTGAATTTGCTAAGACAGCCGAAATAGCCCAAGAGACAGATATGTTGATCAGAGAGGTTCGGGAAAAGCTAGAGGCTCATGGATATGATATAGCGGAGAAGAATCTTCGTATATTGCTTGAGGATAATAAGTTCTTCGCCAAAACCGGTAAGAGATGGTTGTTATCCCAAAGGATGATAGATCGTGGTTATGCTCGTTACAGATATCGTGATGACGATGAGTTTTATGGAACTAACACTGTTTATGTGACTCCTAAGGGATTCCAGTGGATCGTGTCTAAGATATCTGGGGAATGGATGCCTAGGTTCTTGGAATTGAAAGGTAGGGTTCTGAGTAGATCAGATAAAGATATTTTCGCTAAACGATAAGTTTCATTTTTTTTGTTATTTAGGATTGAGTTTTTTGCCTGTCCGTGAGGATCGGCAAAATGATTTGTACTTTTTCAGAGTAAACATAAGGTTTGTTATTATTGTTATTTGGCTCCCGTCCGCTCGTGAGAGTAGGCGGGATTTTCATATCTTTGTAACAAAACGATTTAGCTATGGGTAGATCTTGTTATGTTATAAAAAATAAGGAGGGTGGGGTAGATAATGTCCTTGCCCCGAACGACCAACCATCCGGATTATACCAAAGGGCGATGGAGGTGCTTGGCGACCAGAAGCAGGCCTTATCGGTCTGGGGTACGGCCTACTCCCCCGACTTCGTGTCTTTCTTTGGCGATTGGATGTCCATGCCATCAGAATACGGCTTAGATAGCAATGGGGAGCCTAGGTATGATGATGTCATGTCCTTTATCAAACAAAAGAATTATGCTGTGGGTAATTTCATGGCTGACGAGGTTAAGGATATCAATAATACCATTACTTCCCTGGGCGTTGATAATATCAATGATCTTAACGATATGATCGTATCTAACTTCCTTTCCGGCGGTGATATATTCCTCAATAGGTACAATCTTGAGCGATCTGGGATGTATGACGCTGATGAGATTGATAATATCATGACTAACCGATCGGAGTATGAGCGGGTAAGGGATATGATGAGGAGGATTGTCGATTTTATGTCTGAGGGGAATCTTAATGAGAAGGATATGTATTTCCTATCCTCCGAGTCAGGCCTTGGTGATGATTATATGATATATGAGGATACATATGACTCGTTAGGAAAGAGAAGGGGCTTGAATCCAATAGAGGTAAGGGATACGATCATGAGGGCGGTAGGCGGTATCAGCGACCGCCGGGAGTTCGATCAGGCTTTCGCCTCCATCCCATACCCTTCCTTGGCACTCCGGTATCAGGAGGATCAGGATTACGCAGATCGGATGTATGACACGTATCGTAATATGACCCGTATGGAGGTTCGGAGTCAGGACGGAAATACGATTACCGACTCGTACTTCAATAGTACCACACCGTATATCAGTATGCCTAAGGATATGAAGGGTCTAAGGGATAAGGTTGGGGAGATAATCGATATGGATGATTTTAAGGACATCAAGGACGTTGCCGGACGTCTGCATGACATAGCCATGGATCTTGCCGACATGGGCGTGGATATAAGCGAGGCGATCAGCGATGAGATGGTTATATCCAGACCGGAGGATATCCGTGATCTTATGGCATCGCTGGATGTCATGTTATCTTCCATACAGGCCGGCAATTCGGTATACGATAGCTTTATCTCCGATCTTGATAGGATAACAGGAAAAGGGAATCCGATATACGAGGTTCAGGATACTTATTCTACTGGGGATAGGATGGTGTATGTAAGATCCGGGAATACATCCCCTTCCGATATGTATGATAGGAGCATGTTGTATATTAGTAGGAATACGTACCATAACACGGCTCCGATAACCGACACCGATCAGGCCTATGAGATGTTGGCCAATATCGGGATAGAGCGGCCCTCGTACTTGCCGGCTGGCGTGGTCCCCGCCGGGGCTTCCCGTTCCGATATTGGCGTGGTCAAGGATAATATAAAAAAGCTGGTTATGTCCAACATCTCATCCTCGAATACCGAGAACATGATCCTTGCCAGATTGATATACCAGCATCCAGTTACCCCTGAGATGGATGATGCCGATATCGATCGGGAGTTCAGGAGATACGAGGCTAGACAGGGGAAGGATCGGGATTTTATCAAATCCTGTACATCGTTGAGGAAGATCCAGATCAAGGAAAGGTTAAAAAAATCGGATTTATATAATAATGTCTTACGTTTCCTTGATTTTAATGGATTTTATAATGTATCTTTGAACCACCATGACAGAGGTACGTTAAAAAGCATGGAGATGTCGTTGCCGGAAGGTCAGGTAAGGGATATTCTGTTTGACGTGGCTATCGAGTCCGGTGACAGTAGCATGAGAAACCTTTTCTATCTGGATAGTCAGGACAGGATGATGGATGCCGGGTTTTACAGGTATCTGTACCAAAGGAATCCGGGCCTGCTCCGGGAGGTCAACGGCGGCGTCGAGGCGAGACCGGACGGTTCGTTCTTGGCTCGTGAGAGGTATGATGATTTCGTGTCATTCCAATCCGGCTTATATGAGAAGGTAGGTGAGACGGTTGATGGTGCGATATACAGGTTCGTTGATAATCTTATATACTCCGATCCATCATCATATCAAGAAAATATGGTACGAAGGATGGGTGATGTTACGGCAAGGAGTGACGATAACCGCCTGTCAAGGATAGAGGATAATCCCTCATCCAGCAAGATAGTTAATGAATACACTGCTAATACAAATAAGTTGATGCGAGATTTTTCGTGTAGTTAATCTCTCTTTGACGTCGTGAGACGTTTTCTTTCGAGCATTGAAACATTGAATTTTATAGATTTGCGATGAATCCGGGTCGTAGTGATACGCTCCGGATTTTTTGTCTTGTATCGGTTCTTATTAATCCCATTTACAAGACATGACGTACTTTGATGATGACACATATCACGATTTTAGGACTGTTAATTTTTGAACTTTGTAACGCCCGCCATCAGGTGGGGTTATTATTAATTCAAAAATAAATAGACATGGGTACAAGTGGAGACAAAATCGTTTTGTTAGACGGTATGGGTTCCGGTAGTGGAAGCGCCACTAACGGTTTATTATCTATGATTCCGGGGATGTTCGCCAACTTAATAGGCGGAAATAAGATGGATCCGAACTTGGTAGCGGCTTTGATGAACGGTCGTAACAACCAAGACGGTTTCGGCGGGGCTAACGGTTGGTGGTTGTGGATCATCGTCCTGTTCTGGTTATGGGGCGGCCGTGGCTTTGGCAATGGTTTTGGCAATGGTAATGAGTGTTGCGCTAATGGTCTTCCAGCTCAATTGAATAACGACTATGGTCGTGAGTTACTGATGCAGGCTATCCAAGGTAACAGAAGCGCTATCGATCAGATCGCTAACGCCTTGAACTGTACTACCACTCAATTGCAAAGCGCTATCTGTAACGTACAAGGCGCTATCGATAAGGTAGCTGGTCAGGTAGGTATGACCTCTCAGGCTGTTATTAACGCCGTACAGCAACAAGGTTGTGAGATCGGTAATCAAATTAGCTCTTGCTGCTGCAATTTGAGTTCTTTGATCAACCAAAGCACTTGCCAGACTCAGCAGATGATCAACAATCAAGGTTATGAGAATCGTCTTGAGACATTGAATCAGACTAACACGTTACAAAACACTATTAATCAAGGATTGACGAACAATCGTGAGCAAGCCACGAGTCGGTTCAATATCTTGAGCGCTAAGATTGATGCTCAAACAACCTTGATTAATGATAAATTCTGTCAATTGGAAATGCGTGAGATGCAGAATACGATCAATCAGTTGCGTGATGAAAGGTCGGCTTACCAAGCCTCCGCGTTGACTCAGCAACAGACTCAGAATTTGATCAACCAGTTGAGACCTACCCCTGTGCCGGCTTATCCTTCATGCTCTCCTTACCAGACTTATGGATGGGGTCAAGCATTTTATGGAGGTAATTACGGATGTGGGTGCAACAATGGATGCTGCAACAACGGAAACGCCGCTATTTAACTCTATAAAGGAAGGAGGCTATTATGGCTTGTGTTTCTAAAATAGGGTCTCTTTATGAGTTGGTCACGAAGAACGTGGTAGTGACTACTACCAACACCATCTTCGGTATCAACCCAAGGATATGGCTGTCCTTGCCATGCGAGGGCCTTCTGCTGCTGAAAATCCGGCAGGTGGTTCCGATAACAGGCGAGACATTGCCAGTACAGATAGCTATTCCAGCGAACAGCACCGTATCCACGGTAGGTGATGACACATGCTGCCCGGTAACCGGCGTGGCTGTGGTGAATCCGATCAACGTGGCTGTGACCGGAGCGGCTATGGTTAACAACACCGAACGCCTTGTTTATTTCAACAAGGTAAGGGGTGTATTGAGGCTCATGGATTGCTGTGTGCCTACAACTTCCGCCTCGGCGTCGGAGACGACTGTTGATGAGGAATAGGTTAGATTGGATGTCTAATGGGAGGGTATTCCCTCCCGCTTAAAAATCGAGATATGTTTAGAGACTTAAAGAAAGGATTTCAAGTATATACGCTGGATACGTCCGATGTTCCGGTGTTCAGGATGGGGAATGTGGTTAACGTGTCCGAGCCTAGGTTCCAGCAACCCCAGATGGGCCAGATGGGGCAATATCAGCAACTACAGGATAGGGTGATAGACCTTACCGTGGAGATAAACGGGTCTTCCATGACCTATGTCGTACCGGAGAGCAGGGATGTCGCTATGTCCAATAACATAACTTTGGCCTGCTCGGTCGATCCGATCATGAACCAGCTTAACGCCGCTAAGAGAACCAGCTCCGATATTCTCGATAGTATCGATAAGCATAGGAGGACGCTAGAGGCTTGTGATTCGATCCTTGAGGAAATCAATCCGGCTTTTAAGCAGACTAAGGATCAAGACCGGAAGATCAAGAATCTTGAGGAGAAAGTCGATAGGATGGGATCCTCTTTCGATGAGCTAAAAGAGTTGTTAATTAAAAAATTAGGTTAAGATGAGAGTTATAGATTTAGGCGGCGGTCACGAAGAGGACTACAATGACGAGATCTACGATCGTAGAGGCGGCCGTGGACGTAGCAGACGTTCGGATGGGACTTACATGGGTTATGGTGGTGGAATATACGACCACTATGGCAAGGAGCATGACGGCAGAATGGATGAGCTAGAACGCCGTGAGCGTGATCTTGAAAGACGCGAGAGGGAGCTGGAACGTGACGAGCGTGAGCTTGAGAAACGCGAGAGACTCCATGAACGTGAGGACGAGATGTATCGCAGGGGATGGTTCGGTGAGCGTGGCATCCGTGACGAGTTCGATGGTACCGAGCCGTATATGCGCAGGGGACGCAGGAGTCGTTACTACTGAGGAGCAGACGCCGATGACCCGGATTATAAGCGGTATATAGACACCCATGGATATCACTTTTCCAAGGAGCTGGCTAGGGAAGCCGCTGACAAGATGCTTAACGCCGACGGGTCCAAGAGAAGATGGACGATGGAGGACGCTAAGCAGATGTTCGATAAATGCGGGGCCAAGAAACCTGATAACGCCACTTGGGGAGATATCCAATACCTGTTCGCTATGTTCTATAGCGACTACTTTCCTAAGGTATTGGATTGCGACCAGAAAATAGTCAAGGCTGTCTTGGCTTATCTGGAAGACCCTGACGCCCCGGAAGGGACGGCGTTCGTAAGGTATCTGGCGGTGCGGTGCTTCGTCGGTGACACAATCAAATGGAGTGATATGATTTAGTTTGATACAACGTTGGAGAACCCTGTCGGCAATAGAATACCGATAGGGTTTCTTTTTGACCGTAGCCTTATTATGATTACATTTGTTCGAGGTAGATCTTTTGTTCATAGGAAGGGTGGGCGGGAATGAAAAAAGGCATCCTCACGGACACCCTTCCCCTTTGGTTGAAAATCACTTAAAACATTATGAGTTACTACACTGCAAATATAGATAAATAAACATAAATAGCAATGGCTAAAGGACATTATTGGATAGAGCCTGTGGATCAGACGTTAAACGATTTTCAGTTTTATAAGGCCCGTATCGTAGGCGATCCTGAATATGACGAGAAACATCATCGAGTTATATTGAGGACTGATAAGTATTTCCCCGTTGGGAGTATCTTTCATGTCCTTAATGATAAGGAGATGTTTGTTATTGAACGGAAATTCAAAATCTGGGGCAATAAATATGTCATAAGACCTTGTGAGGGTGAATGGGAATGGGAGTCTGTTCAGAAACTTAAAGACAAGGCTATTATATTCCGTGCCGGGTTCCTGCATGGGAACGGCAGCTTCTAACACCTGCCCGTATCTACCCCCCCCCTCGATTTCTTGGTGTTTATGTATATAGTTATATTTGAGCAAAAAATAAGTTTGATATGGAAGATTTTCAAGGTAAATACAATGGCAAGCAGATAGAGCAGCTTTTGGATAAGGCTAATGATATTGATCTTACCAAATATGCTCTTAAGACGGATAATGCCCCTACCGCCACGAAATTACAGGCGGCTAGGACCATAGCGCTGTCCGGGGCTGTTACCGGTAGTGTTTCATCGGACTTCGGAAGCAACGTAACTATCTCCACGACATTGGCTAATTTTGATGCCTCTAAGATCGCGTCCGGAACCATCAGTATAGATAGGTTGCCTAAGGCGGCTTTGGAGAGATTGATCGTGGTAGCTGACGATACGGCCAGATTTGCCCTTACCACCGCTACGGCTCAAAGTGGTGATACGGTAAAGGTAACGTCTACAGGTAAGATGTATCTGATAAAAGACGAGTCTAAATTAAGCAGTGAGGATGGATATGAGCCTTACACGGCCAGTCAGGCTTCCTCCGTGCCTTGGTCCGGGGTTACGGGCAAACCAAGTACCTTCACCCCTCCCACGTCCTCCGCTACCGTTCTTGGCGGTATTAAGGTAGGATATACGACTTCCGGGAAGAACTATAAGGTGCAACTGGATTCGTCCGGCAACGCTTACGTCAATGTCCCATGGACAGATAATAATACCACGTACAATCAAGCCACGGCTGATACTTTAGGATTGGTTAAGATCGGTTACGATACTAGTGGCAAGAATTACGCCGTGGTGTTAGACGGTAATGGGAAGATGTATGTAAATGTTCCTTGGACTGATAATAACACGACTTATGCTCAAGCCACGAGCGATAAGTTGGGTCTTGTTAAGATCGGATACTCTGCAACTGGGAAGAACTATCCCGTTGTTCTTGACGGTAGTGGTAAGATGTATGTGAATGTTCCGTGGACGGACACCAACACCACATATTCCAATATGGGGGCGGCTACTTCCTCTGCCGCAGGAAAGGCCGGTTTGGTCCCTGCTCCTGCCGCCGGAGCGCAAGGTAAGTATCTTCGTGGTGATGGAACGTGGCAGACACCTCCTAACACTACATATAGCAACATGGGCGGAGCGACGTCCTCAGCCGCAGGATCGGCGGGATTGGTACCAGCGCCGGCTGCCGGCAAGCAAGCGTCGTTTTTGCGTGGTGATGGCACATGGGTGGTTCCGACAAATACCACATACGCTAAGGCTAATACCACGACCTTAGGATTGGTGATGATCGGATATGCGGAGAATGGCAAGAATTATCCGGTGGAGCTGGATGGTAGTGGGAAGATGTTCGTCAACGTGCCTTGGACGGATACTAATACAACGTATGGTGTTGTGGGAGCTAATGGATCAACAGGTCTTGTAAAGAACGGAAGTACCGTGACAAGCGCTTCTGGCTATATCGCCTGTCCTATTGTCAGTGGTGTCCCTTATTATAAAGACACTAATACCACTTACGCCAATATGAAGGCAGCTACGGCTTCCGCCGCCGGTGCTGCGGGATTGGTTCCGGCTCCCGCTGCGGGCAAACAGACATCCTTCCTTCGTGGCGATGGTACATGGGTCGTACCTACCAATACCACATACGGATTGGCCTCTACTACAGCCAACGGCTTATTGAGACAGCTTAATGGTAGCACCTCTAATTTTATGCGTGGAGATGGTACATGGGCTACCCCTCCTAACACGACATATGCCGTAGCCAACGAGTCCACTAACGGTTTGATGGCGGCCGCCGATAAGAAGACCATGAATAGGCTTATAGGAGTTAATACGGTCACGACATTAGCTAACCTGCCTATTAGCAAGAGAAGTATCACGGCTACGTTATCAGCCGCTACCACCCTATCCGTGCAGTCAGGGATGCAGATAGGGGAGGAGCTGATGATCAGGTGCGTCCCGTCGGCGGCCTTCACGCAGGCTATACCCAACTCCGGGGATTATGTCAGCATGAGCGGAACTTCTATATCCACTACGGCCAACAAGCCTTTCGAGATAAATATCTGGTGTTACGCTTCAGGTAAGTATAGCATCGCCGTTAAAGAACAAGATTAAAGAACAGATTATGGCATATACATATATAAACAGGGAAATATATCCCAATCAATTAGTTCAGGACGATCCGCTTGATGATAATTACGCCAAGGGCTATAGTTATGATGATTACATTAACGGGAATCCCGCCCCATGGATAGAGCTTGGGGAGGAGCAATTGGCGTTCAAGGAGGCCAATCCTAAAGCTACGGTTAAGGAAATTATCGAGGCTAAATTGGATGACTCAAGGCTTCTTAATGAGGAGAAATCGGCTAAGTATGAGGAGATCAGGACTTATGAGAATAATAATCTTCATGAGTTTTTCTTGGATGACCAAAATATCTATATCCCTGAATATGATAGGAATAACGCTTTGTCTGATGGGGCTATAGCTGGTAAGATAACGATCATAGGTCTGGAGTTTGATATGACGGAAGGCAAGATCTTGATCGGGATGATGGATAAGTATGATAATGACCTGATGTCGGCGTTAGGAGTCAAACAGAGGGAAGTAAGCTTAGCCACTACCGTAGAGCAGGTGAGGGCTATTGACGCTCAGTCCGGCTATCCAGATAAGGTAAATATCACCATGACTTATGTCCGGCAACAGGCAAAGGAGAAAGATGCCTCCGATCCTCAGAAAGTGGCTGTCAGATTCTCCAGAATGGTGGTTAATAACAAGGCTATATCTTTATCCCCTAACGAGAAATTGGATGTTAAGGTCCTATTCCCTATATGGGGACAAGAGGGAGCGGAGTTCGGGTTGTCGGTGGATGCCGGATTCTGCCTCAGGGTGGTTAAGGACGATACGGATATCCTTTATGAGGTTATTCAACAACATACATTATCAAAGGAATGGGAACCCGGATTGGATACGGCTTCCTTATACAAGGTCATTGATAAGGAGCATGCCGGGACCATAGGGGATCCTATCCCGTATTTCCCTCCAATGGAGATATTCAAGGATAAGTATTATATCCAGAACGCTGATGTATATAAGTGTACTAGGGATAGCGGAACTCCTCTTAGTCATAATCTAAAGGACTTGATCGGGTTGTATGTTGAGGTTGTACAGGGCTAGTCGTATCTACCCCCCCCTATATTTGGCTTGTGATATGATACAAGTTATTTTTGGCATAATAAAATGACATTTGTAAATATATTTAAGTATGGCATCACAAAAATTTGGTTTCGTAACCGTCGACCCGGTATCAGGATCAGGAGATCAGGCGGTTAATTTCTCCGGTGAGAAACACACCGGTCGTCTTCAACGCACTATCAACCTTACGGTCACCACGAACGGCGGGGCTAAGAAGGCGTTGGTAGTTAATCAGGCAGCGGCTGCTGAGGTGGTAAGATCAGACAGCCCTAACGCTTCCGTGCAAAAGACAGGCGGTAATGTTACCATCACCGGTAAGTCTAACAGTACTAAGCTTACGTTCGCGGTCACGCCGGCTGAGGATAACGGGCTTACGTTACAGCTCCCGGCTAACTACACGGCGGCTGGAAAGACTACGGCTAACGGAGCGGTTATCGCCGACGATCCCGGAGCCGCTGGCGAGTTCGTTTGGAGCATCACGATCTCGGACGTACCGGCCAACGTCACGATCGAGGAACTGACAGCTACATTGAAAGTAACCGCCGCTGGTGGCCAGGCAGCCAACGTGACGGTAACGCAAGCCGCTGGAGACTCTACTATCGAGCTTGACAAGGAGACTATTAACTTGGATGTAAATGGTACTCAACAGACGGTTAACGTAACATCTAATGACAGCTGGACATGGGCGCAAGCTGCGGCTAGAACCGTATTGAGAATGATGGGACGATAATCAGTTTCTTTTCGCTTACTCAGACCCCGATCGACTTAAGCCGGTTGGGGTTCTCTTGTTTTATTATCTTTGTGAGTAGAAGATAACTAAAGGATATAATTATGAGTGATTTGAATGTTAATTGGAAGGACGGGGTAGGCGAGGTAACGGACCAGCCTCTGACCGTCAGCCCGGGGTCCGGGACCGGTAACGCCCCCGTTTCCTTTGGCTCGGTGATGAACAAAGGCCTTGACCGTACCCTTGAGTTGGAGATAACAACCCCCAAAGGCGTTAAGAAGACGCTTACGGTGAATCAGGAGGGATGTAGGCAAGCTTATATCACGAGCGACGGGAAACGGTGGTTAACCAGCGACAACCGGGTGTATGGGGTGTTGAAAGGTGATGCGCCGTGCCAATGCTTTGATACCGGTATGCGTGGAGTGGCTAGATTTAGGATAGATGACAAAAAACAGATTTCTGTTATAGATTCTTGTGGCGATAGCTCATGGATTAAGGGACGAAGGTGCCTGGTTAAGAAAACGGACGCTGGGGTCGCCATATGCTATCTGGATGAAAATAATTCGGAATTGTTCCATGACGGTAAGACCCAAGCCAAGCTTGACGGTACCATGGGTCAGTGGATGACAGATATACCTAGTTATAGGTATAGCTATACTGGATTCAAACATGATAATAATTATGATATTATCAATTATATTACATTAACCCATAACGATGTCGATGACAATATCACCAAATGGGGAAATAAGGGGCTATTCAGGAGATGTTTGGTAGGCGTAACAGAGGCGGTTGTTGTCAATAGTAAATTGTGGAGTCGCAAAACAGGAGATGAATATTCTACGGGAAATTTAGAATCACGTTTATTTCATGATTACGCTACGGCGTTAGGTGCAGGATTTGATATTATTGATTATGAGACACATTGCAAGATAGCTCATTTATTCTACGCAAAATACGCTGATAGAAACCCTCAAGGGATGGATCGTTTTGGGACTGGAGAAGACTCGTTTGATAGAATTATTGGTACCACATCCTCGCTAGGGAATAATGACGGAAAAACTTCCACCCAAATCAGTTTCTTGGGCATAGAAGATTTTTATGGAGGGAAGAGTGAGTTTATGGGAGGAATAGGATTTTATGGTGAAGATGTATATATATATGATGGGTTTAACCCATATAAACCTCCTACTGTTGATTATCGTGTAGTGTATTCAGGAATGTATAAAGAAAGTGGAGGTATATATAAAGTAGTATGGGGGGAGCATGGCGATATGATTCCTAAAGTCATTGATATGTTTTCTAGTAACTTTCATTATTGTGACTTTGGATATATTGACGGTTCAAATGGACGCTGGCAGGGAGTTACTCGGTCTGGTTATGGAGCGAGCCTTTACAACGGAGTCGCTTTTTTCTCAGATGGAGGATCTTGGGCATACAAAGGGACTCGTATCCAGTACAGAGGAACTATGCAAGTTATAGATGATCCAGCTGATTTCATAACAATGCCGATAGGTTTTTGATTCATGGTTTTGTTTTTACAAAATTTGTAATTACATTTGTGGCGCATGTCCATCACCATGCTTTTCGTCGCTAATTTATTATAAGGGATACCGGTCTGTGATGGGATCGGCATCCCTCTATTTTTTAATATGGATAAGATAGATGTTTTCGATGTTCAGATTCCTGATGGGAGACAAATCAGTTGTATATCGTATAATAAGGTTACTTATTTTGATCTTGACGATATATGTAAGTTATGTTTTGACTCATATGACCTACATGATGTGGCTGACACTAAGGTAATGAGTGAGTTCCTGCACCGTGAGGGTGGTCGTTATTGGACTACGATAGATGGCGTAAGGCAGTTGTATCGTAGGATTGAGTGCAAGATGTGTTTTGAGGTTATAGAAAAATTAAAAAAATTATGAGAGAGCAGGAATTTGATTTCGTGGTATATCCGTTGAAGTTGATTATCACGGTAGGATTGGATTACGAGACGTTATGTAACCGTTTCGAGAACATGGAGCCGGATCATAAGGGAGAATGGGGTGATAAGGATGATATGGATAAGGAAGCGTCTTTCGTGAATCTGGTAAGGGATAGGGACGATGATGGTAAATTCGCCATACTTTGGAATTTTTCAAGCGACGATGATATAATGATGAGAAATATATGTCATGAGTCGTTCCATATAGCCATGAGCGTGTGTCAGTTCTGTAATATGTCGCTTGGATTTAAGGTCGGGGAGGATGAACATGCGGCGTATATAGCCGGCTTCGCTGGTGATTGTGTTAGCGAGTTCATCAATAGTAAGAATACGGATTAAGCCATAAATTATATAAGGAACACAAGAATATCAGCCTCCGCTTATTTGTGGGGGCTTTTTGTTTATCTTTGTCAAAAACATGAAGTTATGTCGAGTTGCGTAATTAAAAGGAATAAGGAAGGTAAGATAACCCGTGTCTTGACCCCTTCCGGCGAGGTATCCACCTTGTTCGATAAGATAGCGGGTATAGCCGCCGTAAGTGACCTTAATAAGGCCGCTGAGGCTTATATGACTATTTATAACGATAAGTTCAGGTCTAAGTTCGGAGACTGGACGAGATCCGTGCCAAGAAATAAGGAGGCTGCCAGATCCATAAGCGCCAGACTTAGCGCCAGCGAGTGGGGGCAACTTATGTCAGCCAAGGTCCTGTCCGCCATAAGCGACATGGATGCCCCAGCGTTGGCCAGAAACCTTGGGAATAGCGACAGTGTCGTGGCTTATCTTACCTCCGGAGAGGTAGGTGATGTCAATGATATGGCTGTGGTAGATACATCCACGGTACAGGAGGTGGATCTGGATTCCATAAACGAGGATAATATTGGCGATACGATACTGAAAGAGGCGTCATGGGATGATATAAGGGCTATCAGGGAGAATATAGATATTAAGGAGACAGCCCGTATGTTATGGAAGGCCGTTGAAAGCGCTTTTACCGGGCAACGACCTAATATCAGGGTGAAGGGTGGAAATATAGATGGTGAGATCATATTTTCTGGTAATGTCTTGCCTTTAAATGATATCGAGAATTATACGCCTCCATTTTCAAGATTGGTATATGATTCCGGTGAGCCTCGCCTGTTCTTTAGATCGGATGATGGCAAGGTATATGATACTTACGCCAACGCCATAAAAGGCTCGTCCGGCGGGCGGATCGAGGCCGGGTTCTTGGCCGGCAGTGTCGAGGAGAGTGACGTCCCGTCCGGTACGGCTGATATCTCCTTTGGCTCGTCCTCCATAACCCTTAACAACAGCGAGTCATTCATACCGGTCCTTGGTATCAGCTCAGGCTCTAATATAAGCACTCGTGGAGGGTTTGTCAATTACCTTATCAAGAAAGGTCTGTTGAGCGGGGAGCGTATAAGGTTAGGGGATAGGTATTATCTTACCGGAGCCGGCAACTCTGATGGTCTTAAGATCTATAACGCTATGGACGCCTTGTCTAGACTAAGGAACAGGTTTGGTAGTATGTCTTCTGAGATGAACGTATTAGGCTCCATCGGTTTTGATACGGAGGTAAATAACGATCTTGATCTTATCACGACATCAGGGGAGAAGGTTACGGTAAGCAGATCGGAGATAAAGGGCATGTTAAGGCAAGGTAAGTTTGAGGAGCTTAACGATAAGTATGATGGGTTCATGGAGCTAGCCTTGTCGTTGATGATGGAGGATAACGCTTTGTACGGAAGTAATGTCCGTGGGGTTATTGAGAATGAGAAGGCGGAGGATCTTCAGAACAGGACTGATATCACCAACATCTTATCCACGTTAGGTATCCGTGTGATGGGTATGTCCGAATATATGGATAAGTATAAGATGCGTAATGGTGTCGAGCCTTCGGCTAGGGCCTTATCCGATATGGCTAATGGGGTTATTGCCCTGGCTGAGGGAGCTACGGTAGAGGATCTTAATGAGGAGGTGGCTCACTTCTTGATCGATACTTATCGTAATCAGCAGGAGATTGACGAGGTTCTGGACTCTGTTGTCGACACGCCATTATGGAATCAATTCGCCGGTCGTTACTATGAGGTGTATGGGAAGGAATACCAAGGGGAGGAACTGGATCGGATGGTGAAGCGGGAGATCCTAGGTAAGACGTTGGCCCAGCGGTTCGTACCGGGCATGGAACAGGCGGTGGAGGATCTGGCCTCGTCCGAGGACGCCCAGCTCTCCTTGTTTGGCAGGATAATCCGGGCTATAAGGAATTTCTTCTCTACCCAAAGATCAGACTTGAATAAGGTTCTTGATAGGATAAAGGAGTCGGCGTTAGCTGATGATCCAAGCGCATTTGACGTGCTTCTGTTAAAGGATAGCGACCATCTTATGTACTCATTATCGGATGTTGATGTGGCTAATAAGCTGATCAAGAACGGTAGGTCATTGGAAAGACTATATACCAGATTGCAGAGGATGAGGTCAAGCCAAAGCCAGAGGATCGGTGAGAGTATCTCCCTTCTACGTGATATAGGCGAGAAGGTAAGACAAGTCGGTGGTGAGCTAAATAAGAATAACAATCTATTATCCACCAAGAGCGTCATAGCGACCGCCAAGGCTGAGGTGGAGTATTTGGTCACTGTCGCCAGTAGCCTACGTAAGAGCGGAAAAGGATTGGATTATGAGACGATACAGGTTATCGATAACGTATATGGGGAGATAGTTCCTCTGATCAGGAACCTTCGTGGATTCGTCAATAATCAGGCGGCTGATTATTATGGCAGCAATAAGGTTGGTATGGTAGAGGATATGGATGATATATTACGTATGGCTGAGACATCCATGTCTGATATAAATGCTCTTCGAAGTGATCGTAATGAGGACTGGCTGGATGGACAGCTCAGGATGTTTAATATCCCGGAAAGATATTGGAATGGGATAAAGAAGTTGATAAATAACATCCATAAGGATATCAATGTCATGTCCCGGTTCTTTGGTACGCTGGAGCATAGTGGTAACGCTATTTTAGGTATGTTAGGCCAACGTCTAGCCAAGGCCCATAATGAAGCCCATACCGAGGGTATATCCAATATCAATAAGATGACTAGGATGATGAAAGAGCGTGGATGGGGGATAAAGGATAATGAGGATCTTATACAGAAGATAAATGGGAAGAACTCGGATTACCTTGACTCGTCCCGTGATTTCGCTAAATACGATTTGCTATACAGGACCGAGCAGGCTAAGGCTATTATCGATATATATGATCTTAAGAATGTTACGGGTAAGACCGAGAAACAGCTTATCGACCTTCTTCTATCCGATAGAGGCCTTAAGGTGAAGACCCGTGACGACATAGTAGGATATGACGGGGATAAGCCTATCACTAAGGAGGTATATCATATATTCAAGCCTACCATCCAGAATTTCGATATCTCGGACATGACGTTCGAGGATCAGCAACGGTATCTGGATACGATAAATAAGTGGTTGGATGAGAACCGGGAGAAACCTATGGTGCAGGCTTATTACGATAAGATCGAGAAAGTCAATAAGAAGGTCGAGGAAAGACTGGGTCGTAGGGTATCGCAAGCTACGTCCGATTTCATGACCCGTATCCGCAGGAGCAGGTATGTGGCTATGGATAAGTTCGTGAGGAATGGGAAGGTCGATTGGAAGGCGTTTCAATCCGATCCTATAGCTTGGAGATCTTATCTGGATATTTTACGTGACAGGGCTATAGCCAAGAGCGAGTGGTATTCCGATGGGACACCAAAGGAAGAGGGATCCGAGGCTCTGATGATGTCCGAGGAGATCAAGGCATGGGACGAGGCGTGGGCCGAGGAGTTCGGGAATACCAACGAGGGTCGTAAGGCTTCCGCCGAGTTCAAGGAGATACTTCGTGGGATAGAGCGGTCCGAGGGCGGCAAGGCTGCGTTTGAGTTCCTGCTAGCTGGCGGTCATCTTGGTTTCTCTAAGGATATGTGGGGATCCGAGGAGGGTGATTATTACGAGAATCTTGTTGATAAGATCACGGAGCAATCTGTATCATCATCAAGGATAGAGAAGGTAGAGGAGGCGATGGCGACAATAAACGAGATCAATGACCAGCTAAGGCCTTTGCTTATCCAGTACCGGGATAGCACTAGATACGGGGAATATGATTTCGATAGGTTACGTGGATCCGCCTCATTAAGAAAGATAAACGAGTTATATGATCGTCTGGCTGAGGCTAAGAGCGTTATTAACGCCGCCGCTTCCGCTGAGGCTATTGAGATGGATATGCCTGATACGGTGGAGAGTGGAGTCACGGATTCTTACCGTAACGCTTTAAGGGATGCCATGGCATACGACAAGGGTATGGATGAGATTAAATTCGCCAAGGAACATATGTCTGCCCGCTCCCGCAGCCAAGTGGAGCGGATGGCCTCCAAGCTATCCCGGAAGAACCCGTCATGGACAACCGTGGAGGTGGCGTTCTTTAGAAAGAAGTACGGTCCTGACTTCAACAATAAGCTGGCTAATGATATAGCTATGGGTAAGGCTAATAGTATACTTATCGAGTACGCCAGAACTCGGCTATATCCTTATATGAGAAAATACTCTCCCAAGGGGTATTCTGGCTTTGTCAGGAAGATAAATAACGGTACGTATAAGGTATCCGAGTTCTTTGATGCCATAGAAAATGGTATATCTAAGGAAGAGAGCGTATCCCGTTTCGGGTTTGATATTAATATGATCGATCTGACGATCAATAACCAGTGGCTTGATGAGGCTGACGCCGAGAGTTCTTTTCGTAATCCTAATTATAATCCCGATCTGGGTTATGGATATCATACGCCTAGGTTCGATAAGTACAAGAACGAGGCTTTCTTCAAGAAATACGGTATTACCAACGAGGGGGAGGAAGCTACGATCAATAAGGATAAGTGGGAGATGAGGAAGGAGCTGCTTAACATAAGCCGTAAGGCTATGGAGGATTATGATGAGCGGTTTAGGAATATCTACCAGATACCACAAATATCCAAGGGCGGCGTGGAGAGGATGGTGCAGGCCGGGGTTGACCCGAAGGCGGCTATCGGCAACGCCGTACGTGATATCGTTGGCGAGAGGGTGGATGACCCTATACATGGTCAGGGACAAGACCTAGGAGGGATTGATGAGAACGATAACAAATATCGTATGATCCCCAAATACTATCTTAGCAAGTTGGAGAACGCCGATGACGTGTCCCATGACTTCGCCTACTCCTATTCCATGTTATCCTTACAAGCGACCTCTTACAAGTATAAGAGGGCGGCCTTGGATGATGTCATGGGATACAGGAACATGATGCTGGAGACGCAATACGACGGCGGTAAGAACCCAGAGGCCACTCACGCCTATAGAATGTTTCAGGACTGGGTTAACGCCAGTATCTATGACGTCAGGATAAACAATAAGCGGGCTGAATGGAATATAGGCAATTATAAGGTCGATCTTAATAAGCTGGCTCTTATGTTTACCAAATTCGTATCCAAATCCAACTTAGGCTTCTCCCCGTTCGTCGCGGCTACCGGCGCCCTTACCGGGCAGGCCAACTTCCTTTTGGAGGGTATGGTAGGGCAGTATATAAGCAAGGACTCCATGAAATACGCCTATGGGGAAGCCCAGAAGCAGTTAAGTACGTACGTGTCGGAGATCGGGGATATAAACCGCACCAACAAGCTATATGTCGTTGGAGAGGCTCTAGGCGTGTTCAATGTCCGTAACCGTGTACGATCGGCAGCGTATAACAAAATCTGGAGAACCTTATTCCGGGACCTGCCGTTTAAGATGATGGAGGTTCTTAACTCCCCGTTGGATCCGCAGGTCATTATATCGGTCATGGATGATACCCGCCTATACGAGGGTCAGTTTTGGTCATACTCCAATTTCAAGGAGATGATGATGAAAGACAGAAATATGTCCGCTAACGAGGCTAAACGCGATTGGGAGCGTTTAAGGGATTATTCTATGTGGAACATGGTAGATGTCAAGGACGGAAAGATTGTGGCTAAGAATGAGGCTAACAAGGATATTATAGACCGATATATACCCACCTTGTCCAGTAGGGTCAGGAGCATGGTGCAGATCTGCGACGGCGCCTTGAACGAGCAGAACCGGGTGGGGGCTAGCCGGAACGCTATCCTTAACATGGTTCTGCCTCATCGTGGATGGTTTATATTGGCCGTGCAGCGGGCGTATAAGAAAGCCGGTTTCAATTTCCAAACCAACCAGTTTGAGGAAGGATATATGAGAACGTTATGGAGACTGGCCGGTAATGTCTATGGATCGATGTCCGAGGGCAGGATGGGGGAGGCATATGACGTGCTTAAGGAAGAGTATGATAAGCTTACCCCCTACGAGCAGATCAATATCAAGAGATCGATTATCAATATGGCGGTATTCGCCACGATGATGGCCATAGGACGGGCTTTGATGGGATATAGGGAGGATAATGAGGATAGCTGGTTCGGGCAGTTCATTACCTATATAGGATTCAGGACGATCAACGAGATCGCTTCCCAGACATCCCCGTTCATGGAGCTTAACGCTATAGATATGTTACAAGACCCGCTGGTCACGGCCCGGAAGCTAGGTGATCTCACCGATCCTAGAAACTGGGATCCGTTCGCTACCGTCCAGACCGGCGTGTATAAGGACGAGAGAAAACTATGGAGGCAGCTCATGAAGTTCTCGTTTGGTAAGCAATGGTATAATATCAAGACGGCTAGGGATATTAAACAGACATCCGACTACTGGTTGATGACCAACGGCATGACGATGGGATTCTTCTTAGGAGGCAGGAATAAGGATGAGTCTGGGGAGGACGCTAATTGGTATTTTGATAGAGGAAGATAGCTGAGAGCGCTTACTGGTGATAATAGGTTCATTAAAGATATTGATTATAAAGTTTTTACCCAAAATGGTAAAAACCCTACTGAGGGAAGATCAACAATTGTATATATGATAACTGTATTTTGCATGGAATGTTTGATAACAAGGAAAGAAAGATGAGTATAAATAAATAGTTATACTATTGATGCTTAATGTAATCCAAAAATGGATTTACATAATAATAGAAGGATAGGAGATCATCACCCTATCCTTCTACTGTTATCAGCCCTTATACTTATCCACAAAATCATCCACATCCATATACTCACACCCGAAGTTCTCTGCCGTCTTCTTATCGGAGTCGGAGAACTGTCCTTCTTTCCCGGAAGCATCCCCGATCATCAAGATAGTATCGTATACGATCTTTTCTCCCTCATCTTCATCGTTATTCATGTATTCGATGAAATCCATATACTCTTTTATCATCCCTATATTTGGTTTCCTATTGATGTTGCGTTTATTATTGCTTTCGCAGTAATAAGCACTTACGGATACATCTGTATAATCTTCCAAGGCATTTGATATGTAATCGAATTTATATTCAAACATCTCTTTGTCCACGAAGCCTTTTTCTATACCTCCCTGATTTGATATGATTAGGATGTCATCAGGAGCGTAATTTTTGATAGCCTCAAACACGTCGAGTTTTATTTTCATATCCCATATACCTTTAGGGAATGTATCCCCTGACACTGTCTCAATCAGTGTCCCGTCTAAATCTGTTATTAACAATTTACACTTTTTCATGATTCAAAATTTAAATGATATGTGATTATTTAGCCATTTTATCAAGGCGAATATTAAAAGAGAGCGTAGTAGGAGGAGACTTTGGCAACTCATTGCCAATTCTTACCATCTCATCATGTTCCTCTTTCGTTAAGAAAGGTTTATCTATTAAATAAGCTAACCTTTCTTCCAGTTCTTTTTGTTTCTTATTACTTTTCATAAATATAATTTATTATATAATTACCCATCATTAAATTACAGATCCATCTTTTGTAACTATAGGAGTTCCGGTTGGTAATATCCTGAAATTAACACCAACTATTATAAAACTCCCTTCTGGATCAGGATCTTTATATATTAAATATTCTTTTCCATGGAAGCATGTATGTTTAGGATTATTTAAGAACTCATCGAATTGAGCTAACTCATCATCCTTTAATCTAAACTCTTGTTGATAATCTTTTGCTGTCTTCATATTTGTAATTTTATAAAGTTCTTAGACGATGAGGTATTCTGCCTACTCCGCAAAGTCCCCCATTTTCTGATTTGACAATTTTTACCCCATCAATAGAATGATAGGTGTTTTTTGTAGAATCATTCAAAAATTCTTTAAAACTTTCCAGTTCTTCATCTAATAAGAAAAATTCTTTCTTGCAAAGTCCAATGTCCATATAATGATTTTTTAAGGTTGTTATATATCTTGTAATAAATACTCTTCTATTTTCTTAGCCATATCAATAAGCATCTCACATCTAAGGTTATTAAACTCCTTACAAAACCTCATGTCTTCCTCATGCTTTTCCTCAGGCGATCTGTTATCAATTACGCTGTAGCATGGTGACGAATACACGGGGATAGGTCTCATGGCCTCTATAGCCAATTTAATGGCCTTTTCACTGATCTCGCTCATATAATCCTCTTTTTGCACCCATATAATACCACTGTTAAAGCAATTTGGGTTTTCTAACTGGCAATTTCCATTGTCATAAAAACAACATCCTGTACAACATTCTTTCTCTATCTCTGAGACAGCCATGAATCTCTTCTCTTCATATATCATGGTATCTCCTTTTTTTATCTTATTCCTCTTTGTCTTCATCTTATCAAATTTTTATATCCTACACGTTTTAATTCCTCTTCGGTAGCTTTCTTCTTAGGGAACTTCCCATGCCATTTCCCGGGCACCACGACATCACGGCCGTCGGGGCTGGTAGCCAGCCTCCCGCATTCGCTGCACAGCCCCATGCCCTTGTACGGCTGTAGTTCCTTGGCATAGTCGAATTTATCCACCATATACTCGTTTGTCAACATCCAATAACTAGACGTAGCGGTATTATCAACGCAACCGCATTTAGCGCATACAAATAAGCTCATATTTCAGTATCGTTAAATATCGTTATCCTTATCATCGTCAACCCTCTCCACCTTAATCATCCCCATATCGCCTGAAGGTAACGTCATGTCGCTATACACGTTATTCCAGTTCTCGTCAATAGCCAATTGATGCAGTATTGATCTATATATCTGGTAGGTATTTCCGATAAGTCTCTTTCTATTGATCATATCCTTACTACCTCCATCATACCCTATATGTTCATAGTCTTCGAGATCCGGGAACAGCCTTCTTCTTATAGCCATCGAGTTGTTTGCTATAAAGCTTCTTATCCCCAGCGACTCCGTCCTGTCCATATCATCTATCAAAGTTTCCGTGGTATGCTGAAGATCCATGTCTCCGGCTGCGTATCTGCTTATGTCTTCCACGCACCGGGATATCAGCATCAGTTGTTCCCTTGTTAGGGTTATTTTGTAAAGTTGCTTGTTGTTTATAACCATCTATTTGTTCTTTATATTAATTACTTCCATTTTATACTTCTCTGGGTACTCTAGACATGTGCGTACTACTAAAATAGAATCATTCAACATGGTTGCTTTATTACCCCTATCATCTACATAAACAGTTTTAGGATAATAATCAACATCTTCTTCTTTTTTTATCCTTACATCCTATCATGATAAGAGATAGGATAATAATACTTGCTTTAATCTTTGTCATAACAGCTCCATCCCATTCTTGTATATCACGTCTCCTTGTTTCATCTTGTCTATTTTATTAATCTCATTATCAATATAGCAAAGTTGGATATTATCCATACTATAGATATCCAGAATGTTATACTCAACATAAATCCTATATTCTTAGGTATAGGATCTATTCTTCTGAATGTTAAGATCATGTATATAAATGTCTTTATGTTCACAATTTACGATATTTTTCTATATAGTTAACTATTAAATCTTTAACTCCTTTTGGGACATCTACCAGTTTGAGATTACCTTGGAATATGTCCTTGCCGTACTCATCCATAATCTCCCCGAATGAAGGATTCATGACTCTTGTTGACATGGATATCGGTTGATCAGTGTCAAATTTGATAACGATCTTCTTTCCGCCGTTTATCGCCTTTTTAAAAGCCACGTAAAGCTTTCGACCTTTTATTATATCACAATTCCCTTTCAGGATATTAGACATATGTATGACATATTCTTTCTTCGCATCTCCGGGGTTGTCCATAAGCTTAAGATCTCCTCCGGTATCTCTCCATTTCCTGAAGCACGGGAAACATAGACCGTGATTTGCCTTGGCGTGTCTAGGTATCATCCTGCTGCTGCCGGCTGGGATCGTATCGCCACAGCAGATACACGTCCTATCCTTGTTGGTGCGCATCGGCACATAGCTCTTTATCGGGTATTCTTTTCTTTTATACATCTTCTTCTGTTTTCAAAATTATCATCACCATACTCATAATTAGGACAAGCTTTGTTGCTTGGACGCCTTACGTATGTTGTTTGTTTCCTATTATGTTTCCTGTTAGGGTTTATATAATGGTCACACACCTGCCAAATAGAACAACATGCCTTGCCATATCTTTTCGCCCACTCCTGATCATGTAGATGTATACAAGTGGCGCAAGTCGGATTCTTAAGCTTATCCTTGTTATCATCTATGATCTTATTAACCCGATCAAGAATAACGGACATATGCTCAGCATACATAACATCGAATACATCCGGCTTCGGAAGATATGTCATCGAGCTTATATCTATATCTATTTCCTTGGATTTGTCATAAACGGATTTGTATTTCCTTTTCATCAAATCCTTTAATTGATTTACCTTCTTATTGTAAGTCCCCATATTTCACTCAGTTTTCCATCCCTGTTCCCTTAATAAATTCACCATCATCTCCTTTATCTTAGGGCTAATGGCTTCGGTAAGTATATCAGCGGCCAAGTTAATAGAGAAGCTGGTCATCCTAGATTCTCCTATATACTTCTCGCTGGTAACTTCTTTCACGTAGTCATGAATATCCTTAATCATCTCGTTCTGAGATCTCAGGAGATCCAGTATCTCATCAATCTTATCATCCATTTTTCTCGAATATACCTGATAATAACCAGACAATCACCATCAAAAAGAAACACAACCCAAGCGCCTCATCCGGGTAATCATGCATAGCCTCTAAAATTCCCCTCATAACTTAACATCCATTTTGTTGATTATCTTATAAAATATATCTCTAGTCAGCTCAATATCGTAAGTAGCGTCATGGAGCTTATTCTCGTCGATCTCAATACCCATAGTCCTGGCTACGGTCATCAACTTAAAGTTCTCCATATCGTTTCTTACACCCATCAGGAACGGTGTCACCATAACATATACATCCATACAGTTAGGATAAAACCATGATCCGAAATACTTATCCCCACATTGGGTAAATAAAGCCCGTAGAAAGTTGTTGTCGAATCCTGCGTTGTTATACCCCACCAAATACATTTTATCCCTCTTGTCGAACTTATTCACGTATTTGGATAATATACCAACTAACTGCCTGTACCCTTCTTCCATAGGCTGATACGACTGCACTTGCTCCAAGGTAACACCAGCCACATCTAGCGCCTCTTGCTCTATCGTGGCGGCAGGGTTCGGGGCTAGGCGGATGTCGAACCTCTCGACCTCCTGCCCGTCGATATCCACGATCCCTCCTATTTGGTGTATCCCGTTTCTCCAGAACTTAACACCGGTTGTCTCTAAATCGAAAAATAGCAATTTGCTCATATCTATTGATTTTTTAAATGTTCCTTAATCTTCTCCAATGCCTCATAAGACAGATAGCTGTCTATAGTATTATCGCTATCTATTTCCAGCAACTCATTAAACAAGTCTTTAGCCAATGCTTTCCACTGCTCTCCCCAATCACGGAGATTCTCGACCTTTGACCGTATGTCTTCGAAATAAGAATCTACGTCTGATTTGATTGATTTTGAATAGTATTTAACATCCTCCTCATCCCTATCCATCATATAATCACATTGTGCCCTGATATCTTTTATATGGCTATCTATATCACTGCACATATAATCAACAGGTTTACGTATATTGAATATCGCTTCTGACGTAAGACCGGTTATATCTTGTATGTCTTTTAAATTACCCATGATTTAATCAATTAAATACCAACCATCCACCTGCAAATCCCATTGCGAAAATAGATAAGATTATAGATGTGAATAATATCCAATCTTTTGCGCTTAGCTCATTATTATCTCTCTTTATTTTCTCAAGATAATCATATATAGCTGTATAAACAGCATGGTGAATATTCTCGTCTCTAGCCCTTACGATATTATCATATTCATTATATCCTAGATTATGGGTGGCGCTTTCGATCCTCGTATTCCCCGTAACTTTTTTGTTTACATCAAAATCGAAACTAAATACCATATCAGTGGTTAGAGCGCTGGCGATTTTGCTTTTTATCTCATCATTACTGAGATTAGCATCGTGCACTAATCGCTCATAGTCTTTATCGTCAAGAATTATCTGTTTTTTAATGTTCATATCCCTAATATTTCTGCTACATAAACAAATCCATAACATATATAATTATCAGCGTCATGCTCACCCCAATTCACATGCCATACGACGGCGCACGGGAAATATAATGGCATATCCTCAGCCATAGGATCCTCTTTGAAGTCATCAATGTTTATCTTCTCCCTCCACCTCCACAGGTCTTGGATATCGTTCAAAATTAATTTCTCCATAACTATGACGGATATTAGATGTTAGTAATTCTATAGCCAAGCTGATCATGGCTCCCGCTTCCGTAAGTTTATTCATTTGGGCGTACACCCTGTGCTCTGCGCTACGATAAGTCTCCCTGCTGCTTATGGTATCTAGCAAATCATCTATAGCGTTTCTAAGAAGATTGGTTATTCCTCTTTCTCCCATACCCTTGAAATAATAAATATCACGACCAGCGTAAAACATGTCCTGATATCTTTTAGCTACGTACTCTATTCCGGATAGATGATATTTTTCGTTGTCTATCTCCACCTCCCCTTTTTCTATAGCCCTTAATAGTTTCCAGTCTATCCTTACATCAGCTTGACGATTTTTTACCTTTACATAGGCATATCCTCCATAATGAGAACCCAGCGTCCTCATCGTTAGCTCATTGACTTTTTGTTTGTTTTCATCCATAATAATCAGGTTTTTAATGTTGATACAAAAATACGATTTAAACAAAAATAAAAGCATGAATAATATTAAAATAATATTAATCATGCTTAAATATAAATATATTCCTTCTAGTTCTCACGGATATACGTATTCGTACTCATCTGGAGGAGATGTCTTATATTCAACATCGCACTCCATATTGGTGTAATAGTTATCCCCTTTTCTGTATACTAACGCTACCCAACAGTCATATTTTTTGCTGTATCCTATAAGAGGGACATTGGCCATAGGTGGATTATCCACCGTTTTGTATCTTATTCTTGTTACTTGCTTCATGTTCTCATGGATATAAATATTCATATTCTTCCGGTGGATATATTTCAAATTCAGCATCATACTTCATGCAGGTGTAGTACTTATCCCCTCTCCTGTACATTACTTCCCACGGACAGCTATATTTTTTGTTGTATCCTAAAAGAGGAACCCCTTCTATAGGAGGCTTATTTTTCGTTTCGTACCTTAATTTTGTTATTTGCTTTATGCTCATATAATCTTATGTTTAAGTAATTCCATCATCATCGAAAACAATGTGTCTACAAGAAGTTTCTCACTACTCCAATATATAGGAATCTCATCTATATCTCTATACGTTACAGACCATGCATGTTCTAGCTTATAACATTCGAATGTAGAACCATCTATCTCATATGGGAGTAAATTCAGTAACGTCCCTACATCCCAAACAGGGTTGGATATATCCGGGGTAACGGCCTCGATCAGGCCTATACGACCAGCGTCATCCTCCATAGAATGTAATTGATCCAGATACTTGTCTCTGAAACCGATGGCGGTGGAGATAGGAAGGCCGGCCTCGACCAATACCCTCCCCTGTTCTTTTGTGGTAAAAATCCGTTCCTTCATGGTTTTTGCTTTTTCGGTGACATATCATCCAGTTTCTTTATTCCCATCAATATCGGGATACTATCATGCATACCATCCATCATCTTCCTCTCTACCGTAACGATCGTATCATTATGCCATCCCCCATGAGCCACAAGAAGAATCTCCTGCTGCTCGAAGCCAAGCCCGCCCCCTATACCGCCGGAGTTCCACGCGCAGGTAATGACCACCCCTCCTTTCTTGGTGATCCTAGCTATCTCCTTCTTCTGTCTAGTCCAATAACTAGATTGCGTTGTTTGCATATTAACAGCACCTCCAAGTCTTTTATACGATTCAGATACCTGTCTCGCAGAATATGGTGGATCATATAATACCATATCAGCTATATTATCATCAAGATGACACAAGAAGTCCGTGGCATCTTTATGATATATAGCCTTAGTCTCAGGATCAAGATCGTTGGTGATCGTCCCTATATCGCTGTTTCTGGCGAACGGATCCACTATAACCATCCCCTCTTCTCGATATTTGTCTATAAGTTCCCTTATCGGTCTTATGCTGAATGTCTCTTTATTCGGCATTGACCATTTTTTAGTAATTATCATGATCTATGAAGTTTATCCCATTCTTCTTTATCTACTCTTTTACCTTGTATATAAAACAACTGTATTGACCCATCATGAGTGTAAATTGCTTTAGACTTATCATTTTTTAATCTATCGAAAACATTACCAAACCTCTGTGATAATTTCATAGATTGATATTTTTCAAGAAAGTTATATTCTTGATCTGATAAATTTAATTCCTGTTTAATCATTTCCCTGCTTTTGCTCATACCAAATTTGATTGTTTATTTCCTTTTTGAAATTTAATTTCATAATACTTCTAGATATAGGATCACATATATCCTCCCACCAATTCTTGTGTCCTTTTGGTGGATGTATATCCTTTTTCCATGAAGACCCCTTAACTGTTTTGACTCTTCCGTATGGCTTCATTTTGCTCATGTTTATCACATGTCACATTAGTACCCGTTTCTGATGATCCGAACATAAGCTCATCAGTGATCTTGCGAAACTCCTTTACAATATCATTCATCTGCTTACGCTCTATGCTTCTTAGCAAATGGGCTATCACATCCACTGTCCATCCGTTTCCAGCTAAAGACATGGCCGTATTCGGGGCTATCCCATCAAGGTAATCATCCGGCAATGTCTGTAGCCTACATATCTCCACAGGAGTCAGGTATCTGAACTTATCTTTCAGGTCAAAGGCGTTCAGATATCTTCCGGGCGGTAATGATGATATCACGTTATCTTTCATGACTGTTGTCAGGCAATTACTTTTCCTGATGGGAGTGGTATTCTTACCTTTTCTTATCTCCAGACATTGCGTTATTTTTATGCCCATGTCACAATCCTTTCGATACCCGTCCTCTCCTATCCTTCTACCGACAATGACTCCTATATATCTTCCTCTTATGGCTCCCGGATTCCAGCCCTTGTCATGCTCTAGAATATCATCCAATGATATATGCTTGTCTTTCGGCATTTCTACCGGCCAATTACACCAATAAAGGCGATGCCGGGTCTGTGCCGAGACCAAGGCGCTATCGATCTCCACCGGCTCCACGCCAAGCTCCTCTGTTATCACCCAGCGGTGCTCGTCCCGCATCCGGACGTTCTCGCCCAAGAACAGGATCTTACCTTTGGTCTCCTTCTTTAAATGCTTTACGATGTCCGAGAAGCAAAAGAAAAGCCTTCCACGAGCATCCATGAATCCCTTACCCTTGCCAGAGCTGGAGAAACTCTGGCAACAGAACCCTCCCATGACCAGATCTATGTCTTTCCAAGGGATATCCCATGTTCTCCAGTTATTAACATCCCCTAATTGAATAATATTAGGGAAATGTTTTTGACTTACCTTTATGCATGTCTTGTCTATCTCCGAGGCGTAGTAAGTCTCGATAGGTATGCCGGCTCTTCGTAACGCCAGACACCCACATGATATCCCGTCAAATAATGATAATACTTTCATATTGTTTATTTATTCTCAGACCTAAAAAATATCCTTTGCGATCATATCAAGGGATATTTTATGTATCTTAGGTAAGACCTTAACCAATTTTATGCCAAAATTTTCTCCTCTCTTAACAAAAGTCCATTTTCCGTATATGACTCCCTGCATCATATTTTGTATTATTTCCTTGCTATCTGTCAAGAACACTTGATAATAGATACTGTTGACATAATTGAAATCCTTCCCATGATCATCCGCCGGTCTTAATATCATTACAGCGGAGGAACATCCACGGACGAACCCGTATATCTCAAGGCATTCATCAAACTCATAATTATCGCGTTCCTCATCATGAACATCCTTAACCCATTTACATGGTCTCCCGTCCTTAAACGGGATCTTTAACTGTTTATTTGTCATAATCTTTTTAAATCATATTATAATGTTAGGTAATTTCATGAAACACATCCACATGGTTTTACCACTCCTGCCTGTTGTATGTCCAAATAAAGGTGATTGATCAATAGCTCTCAAAACCTCTTTGACGGTTATTTGATCCTCATTCCATTTAAAGATAAGAACACCATAATCATCGAGCACCCGGAAACACTCATTGAAACCCTGATTCATCAAGCTTGGCCAATCCTCCGGCAATTTGCCGTATTTCTTGGCAAGCCAACTATTATCACCTGCCTTAAGCAGATGAGGTGGATCAAATACGACAAGCTTGAAACTTTTATCAGGAAAAGGCAAATTGGTGAAATCAGCGATAAGATCAGGATGGACTTTTAAATCTCGACCATCACAAAGAACGTGTTCCTCGTCCCGGATATCAACAAACAATGTCAAAGGATTCTTTTTGTCAAACCAGAACATCCGGGAACCACAACAAGCATCCAATATAATTTTATCCATTTTTTCTACCTTATTGTTCTATATTTATAACTTTCAACTTATCATATTTATCGGTAAAAATTTCATGATCAAACAATTTGTTAGCTTCTATCTTAAAACTTCTATAATTGTCAGTTATGTTGATATCACTCCACAAGTTCAATCTTCCCTTATCATCTAATTGCATATGGATAAATCCTTTTGTTATCTTCTTCCCGGATTTAAGGCGCTCTACGTCTTTATCAGTAATCTTTTTCATACTTTCGATATTTTATCGTTATAATTAAATTCATCTTTCATCCTGATCTTTATACCTCCATATGATAATTCCTTATGAGCCGTGACAAAATAATCAACCGCATCTTCATCTAATAAACTATGCGGGCACCTTTCCCATACAGGACTTTGATCTAGATGATCCCATGTAGCTACAAGTAACCTATTCTTGTCATCATCAATAGCTATTTTGTATGTCCCTGTAGTAGCCTTACGTTTAATGATCGCTCCATTTAACATCTGTTTCTTAGCCCAGCTCCATGAGCCTCTCAACCCAAATGTTCTTATAACCCAGTTATTTATCTTTTTCATTTCAAATTATTTGTTAAAAGTGTAATATAAATATAAATACATAAATTGAATAGGGCTATTCACCATGCCCTTATCAGTAGGATCATCGTATTTGTCAAGCCAAAGGCGAAGCGCCTCCCAATCGATATCCTTACGGTCACATACCATGCAGGCTAGGTTAGCCCCGAACGGCTCCCCGTCGCCGCCCAGCGAATTGTTAAACCTCTTGGCTAGTCTTTCCTTGAATCCCTTATCATACCATATCCCGGAAGTAGCGGCATAGCAATAATAAGCGTTGTACTTCATTTTCACGCCCATCCTCTCAAATAAAGACGTATGCCATATCCGATCCAGAAAGAACACTATTCCACGATATATGAAAGTCCGGAGATTCTTCCTGTATTTCTTCCCTAAGAAGCTATCCACGCAAGATATAGTCCCGCCTGAATAGTACCAGTTATTGGCACCTCTCTTGACCTTATCCGTCATCTTGAACTTATTCTTTCTATCCTCTACCCTATCCCAAGGCTTTAATTTATCCTCATTAAATGTCGGGCAATAATGATAGTAATGATTGATCCATGACAGATATGGGTTGTATATCGTGTATCCATTATCGCTGACATATGAGTTCATATCATACCCAAGTTCCTTGGCTAGAATAGATCCCTCATCAGCTAATACCTTTAATATCGGATTTAAGTTCCATATCTGATCTTGGCTAACAAACATCGAATAGCATGGGTCTTCATCCTCTCCATACCATCCACCCATCCCGCTCACTATTTTATCCAAATCAAGTGAATAATCTTTCCCGGATGAAAAGTCATCTCTAAGAAAAAAACCTCTATATGGGATCATATCATGTATGCCGGGTTGGTCGTCAAATATGAACTTAGCGTTCTCGGTCAATCTAATCAATGTTTGTAAGACAGAAGATATATCTATGGGTGCATATTCACACCCATAGACCTTATTATTTATCCAAAGATATTGAAGAAGCTCGGCTATATTAATAGTCCCGTCCTCTACATATCCTGTCTTGTTATCGAAGTTTATTTTGGCTAGAGGTATATTACTTCCTTGTGGTTGGTCACTTTTTTCATTACAACAATGCACGAACCTGCCAAAGAATATATCCTTCCAGCCAAAATATTTATCCCTTATCGTCATAAGCCTATTTCTTGTCGTATAACGACATGACGTTAATAAGATCAGCTTTTCTGGCCATCCCCTCAAGTTTATTAAAGCCATCCATGTTATCACCGCTGACGATGATAGTAGGATATACCTCTATACCGTACTTGGATATTTCCTCCTCCGTGGCTTTGTTCTCCGGGATCTGGTTTAACGTGACCTCACCCTCATACTCCTGTAATGTGTTGGCGATAATATATCGCATGTAGTCGCTGTATTCAGCGTCTTTCTTCGTGAAAAAATCAATTCTTACCATCTCAAATAGTTATTAATTTGTTAATAATCAAATCAGCGGTAAATATAGCATTATCTACCTCATCTATACTCATCTTTCTCCCATCGAAATTGTTAGATAATAAATCCTTAACAATCTGATATCTACGCTGCTCCCAATTTACGTCTACATCAAAATTCAGATTCTTTACATAATCATAATTTAATTCATTATAACTGTAACTGAGATACTTAACTATCGGGAATAGGCTATCATCAATAGTGCGCTTGATTACATTAACGTATTTACCTGTTCTTTTGTCGATAGCTCTTAATCTCTCATCTACTACTCTTTTTCCTGACTCTTCCATTCTATAAGCCCTTTGTTATGTTTATCGTAATATAATAACGCTATGGCGTTCCAGCATACGGCGGATAGATGCATGAATCCCTCCTTATCATATCTCTCCCCTTTCGTATAAGCAACCAAGTGTCTCATGAGTGCACCTAGATAACGATTGAACCCATCAGGTATATCCTGCCATGAGTTATCAGCGTACTTCTTGGCACCTTCCGTATATACCCTCACGATATCCTCTATCTCAGCCAAAGGAAGGAGATCCCACCGAAGCTTGCCGTCGGCCCGGTCGTCCTTGCCGCTGCCGTCTTTCCCTACAAACGGTCCGCTTTCCACCACCGCGTCTCCTATTTTTGGCTTCCCGAAATTCATCACCTCATCTGCCGTCTCATCATCAATAAGCCTTAACTTGATAGCCCTGCTTAACGAGACAACCATTTCCTCATCAACCCAAATAAATTTATATGTCTCATCAAATAACGGTTCTATTTTCATTATCCCCGTATTGTCGGCGGTTTCAAGTACCTCAAATACCTCACCATCATAAACAACCTTGTCGTATTTGCTAAATTCCTCTTTCATTTCAAACTCCTTTTTGTTTTATTAATAAAATTCACTAAGATCCCTGCATTCCGGTGTCTCTCCTGTCATAGAATAAAGCTCACCAGATGATAGATATACGCAATGCGAGGTCTTCCCGTCTCTCCACTCGCTTTGCTTCGTAATTCCGCAAATAGCGCAGCGTTGGATCCCCGGCCCCGCCTTTACCCACGAGTGCCGTACGTTTTTCTTTCTTGTCCTGTTGGTGTCGTCAAGTTTTCTCATGATCAATCCTCCAAGGCCGTTACAATTTTATCTTTCCCGATAATAACCTCGTTCCCGCTTCTCACATCAAAGCATCTCCCTTCATCTGCCTCCTTGAAATAAAGAACGCCATTGTACTCGAATAAACCGAAGCCGTAATCGTCTAGCTTCATTTCGTTAAGTTTCTTGAATTTGCATACGTTTTTCATATTCTCCATATTATATTGCATTACTGGAAATATCATTATGATACTTATACCTATCACAAGCAGCCCTGTGTAAAACTTTTGTGAATCATATTTTTCCCATCCCTCCATCATCATGACAAAGGAGATTACTATTATTATAATAATAGATATCAATCCTACCATATCACATCCTCCTCTCTTTCAAGAATCCCATCATATCCTCCACGCTAAGTTGGAAGCCGGCAGCCGCCTTATGACCGCCTCCACCGGGATAGGCCTTGCGTGCCAGCGCCGAGACATCCACCTCCTCTTTGGTGGTATAGAACGAGCATCTAAAGAATCTTCCGTTCCAGCAAAATGGCATCATCAGATCATGTCTTTTAGGGTTATACATAGATTCAAATGTAGTAGAGTTAAACTCCGTGGTATTCATACATATAGCCTTGTACCCAAATACATCAGCCTCGAATGAGAATATATTTATCTCGCCCCTGTTTTTCTCGACGATATACTCCAGTATCGCCTCCCCGTTCCTTATCATGTCATATATGAAGTCATGATCGCCATCCATGGCCCTTGCCGCCATATCCACGTCAAGACCACAATATCCTCTCATCCCGTATTGGAACGCCATGACATCACTCCATTCGAAGCGATCATGATCCCATACATCATAAGCGCTCAATAATTTTACCACGTCAGGGGTTTCGATATCATCGAAAAGATATTCCCACGTAAGCTCACAAGCCGCCGTTCCGATACGTCTCTTGCCCTTTACCTCGTAATCCCTCATATCGTCTATGGCGGTCTTATGATGGTCTATCCATACGACATCTATACCTTTCTCTTTCCACTCATCGAAAAGGAATCTTGTTCTGTTTCCAAATGACACGTCAACTGCAAACACCTTATCATATTTATTCACGTCAGGTATTTCCTTGCCGTAATTGTAAGGAAGAAGATCAATGTCCCCTTTGAAATACTTTTTTACTATAGCCGCTGACATTACTCCGTCAAGATCAGCCTCATGATATATACATCCTGTCATAATCTATTGTTTTTGATTAAAAAATCTATGTATTCTTTTATATCCTTGTTCCTATCATTATCCCAGTCAAATGTCTCGTTTATGAATTTGAAGTACGATACTGGGATCGAATGCAACATCCACCCACAATATTTCCCGAATGTCATTACCGTAGAGCCAAGGGGATGATCCGGTCTCCCGGGAACAGGGGCGGCGGTTACGCCCTGCGCCAGCCCCCTCCTACGATCTTTCTTGGCTGCTTTGATATCCAGATCTGTTTTCGTTACCTTATCCCCCATCGGGATATTAGTTATTAGCTTATCGCCGATAAACATCCCCCATCCATATCCTTTGTAGTTCTCTATACTAAGTTTCCTTATATCACCGAACCTTGACGAGTTGTTACAACAATCAACAACCAAAGCACTATCCTTTCCGTCTTTTATACGGACTGCCCTTCCAAGCCACTGATAAAACGATGAGAATGAGAATGTCGGTCTCCCTACTATCACGCAATCCAGACCCGGATGATCGAATCCCGTACCGAGGGCGGAATAGTTGAACACTACCCTCGTCCCACCTGACTTGAATCTCTCGACTATAGCCTCCCGCTGCTTCTTTGGCGTGCCTCCGTGAACTACCTCCGCCATGCCAGCGCATATCTTGGCGTTCATCCATTCGGCGGCAGTATTACAGCTCTCAACAGAATCCATAAATACCAGTATAGATCTGCATACGTCTTTTAATACCATCAACCGACGTAAAATAAGATTGTTTAAGCCATTTTTTCTCACCGCTTCACTAATAGACCCAGCCGTATATTCGGAGCCGTTAGAATTAAGTTTAAGGGCATCTCCATTGAAATCCCATGTCTCGTACTTAAGAGGTGTCCAAAATCCTTGCCTTATCATCTCCTCTACCTGTATCACGTGAATCAGGTTCCTGAAATATACCGGTCTCATACGAGTGATGAAATTAAGCTGGGAATATGACACCTGCCCTATCGACATCGTTTTAAGCCTGCATGGTGTAGCGGTAAACCCTATCACCTTTTTCGGTTTCAGTTCATTCATGAATGTCATAAACTCGCTACCATCCTCCGGGCTATAACCAGCATGAGCCTCATCTATCAATACATTTCTGATCCCCATCTCCTTAAGCTTATCAACAACCTTCTTGATAGACCCTAACGTGGCGTATATCATGTTAGACAGCTCTTTCTTACCACAGGAAGCGGAGTAGATGGTAGCCGGTATGCCATACGACGTTATCTTGTCGTGGTTCTGTTGCAGCAATTCTTTTGATGGTTGTAAAATCAGCGTCTTATCTCCCATCAATCTAGCCGCCTCTGCTATCAGCAGTGACTTACCGCAACCTACCGGCCCTACGATTAATACCGGATCGCTCCTATCAGAGTTTATGTAATCGGAGATACTTTTAACACACTCCTCTTGATATGGTCTTAACTTGTATATCATTTGGATCTGTAGTTATCAAAAACGTCTTTTACGTACTCTAATCTTATCGCACACTCCCGGTCATCGTCCATTTTCACCATCAAAGTTTCCTTGGTCTTGCTTATGGCTATCACCTCTCCTACTCCTATCTGGGTATGGACTATATCGCCTAGCTTTATATTACATTTGATCATGGTCAAGCTTTTTATTAAATTCCTCTATCTTGCTCCTATCTGTCTCATTCACCATCTCAGCCTCTTCCTTGAATATGTCATACCCTTCCCGGATATTGTCGCCAACCATATTCTCTATCATCTCCCTTAGCTCATCGCTTCTTACGGCAAAAGATATCTGGAATGATTTACTTGTGCCTTTCATCATGTAATCAATCTCCTTCTTACATTCTGCCATTAACCGATCCAGATTATCGAACTTAACGAACTTGGAGTTGCCATTGGCTTTTCTTACCCCATCCTTGAAATCCTCCAATATCCCGTTAAATACATCCGCCATACACATCATGGAATGTAGCCATACCAGCATATTGAATTTATATTCATTATCAGCATTATTCATCAAGCCTATCAAAGACTCACTTTTTGTCAACATGATTTTAGATTCTCGATCTACGATATCCTTTATCTCTTGCCGGTATCTCATGGCTCCAACGAAATCCATCCTAGAGTAACATTCATTTGATTTCTCTACCAATTTCCTGATATCCTTTCTAGACATCAGAAGATCCAATACCTGTTTTTCTCTTTCGTTTTTATCCATAATCATTTATTTATTGACACAAATATAATTAAAGCCTAGATATTTACCTAGGCTTTTTAATAAAGTTAATCTTTTTTATTCTTTCTTTTTGACTCATCCCAATCCGATGAATACCTACATGTGTTTTGTTTGTGGATTGAGAAATCGCACCAAAAACACAAGGGCTTGGGGCGGGGTTCAAGGCAGGCTGGTTGCCGTCCCATTAGGTAGCGCTTCTCGTACTTATACCCTTGTTTGGCATCGTCCCAAACGTGAGCTTGATAGCTATCTATTTTATTTGTCTCGAAATCATACATATCAAGGAGAATATCGTTAAGCTCCTTGACCGACCTCTCTACTTTCTCCTTATCTACCTTCACGTTCTGATTGTCCAGCATGCGGGTAAAGAAATAGCTGCACATATCCGGCAATACCTTGTACTTTCTCAGTATGTAGAAGGCGTATATCGGATGCTGGAGATTGTGAAGCAGCTTATCCTCATCGAATAACTTTCTCCCGGACTTCCAGTCTATCGTATACATGGCTATCCTGTCCTTTGTCTTATACTCTCCACGCCAGTCCACCGATCCTATGATATGTACCTTATCGTACGTCACGCCATCCAAAGTAAGGGGCTTGGGTAGCTTATAGGGCAGGACGAAGCTCTCCTCCACGCCGGCCGGTCTCGACCCCCGGATCACCTTTTCCATTGGCGTAAGATCGGACCATGCCTTCTTATAATTGCCAGCGGCGTCCTTCTCAAACAACCCCACAATCCATCTTATTAACCTAGCTGCATGTTGCATAGACTCGATCTGGGATTTTACGCTATCAAAAGGAATCTGTTCTATATCGGCGTAGTAATTGAAAGCCTTACTCATATCCTCATAAGAAGGTCTGCATCCGTTCTTGAAGAAGTACTCCATCGTCTGGTGGATAACCGTACCATATGACGTAGCCTCGTGCTTCTCCGTGGATCTGTGACCCTCCACGTAAGTCTTATACCACTTATACGGACATTGAACAAACGTGTCTATCTGTGAGTAGGATGCGGCAAGCACCTTCTCACCGCCTATCGTCTTGCATAGCAAGTTATTCTCCGGAACGATCATAAAGCCTCTCCGTATTTATGTCACGCTCATATAAATCCATCGAAATATTCTGTAGGTTATGCAAATACCTTATCTGGATAAGCTCGCTCAGGTCATCCTCCATATCCCTAAGTCCGAGATAATACTCGTCGCCAAAAACCTCCATGGTCATCCCGTGTCCACGATATACGTCCCTATTCTTGTCACTCTTGAAACCGATAGCGTCAAGAAGGTTATCGTCTATCTCAATAGGCATGACATTATCTTCCCCTGAATACCATTTCATTATCCCATCATCAACCTCACGTTCAAGGATTAATGATCCACTTTTATTACGCATACCGGTAACGCACCCTACTCTCCATATATCGCCAGCTTTGTCTTTTACAAGATTGCCCGGCCTTAACTCCTTAACTGAAATCATATTCTTCCTCCTCATTATTATCGTCATCGCAATCATCGACAAGAGGGGTCTCTAGCCCCTCTTCCCAATCATCATATCCGAAGTCCATTACTTACTCTCAAGCCAATCGTACAACATATCCACAAAAATCCCTACAGTTAGTTCATCGACAGATTTATCGCCAAAGACATCATCCGGTATCCTTATATCCATCTTTTCTTCAATCCCTATCAATACCTCTAATAAATCAAATGGATCCATAGCTAGATCGGATGACAAATTACTGTCTTCTCTTACATCGTCAATTACCTCTATATTATTAATGTAATTGAACTCATGCATTTTCTCGAATATCTCTTCCCTCACTATCTCCAATAACTCATCTCTTTTCATAATCCTTTAAATAATCGTACAACATATTTGTAAGCTCTCCTACCGTCAATTCGCGATAAGGCTTGACATCAAGCACTTCATCAGGTATATATCTACCAGTTCTCTTCTCCATTTCCATTACGACTTCCACGAAATCAAGGGAATCCAAGGCCATATCCGCGCCCAGCTCATCATTATTGGTTATCGATTCAGGATGATTAAGCCCATTAAATTCACCTACCTTTTCGAATATCACCTCTTTTATCATTCTCAATAATTTATCCTTTTCCATAATCTAAATCGACATTTTTAATCTTCTACCTAATTCTTTTTTTATATCTGATATCCTTTCGATATCCATCTTAACATCGCCTGTGATAGCGTATTCCTTATCCATTCTCTTTGGGGGATCCGGAAGCCGGCTTATGGCGAACAACCATGCCAGCTCCTTGTTCTTGTTCTCCCTAAGATACAAGTCAGACGTCATGCCATACATTTTTATGATCGTATCGAATAACGTTGATTCCGATAAACTCATATGCACGCTATACACATTTGATGGTTTCCAGATCAAGTTATCCAATCTCATCGTATACTCACGTTTAAGATCTATGTGGGATATTACGGCTCTTACTATAGGTTCTTCCTTGAAGTTGGTATTAGCCACGAACCATACGAGCCTTTTCTCTACCTCCTTAATAGCCCCTGTATCCTTCCCCATATCGTTATATACCCCAACGATACGGTCCCGGATCCCCTCGACCTCCGGTGTCAGACCGGGTGTCTCTATCAGCGTCAGCAGCGACCCTCCCCTTGGCGTTATCTTCCACTTCCCATTCTTCTGAAGCTCGATATAACCAGATGCTTTATAACTATCTATTTTCTCCTTTGGAATGACGCTAGCCATCTCCTCTTTCTGCCGGATCATCAAAAGATACCCGACATCAGACATCGTTAATCCTGATGTCATCATCTGTTCAAAATTTATATACATAAGCTAATGAGTTAAAATATTGACCTGATCTTTCTGGCTACCCTCTCGACTATATCGGGATGATCATTTCCGTTATATATATCTATTAGCGTATCTATTATATGTAACCTTATGTTTTTCTTTGATGAATGAAACCAAAAATCTCCATTTTTTCTGTTTACAGGTTTGAACATCTTCAGTTCTGGTATAAGATAACACGCCACACATGATCTTTCAGCAAGTGATAATTCAACCGCTGCCTTTTCTATTGCTCTGCACATAAATGTATAATTATCATTCTTTATTAGATCGTAAGCTCTTCTCAACACCCTAAGGGCGTCTGCTTTCGATAATCTCTTTCCCTTTTTCATACTGTTTTACCGTATAAGATTCATTAGCCATACCAACTCTACCAACTGATATAGATTGATTTATAGATTGGTTAAGATGCCCTACAACCGACATCTTAGCCCTAACCGTATTGGCGCATCTTAGAAGGATTCGATAATCCTCTAACGCCCTCTCGTATCTTACGTCCACCCTAGCCCTTTTATCAGCATCAGTCATGCTCTTACATGTTCCGTCCTCCCTCAGGCTTATAGCGATCTTGTCCCGTATGATTCTGATATCATCCTCGGCTATCACCAGTTCGGCGTCAAGAACCCCCTTGTATGAGCTAAGAAGATCCTCCACCGCCACAACTTCCCTTTTTAGGTTCTCCAATTCCAATATCATTGAGTTGTCATTTATCCTTTTATACTCCTGTACTTTATTGGATACCTCATCACAGATACTCATGATCTCCTTTTCCCGTTCCCGGTTTATGATATATCTGATGCTGTATTTAGCCATTTCCTTTAACGAGGATATAATTTCCTTTATCCCCATCTTATCCTCAACCGACAATACGGTCTTCAAGAACATTTCCAGCACCTTTATCACTACAAGCAAGTAATTATGTCTCAATCTCATGTCAATAAGGTGTTTCGTCATGTACTATATTGAAATCATCACTAGGCGGTATATATTGTTGCTCCAACGGGATACTGGGAGGCGGGGGCGGCAGCGTCACCACGGTCGTGTCCGGCTTGCCGCTACCCACGGGGGCATCCGAGCCTCCCGGTCTTTCTTGGCGCACCACCCCTCCATCAGGATAATATCGCTCATATCCTTTCATGATATCTACATGTATCGCATCAATCTCCTCTAATGACCGTTGACGGACCTTTACGATATGATGGAATAATAATCCATCCACACGGAAGGATCGTCTTGATTCACTTTTAAAACGTTCCAGGTTAGGATACCATCCTTGCGGAAATTGCATGTATGAGGAGTACCCGTATCTCTTCGGGATATTTAACGCTACCATAGCCGTACATAACTGTCCCAATGTATCTGATTGATAAAAATCAGATTGCTTTGGCATATGATCTTTTGGATCCCGTCGTCCTTCGATATCACGATTGAGTTGGGATATTATAAGAAAGAAAATATTAGGAAAAGTCCTTTTAGCTATATTGCACATGGTTATCAACGAGTCGATATTCCTTTTGGCATCTCCTGAACCTTGTATCAGGGCCGTATGATCTATAGACACGAATACCATTTTTTTATCTTTGTTTATTGGCATATACTCATTCCACAGAAAGTTTTGAAGCTCATCTACGGTTGATGGTTTAGGGATGTATGTTATTCTGCTGGAGTTTTCCTCCTTAAGACATTTCTGCATTTCCTTTATCTCTTCATCAGACATCTCGTTAAGGAGAATATCTTGTATATCCTTTCCCATTTTTTTTGATAGTGAACGCAACATCAAATCTTCTGGGTTCATCTCAAACTCACATCTTAACCATACATAATCATCTGCCTGTGGATTGATATTGACATTCATCACATTGCTCATGATCTTCTGCGCCAAATAAGACTTGCCGACTCCGGGCCTGGCGCCGATAGCCACCGCATGTTGTGGGTAGAACCCTCCCAGCAACGCCTTGTCAAGATAAGCGTATCCAGTACGAGCCGGGAGAAGTTCCCCCGACTGATACTTTCTTATCCTCTCATAGGCATCCATGATAATCTCCTTGGATGACCTCCATATCCTATCCTCACTCATCCTCTTGCGTTTCTATCGCCAGCCGTATCGGATTTAGATCCTCTGTTAGCTGATCTTGATTTATATCTTAATCCCTTAGCCGTATGGCATAGGTCCTTCCCCTTCCGATAAGCCTTCCCCTTCAACTTATCGGTCTTGTAGTTCTTGCGACCCAATTCCCGTCTCTTGGCTTTCTGCTCAGGTCTGGCGTTGATCTTCTTGTCCGTCTCAGCCTTCTTCTTTCTGGCTTCCGGATGTGTCCTGTAATATTCAGTCGATCTCCCCATCCTCTTCGTCCTCCTCATCATCAAAATCTATATTCTCTTGCATATCCAAATCCTCTTCCTTTAAAAAAGATGGATATTCCAATCCCAGACGCTTAATCATATACGAATATGGATCAGACGCAAATTCATCTGGTATCTCCCATGTGCAAGGGAATGTACCTATTACCTTTTTAAATTTATCGGCTAATTCGCTACTCATCCCCATATTAACCATTTTATTATAAACTGTAGCTTCTACGCTACTTACATTGCCCCCAACATAAAAACCTGTTGGTTTGTGAACAAAATAAACTTTCTTCATTTTACATGTATTATTCATTTTATTAAAGGTATCCAATTTGATTCGATACTCAAATGTTCCATTATCATTAGCTCTAATGCTCATATTTATCCTTCTTGCGATCTCCATAACTCATATCCATATCACACACCACCGTATCGGTCGTGTCGTTTACCACATGGAACAGGAACTCCGGGCACCCGTGGCAGGCGTTGCTCCCGATCACCACCGCTCCGTGCCTAGGGCAAGCCTTCTTTACCATGGTTCTATCATATATCCGTATATGATTATCGCTATACTTTTCAATATATCTCATGGTATTAAGTAGTGATGGCAAAGACATCTTATATGGGGATACATGTTCTATTGGTATATCCAATTCACCAGATAGGCTTTTGTAAATATCCTGCACATCCCGTTTTGTTCTATACGCAAATATATTAATCTCAGTCATTGCCATATCCATACTCCTAAGAAGATCCGGCTTAGCCAGCCTCCCCATCGGCTTCCCAAAAGGATCGGATCTCATCCAAGCCCCACACTTCTCGCACCCAACTTGCTTTCCCTCCACCGTATTTATCATAGTGGATGGGGCCTTGCAATACGGGCATACGGATCCGTTTAACATAGCTTTCTGGGCTAAAGATAGCTCTCTCATGCCTTTTCTTGTATTTTGACATTAAATAGATCACAGAATCTATTAAAATTCCTGTTCTCTATTCTCATATCCTCCTCATACCTGTCAACTGATTTGATGAAATCATTATAACAGTCCTCGCACATCCATTGATTGATTACTGCTACATAATAGCCCACGGATGTAGGTCTGTTACACATATCGCAAATACCTAAGCACCCATATCTGGTGAGCTTATCCATCATCTCCTGTCTTGTTATTTCAAGCACCTTGAATTTCTTGTAATTGTCAACTACCTTTGCCATTGTAAATTTGTTTAATAATAAAATAATCCGCTATATCCATTCCCTCATTTATATTGGGTTTTGATTCTAGAAAATTACTTATCTCTATATTCATCCCCCTCATATCCTTGTCTACCTTCTTTCTCCATTCGTTGAAAGCGTCGCCCTTATCCGGGTACAGGACTATCCGCCTCCTACCCAATGTCTCTATCATCTCCCTTTTCAGCATATGGATACCGCCACAGGCCATAAACAACCTACTAGGGTACACGATGTTACAGATAACAGCCGTCTTCTCTGACTCTACTATATACACCGGAGCGTCATTGGGATAGAAGTTGATAAGAAACTCCCCGAACAGGCATTGCCTAAGCAGGTAATCCTGACCGTCCAGTATATGCACCCAACATACATGATCCATGGGAACCTTTACCCTCTTCCCGTCAGGCCCGTAGTCCATTATCTTCCCGGTCCGCACTACCCAATTCTTATCCAGTTGCCAGAACACACAGCACTTACCCCAGTCCCCGAATCTCATCATCCCCACCTTATACAAGCTAAATGCCCTATTGGTATGATACGATCCGAAGATATTGGATAGATAATCCTGAAGATCGGATGTCTCGAAAGGATTAAGCGTCTCAAACATCTTGCTTACCGGAATGCAGTTGGCTATATCCGGATCCATAGGAGGTCTGTACCTCCTTAATACTTTGTTTGAATCGGTAAAAAGATCATTGTTCCCAAGTTCGCTCCCTGTTGGATATTTAAAGTAACCACATTTATTTTTATGATCACACACCCCAAACTGCTCTCCAACGATCTGACCGGTGGTTACGTCCACGTACGGCGTAAAACACTTATCCTTGCCGCATTGCGGGCACGTCAGCTTCCTCCTTGGTTTGCTATGATCCAGCTCATACCGATGAACGCTCTTATTGAACTCCCTAAATTCCATCACCCTCTCCTCTCATTCATGACTCTATATATATAGTCCCTCAGCGGCTCTTTCCTTACCAACTTATTAACATCAAACTCGCCTTCTATATCTAAGGATCCGATTCTTGATGTAACCGTATAATTAGTTTTCTCGAACTTATACTTTCCTTGAAGATATACTACGGTAGCCATATTCAATATAGGGTTGTCAGTCTGTCTCTTCAACTTATATTGGCTGGTCTTTGCGGTAGGATCACCCGGAGCGAAGTTATATATCTCCTCTATCTCCAATATCTTTCCGTAGTTCTCCAGTATCATTCTTCTATATAGCTCAAGCTGGAAAGCGTACTCGTCATAGAAATTACCTTTCCTATTTGATTTGAAGTCCAATATAGCGAATATCCTCCTGCATCTCTTTATCTTCTTTTTCTCCGTCTTAGGCTGACCTTTCTTGGCTCCCGTCTTATAGAACTCCCCTGTCTCGACCTCTATCTCCACTGTCTCCGACTCGCTGTCCATCTCCACCACGGCGTCCACCGAAGAAGCTACCTTTAACCTGCTTGACCTCAACATCTTCTCGATCAATACAGGTTTTACATGTCTTTCCTTGCAGAATATGGCAAATGATATTAGATCCTCTATTAGCTCATCAATGCTATCCACTAATATCCGCTCCATCCTATACTTGTCTATTCTTAGCTTTGCTTCCTTGACCACCTTCCTGATCCATGTCGGGATCAGCTTTATGTTAACCCCGGTCAGATACAACCCAAATAGATAATGCATGATAGTACCTAAGTCAGCCCTATAGTTAGCGTACTCATCAGGGTCCTTGCCCTTGAGTCTCATCTCATTCTTCCACTTCTCCAAAGCGCCAGACGTATCACAATACCCATTAGCTATATTATTGGTAGCTCCGTCATATATGATAGGATACCCATCAGCCCCCATCTCATAATAAACACGCTTGCCAGCTACGGTCATTCTATATAACACAGGTGTCGGGATATCCTTGATCCATTCAGCGGCATAATACTGTTGCTCTGTCTCCAGATCATACTCAACTTCCATCTCCTCCTTAGGCTCGTTTTTAGGCTCTTCAGCAGGCTTTTCCTCCTCAGATATATCTTTCTTTGGGATCGTTGACAAAACGTCTAATATGCCAAAGAAAGCGGTAAATTTAGGATCTGTATGATATGATCTTAATATTGGTAATGATGATCGCCACGCAGAAAGCATATTCATAATTAACCCAGATCTATCCTCTAGAGCTACCTTGCTATCACTTACCATCGTTATATTTATATGATGCCTGTTCTCTAAACGAGATACCATATCCTCTATTGGCTCTTGGTCACTTATGACTTCCATGACCGAATCTTTTCTATATATCGTATCACTTATAGCCTCGTATCCAAGAACTAGAAGTAATTTTTGTTTTCTTCTATCCATGATAATAATCTGGTTTTTAATTTACCATCCTCCTCGACTCTAGGTGCGAGATCCCTCATCCTTCTGGCTGCCAACAGCCATACGTTGCCAAACTCGTCCAAGAGCCGGCTGAAATCCATCGTATCTAATAGATAATCGAATCTTGTATGCTCATCAGCCGTCAAGTAGATAATGTTATCATTATCCTCAGCAACTGATTTATATTTCCGTTTAGGGTATAAGTGGCATATGTTGCTTACCCCCGGGCATGGTATGTATGCGCCGGTAGCAGATCTCCTTGTCATACTCAATCTAGCCACATGGGCGCCAAAGAAAACGGCTAGGCTCTTCCCCTTTGGCTTGGCCTTCACCCGTATCGCCGCCCTTTCCTTTGGCGGTAGCTCCTTGGCTCTGCACGCGGGACACAACCCCTTACTCCTTATGGTTACCATCCTCCCACATCTCTCACACGGTAACATCCTACCTCTCATGCCTTTTTCTTTTTATAACTTTTGTTGAACTCCATAAGGCTCATAGCCCTATACCTCTTAAGCCTATTAATCTTACCCTCAGTCCAATCTTGATCCTTGAAGTTGATGATCGTATCGAATATCTGAGCTAGTTCCCGGATATTAAAACTCCTGTTTTGTATCTTCTTATAGAACCCCGATCTGCTATATCCTAATTTAGAAGCTAGATAAGTTTTGTTAGACAATGTGAGGATACGATAAATCGTACCCTCCATTTTACTTATCTCCATCAACTTCTCGGCTATGGACGACGTGGTTTCGTAGCTAGCTTTACTGCCTACTATCCTCATTTTTCTCCGGATTCCTGATCTTACCATCAAACTCGTAGAAGTCCATCAGTTTCTTCTCTTCCTTGATACAAGTGACAACGAAATCTGATATGGTTCCTTTCATGCCTTCCTCGAAATTCTTTTTGGCATGATCAAGGTCATTGGCCCGAACGATGTAGTTAAACGCCTTGCGTTTCTCATTGTTCGATTTCTCGTCTATCGTAATATAATCAGCCGTGACCTTATAGAACCGGTCTCCATCCATGGCAAACAATTCCGCTATCCTGAATCGTTTGATATCAACGCTAAACTCACCGGATATGAATGGCTTCATCTCCTCTATGATTCTAGCCTCACATTCGGTATAAGAAAAGGCATCTACTAAATACTCTTCCTTTACCTTCTTCTTCATGCCGTTCTCGGCATCGGTCTCATAAGAAACCGTACATTTAAACCAATTGTGCATTTTAATCTATATTATTGTTAAACAAAGGATAATCTTTTATTCCTTCACGAATATATCTTTCCGTATCATCATCCACGCCATAAGCCTTCTTGAAAAATATCATAGCCTTATCCGTATCATTATCCACCAGTGGTAGATATTCCCTTGCAAAAAGCGACCTAAGATAGTTCATATTATCAATCCTATGTCTTATATCGGCTACTTTATCCCATATCTCGGCCCGAATTTTACTCATTTTCTTCATATTTCTCTCATATCTCTCTAGCTGGTCTTTATATTCCGCCTCAATCTTATCGTTCTTATCCTTGATAGACTTATAGGTCTCCTCGTCTTTCGTATCAAACATCGGAGTATGTTTGATATTAATTATATCCAATTTGCTGTATAGCTTTTCATTGGATACGGTGAAATCATATCTAGTCCTGTACAGATCAAAGTCACTTAAGAACTTAGCTATTTTAATAGCATCATCCTGATCAAGAACGGCTATATTCAATCCTTCTAAATAGTAGAAGAAATGGGATGGAGAAATAGGTTTACAGTCATATGTCCTCATGATTGGAGGCTCATCCATAAACCTGACACCTTCCTCCGCACATCTTATTACGATCAATTTCTCTACCTGCTCATCAGTAAGATCATATATCTCCTGATCGGTCATCTTATCAATTGTCTTCATCATCCTCATCCTCCGATATCGTTACAGCCTTTGTAAACTTTTGTTTATAGACCTCACCCATAAGGCAGGCGAAAGTCCTATCATCCATACTAGCCATAGTATTGGCCTCTACCATAAGATTCATCTCGATGTTCTTTACCAAGATTTCATAGTTATCATCATCTTTTTTATAGAAAATGACTTTACCACCATACTCGAAACCATCATCCCCGGTCTTAACCATATCGATGATCCTCTCTAACTCCTTTACAAATTTACTCTTTTTCATATGTGTAATTTTTATGTGTCTACAAAAGTAGACATTTTGTTTTTGAATTAAATTAAATAAACATTATTAATAGTTAATACGCTTAGGTGATTATATACCATTTTACACTAAAATCGTAAAATGGTATATAATCACCTTATCCTCCATATATCTTAAGCCCTTTTATATTGTATTTGCTTATATCCATACACAAATTACACCCTCCATGACAACAACACCACGAGCAAAAGGCTAGTCGCTCCTGCTCCGGCCTACCTTGAAACTCCACTGCCGCCCTATACCATGCCGGGGATAATACCCTGACCTTCTCCGGTACGGGCGGTGTCATGAGCACCGATCTCCGTCTTCCTTTGGCATCTTCCCTATTTCTCATTTGGGTTGTCCTTTAACAGCTCAGCTATCTTATCTTCCTTCAACATATTTTGCTTTCTCATGTTATCTACGACAAAGGCAGCGAACGCCATATCATACCTTTTCCTTAACTCATTGACAAAAGATTTGGCTTTTGATTCTACCATTGTCTCGATGTTGCTGTCTACAACTTTCTTCATCCTGCCTCTTATAAACTCGTCTACTGTCAACTCCTCATCCATATAATCTGACCTGAATCTATATTTCTTCTCGCTGGCGTTCTCGATGAGATCGCTCATTGATTCCCTCGCTATATCCTCAATTTTCTCTGATATCGGATTGGATATTTCTCTCATCAACTCATTCTTGAACTTTTCTTTAAGTTCACGTATTACAGCTAACCTGACCGAGCTGGTAAACTCCTCTTTCAACGTCGCTTCATTGTACATAGCTTCCTCGAATACATCTTCCAAATTTAATTCTACTTGAATTTTCATATCATTATATTTTAATAAATTATAAATTTTTTAGGCATATAATTATCATGTATTATTTCCCCTCATCTTTTAATATTAATTTCTTCCCGATCTTTTTAATTTTTGTCGGTCTTGATAATCGATAGTCTCTTTCTATCGGTCTATTAAGTACATCATCCTTGTGCCCCTTGTATCCTTTCTCGTAAGCACTAACCCTTGCGCAAAACTCAACCACATCGCCTGGCGATAAATTAGCACCACTAAATCCTTTTGTTAAATCGAACCACAAATGATCTGATACTATTTTGCTATCAAGTGTCACATCTTGTAAAAGCATCGTTTTTACAGGTCCAATGTATCCATTCCTAAATCCAAATCTAACAAAGGTTGCTGTAAACACATGGCGTCCTTTTGATCCTATTGTTCTCAATTCTTCTCTCATCTCCTTTCTTATTTTTTATTCATAAAACCAGTAATTTTCTTCAAATACCCTTTTGTCATCTCAATAAAGTTCACGCAATCCGGCTTGCTCAACTTGTAAATCAAAGCCGGGTTATGAATTACGGCTATAATTTGTGTTTGCGGTTTATGAAATGACAATACCTTGTACAGATCCATGATATTGTCAATATCTAAATTCCTGTCCGGCTCATCCATAAGGATTGTATACTCAAAATCCTTCTCCATTAATACCACATGATTGTCTTTGTAGTATTTTAAAAGATTGTTGATCCTGTTTGCCCAGAACTCATTTGACTTTTTCTTAAATTCCATAAGCTTCTGTATCGGAAACGCATACTCATCTTGGTTAAACACAAAATCAAAAAGCGAGTTCATGGCATGAAGGTTCTTCTCCCCAGAGGATCTAGATGTTCCATTCATATACAAACTTAAATTATTGATATTATCCAATATATCATCCTTTCTCATTTCAGTTTGCTGTAGGAGATAGAAGACTTTCCCAATATAATCCGACTTAATACTGATCCCGTCAAGCACCTTGTCATCATCAAATATATCCGGGAAATACAATGCTTCTGACGGTAATTCAGAACACATCTTTTTCTCGCACAACATGTACTTCGATATCATATTCAGGAGGGTTGATTTCCCGCTCCCGTTCTTGCCTACAATCACATTCACGCCGGGCTTGAATATAAACTCAGAGCCATTTTTGAACGCTTTTATCTTTGGGATATATTCAAATGGAGTCTTCTTGTTGTCGTCTATCCTTATAGAAGTTATCATCTTATATGATTTTGTGTTGAATTATTTAAGCCTTTCATTAATTGCCAAATCAAATATCTTATCAAGACATTTCCTCATTTCCTCCGCATACTCAAACAGATCCTCTTTTGAAAGATCCCTGCGCTGCCAATCATACATATTCGTATATCGAGATTCAATAGCCTTATCCTCTATCTCCTCAAGCACTTTTTTAATAGACTCGTCTTTTTTGCACATTTTTATCTTCTTCTCTCCCATATCTAGTAAGGTAATTATATACTTTCACATATTGCCTATCCATCAGCCACCCGTAAGGACTGCCACCAAACTCCCTGTCCATCCGCTCCGCCGCCCCGATGATCGCCTTTCGATTCCCGAACGAGAGCCACGAAGTAATGAGCCCACTGACCTCCGCGTCCCGCCCGGAATACCGCCTTGGGAACTGGACGGGGTCGCTGGCAATAAAGTCGGCGGTTTCGTATTTGTCCACCATGCATTTCGGCATGTCTACAAATTTGTCATTCATTGTTTATCCCTTCATTTGTTCGCATGCCAATCTTTCAAGTTCCGGTGTAACGTTGGTATCCATTATGCCTTTCAAGCAAGGGCATTGTCGCCAGACTATATCATAAATCTTTGACAATTCAATCAAAGCCTCATTGTTTGATTCAACTGTCATAATCCAATTGTCCGGCGATATCTCTATCTCCCTGCATGGTATTTCTTTCTTGCCTTTTGGCATATATCCGTTCTGATAGTCTTTTACATTACATCTACCAAAATATCTTCCAGTGAGTATTCCGTTTTCGTCCGTCTCAAACAACCCTCCTATCCATCCTATCTTATGAATGTTCTCCGTCCACGTTCGAGTGGCGAATAAAAACTTTTTTACAGGAACTTTTGAAAATGCATCAACATCATGGATACTCCCGTCCGGCTCTTTGAATATCGATGATTTTCTTTTATTCTGGCAACTCCCGTCTAAGCCTATTTTTCCCCATTCGCCATCATCAAATCTCAAAGGAGAGATTATATCAAAACTGCAAAGTTTCTTGACGAGATTGATTTCAAATGGTGCCGAGAACCCGCTGTTCCCATGAGAAGAGAACAGCGCGACAGCTTCTATTACCTGTTCGCGCATCCATTTGTTAGGACCGTCCTCTTCTTTGCCATATCCGGCTAATTCCAATTCTCTTATCGCATGTTTACATAAATTACTGTTTGCGATAATATACCGAAGAGCCTTCTTGTTGATAAGGCTCTTCTTGCTCATTTTCCTTACAATTCTTCTACTCTTTTTCATGTTTAATGTTATTTAATGTTTTAATCACCAATCTCCTCTATCATTCGTATTGCGCCATGACCATCTGTTTCGCGAAATCTTTGTACGCCACTATTTTTCGCAGGTTTGCTCGCATTCGTATTTCCCCGATACCGCCGACCGGAGACAAGGCGCCTGTATTAACACCTCTTCCCATGTTTATTCCTCCTTGTTATATAATTGCTTGTTTTTATATTCCAACATCCTTCCCATCCTCTTTAACCCAATTAACTGTATCGCAATACCAACAATACCCTGTCTTGGAATCCTTTTTATGAGAATGGGATCCACATGTGGCGCACCAATAATTATCATCCATATTGTATGTATAACTTTCATCCTCATGCATTTTGGCTATTCTAGCTACCCTATCCTCCAGCAGATCCTTTAGATAATGGCATTCGTAAGGTCTATCCTCTTCCTTTAATATATAAATATCGATATCCATCATGCTCCCCATCCTGTCCGTACACATACACTCGGCGGCATGGCGCACGTTCCCTTCCGGCATCCCCGGAACTATCTCCCGGATCACCGCCTCCATCTTCTCTTGGTATTCGGTGTCTACCTTAGCCACCAAGTCTTCTAGTTTATCTATTAAGCTCATAATTTTTATTGTATATAATTACTATTTGATATTTATACATGTTTATTCTGTATCATCTTCACCTTCACCTATCATATCCGTATGACCAAATACTATATCAATAAATTCAAGCATCTCATCATTAAACGATCCGCTTTCTTCTTGCAGCTTCCTACATTCATCCTCGGTCAATCCACAAGAAGATACCAGCTCCTCTGCGGCTTGCGTCCATCACCCGTCGTGAGCCAGCTCCTGAACCGACAGCCATACCCCTTGGTTCATGCCCTCCGTTTTTATTTTATCTAAAATATTTTCATTTTTTTTCATATTCCCAATCATTTAAGTACTTATTTCTTACGATAATTTCTATATTGTCTAACATCTTATCTCGTAATACCTTTTCTACCGTCCTTGGAATGACGTTAAAATCTTTTTGTTTAAGCTTATTCTCCACCATAACCTCAATCCACCGCTTTATATTATTATCATCCCCGTAAGTATTATTCATACACTTCTCAACATATTGTCTTATATCAGACCTAATTGCATTGATTATATCTTCCTTGGTAAGCCCAAGCTCATTATGGATATAATTCTTTATCGCTTTATATTCTTTACTTGTTTTTGTACTCATATTTATCCCTCCTATTCAGTCATTTTTTTAACAAAATTTTCCCATAACATATCAACATCATTGTAATGTTTACAACAAGCATTCTGTATTCTTTCTATCAACTGGATTAACCATAACTGAGTTATTCCGTAACGAGTCTGAATTATTCTGCATAGGTTTATTTTTATTATCTCCATGTCATCAATACTAGGAGATGTGTTGTTATCATCACATCTATCTAATATTGTTTGAATTGTAGTCAAATAATGATCCATATCTTAAATTGTTAATTATATTACCATCTCCCATTTCCCGGCGTAAACAGTATCTCCCCTGTCCTCACCCAATGATTCCAGTTATTTTTAAGTTCATCAATATCATACGCCTCAGCCGACTTACCGTTATCAGATCTTTTTATGACCGACATAATACTTTCCGCTTGCACGCTCCAATGACTATAACAGTCTGTCCCGCACCCGCACGCCGTGGCTCTCCCGTTATCGAACTCCCAGGCCAAAGGCCGGAGGCCGCATCGTGGACACGGCAACCATTCCATTGGATTCTCCGGCTTCTTGTAAGCATCAATACACTTATATTCTTCTGCTATCATAGCCAATCCTACGGAATTGATTTGAGTTTTTTTGATCTCTCATCTCATTCTTATCCTTAAACATCATTATCCTATTTACAATCCCCTCCGATTCCATGTATGTAGAGAATCCATGTATCCTTAGATATTGGATAGCTGATAATGATTTCTCTAATATCTCCTTATATTCTATATCTGTTTTAACTGCTTTCCCCATGATCTTTTTCCTCCATTTCTTCTAATATGACTTTAGCCAGATATACCACCTCACTTATCTGGTTGTAATAAACATCCACCCCATCAACTTTATCATTATCGTCATCATATCCATCGACCATCAAATTATCTTCCCCCGATAAATACACGGATGTTATAGATAAACAAATCAACCCGTTATCGGTAAAGATCCTTATTTCAGCCGGAAAATCATCTATATGGCCTACGCTACTCATATCAAGATCAAGTCTCCCTGTTCTTTTAATCAAATCAACCATAGCCCCATAAGCTACTACGTTCGCATTTAATAGCATTTTATTTAATGCATTTACTCTTTCTACGTCTTTCATAATCTCCAACCCCTTTGTATTACATTGTTATACGTTATCCTGATTTTCATGAAATGACCTTTAGTATAAGCAAAAGACCCCAATAATGACAAGCATGATCATAAGCCAGATGAATGCGCTTATAAGACATCCCTCACCAAGATTACCCATATCCCTAAAGAATAAGTAATTAAAAAATATTTTCATTCTATTCATAATAAACTTTATTTAATGCGTTTATTCTTTCTACGTTTTTCATATCCACCCCCTTTGTATTACATCGTTATACGTTATTCCGTTATCTTGAATTAGTTTCATAAACTGATCTTCGGTATAAGCCAGAGATTCCCCTCTGTTAGCCCTTTCTATATTCTCACTCATCATCCCTATAGCCTGTATTAAGGCTGCTGAGGAGTTGGCTATCAATTTAGCCGCTTCCATTATCCTATTATCGTCCATAATCATATTACTTTAACTTCCTCGTTCCACAAATGTCTTTCATATACCAGGGTGATTCCTATCAGGATTCCGGTATCTCCTCCCCAATAATTAAGTATTTGATATTTAAACTTATGGAGTAACCCTTGTATCCCTCCTTTATCCTTGTCATAAGGATAAAAATCAGATAATTTTACTGTTTTCATCTTTTGCCTTATTAACGATACATTTGTAAAACAACCCTATCTTCCGCCTCCCCATCATCAGGATGGACATCGGTAAAATCAATGATCGAAAAATCATATAAATATGGTGTGTACTCTGTCTCGTAATCATCACCGGCTACCGTTACATTTATTTCTGCCTCCTTGTTCACGACAAGCATTAATTCGTTAATTAAATCCTGTACTGTTACTATTCTTTTCATATCTAATATTTATTTTGAAAATTTGTAATCGCCCGCATAATCAATCCACACACGAAAATCATTTGCATATTTTCTTGCGTCTTTCTTTATTTTTCGATGTATGTCTTTACTAACGCTACCTCCCAAAACCCTATCCAGCTCTTTTTATAAAACCGCCCCGATAAGAGGATAGACGTCCAAATAATTGCCTTCACACTTCTCGAAATCTATTACATTGTTCCCTATTGCCCGTTCTAATGCCTTGTCCATTGCCTTCACAATGGATTCTTGCACATTTTTATATCGATTGATAAAATCCTGTTCTTTATTTTCCATTTTAATATGTTTTTACAAAAGATGTTCGTTACCTTCATAAGGAATACAATAGATCCATCCCGTCCCATTTAAGCATTCATATCTTTCTTCTTTATATTGAGCATCAGCAATTTTCCTAACAAACAAACTTACGTGCCAATCATCGTCTTCTGTATCTCTTACTAAAACTTTATCAAATGGCTTGAATTTATATTCTGGTTCTATTTCAATACCAAAGAATTGTTTCAAATACATTTTGGCTTTAGGCTCTTTGCTTGTTTTAAGAGCATCAATAAACTTTTGCCTTTCATCCTCAGTAGCAAGTCTGTATTTTTCAATATTATTACAATCAGCATGTGCTTTTCTAGGAATCACGACTCCCCTCCCCTTCTTCCATGATGCATGAAAAGATGTAAGATATTCTCCGTTCGTATTTAATATAAACAGGTAATCACCCTGTTCATTACTCAATACATCTCCGTCCTTGAATGTGGTATATTCTGGAACTTTAAGCTTAAGTCTATAATTCTTTCCTCCGAATCCATTATTTGAGAACCAATCTGATATTATGCCGTGATCAGTATGGATAACTCCTAGGATTGGGAAAGACTCTTCCCTATGATACACAAACTCTACTCTGTAATTATCGCCATCCGTTACAATCATTCCATTGCGCTCACCATTGTTGATTTTCTTTGCCAACTCTAAATCAAATGGTATTGTTATCATTTTCTTTCCCATAATTTTACATGTATTTATATTGTTATTTTCACTTTAATTATATCACTACATTGTAGCTTTATCTGTTCAGCCAATCCAACGAACATGGGCGGACGCCCCGCTTCCCCGACCGCCTTACCCATACACGCCGGCTCCACCGGTAACGCCGCCCATGACATCTTGGATGTCTCTCCCGTAAATCTGATAGTGATCGCCACAGCTCTCAAATGTCACTTGATAGCTGTTTAATCCCATCCTAATTGTCTCGCAATACCTTTCATCTCGCTATACGCTATCCTGTGACATCCAGCAACCAATATATCATTCTTATAGCTATTGATCTTCCATTTGTGACTGGTTGTATCCAATACCATATCGTGTTGGAATTTACCGCCATTATGGAAGAACTTTATCAATTTCCAAAGTCTCTCAGCTTCAGCTCGCCCTATCTTGATATTCTTGCTAGTCTCAATTATGCCATTCTTAATGCGAAGCCATACGTTAGGCTGGTCATCCTCCAAATAATAATGTGAATATAATTCCAGAATCTTGCCAGACTTCCACATCTCGATCTGTTCTTCAAATTTTTTCTTGCGATCTTCTTTTTCTTTTCTTCTTTTTTCAAAAATTAAAGTCTCTTTTTTCGCCTGACTGTCTTCCCATCTCTGACATCTGGCCACATACCCAGCCCACGTTCCTTCACCACAAATCTCATCTACTATCACATTGGTCGTTCCTAAAGTTTCTAACGCTTGATGATTTAGCAATACCTCAAACACACGCTTTAACTCATGGACGTATTCACTTTTAATCTTATCCGATCCATAAGATAACTCATGTTTAGTTCCGATCCAGGTGTTTGCACTCTTTTTAAGAAGGCTCTTGGGAGTACCCATATTAAAGAACTCAATATAATCCATTAGACTTCTAAATACTCCCCAAACATCCCTATAAGACAGGCTTGTTCTAACCTTCTTGTATTTCTCGATAACCTCTTTGATAAGCTCCAATCGACTGGTGATAAAAGCCATGCTGCCATCATCAGACATATTATATCCAACAGAAAATACCTTTGAGCCAGTTGGTATTGCACTACGAACACAATGTTGATGTTTACAGGTGGAAGAAGAATAATACTTATCGTTAAGCAAATACGCCTTTTCACCACACTTATTTCTTACGATTCTTCCAACCTCAAAATGATAACCATAAGAATAAATACTTCTACCTTCAAAGAAAAAATTACTACCTCTTGCGGATTCTTTCTTTTCGTTTGCCCATAAGTGAGCGACCATAGAGTTGTTCATATCAATATTTTTTTGTTATACAATTACAAATTAATAATACGATATACGTTCATTACATCCGACATCTTGAATTTATCAACATCCGTATTCTTAACATCATATGTATATGAGTCAAATAAATTACTTACCGCGTTCAACCAATCATCATCTGTCGGTTCTTCTACCTCATCCATACAATCATACACATCCCAGTAATTCATGAGGATACCGTTGTACGCTATTTTCGGATCAGCGTATTCTCCTCTTGACATAAAGCAGATGTTTTTGCCGGCCTCGTTGCCGGCAACTATCTTTTTGTAATCTTCTATAATCTTATTCATTTTTCTGATAATGATTATGTGTAGACTAAAAATTACTTTAACTCAAATTTAATTCCTTCCGGGAGTTGGGAGCGATCCACGTTATTCACGAAATTATCAAACTCTTCCTTAGTTATTTTCTCTCCATAATCCACCCAGTTGAAACGTAATGTATTATTGTGATTATAATATATTACATTATCAACATTCAATCCATAGTCAAGTACACAGAGCATTACCTTCTTCCCGACTTCCGCCTTTCTGATTTCTTTGTCATATTGCTCACAAATCTTGGCACGCTTTTCCGCCATCTTTGCCTTATGAGCCTCTTCCCTACGTTTTTCTATATTTTCTGTGGAATAATACCCGGCTTCAATACGCTCTTCAATAAGAGATCGTTCCTCGTCTGTTAGTGTCAGGGTAAACCTTTCTTTTTCCGGCTTATATGGATTAACCCATTTCTTTCCACACAGGTTTTCAAGTTCCGCAATAAGCTCGTCTGATTCACGTTTCCATCTATCCACAATTCCCAAATTGAAAAGTAGATACTTGAAATACATTTTATCATCCACCGCCTCGGATAACTTGGAATATTCCTTATCTGATATACGCAAATATTCAATCACCACGGACTTATCGCTGTTCTTTGTATGATATATTCCATTTCCCACCGGATACATAGGAGCGCCATAATGATTACATACATGCATCGGTATGAATTTAGCCAATTCCGGACAATGTCTTATAATCTCATCGTGACAGCAACCGCACATATATTCTTTATATATCCCATATTCGTTTTTCCAACGAATGTCAGCGGTTATACTCCACTCACATATATTGTTATGACAATCATCACCTAACGATACCGTAGTCTTGATCTTATACTCTTCCCCGTTCTCGGTATAGTAATTCTCTTTTGAATAAACCAGTTTGCTCGCTGTTCTCATACTATTAAATTTAATCGTTATACTTATGAAAAATAAAATCGGCGCAACTTCCCGCTATATCATTAGCGTCATTGCACCGATAAAAGCCTTCTGTTTCCAAGTCCACATCTACGGGATACCCTTCTGCTTGTTCCAAGAAATTATTAATTTCCCTTTCTTCTTCATCCGATAAACCAGTATAATCACCATTTATCAGAGCACAAGCCCAATAAACTGGAAGCCTGTATCTTATTACCTCTATATTCATAATCTCATCAATTTACAAATTATCAATACTAAAAAAACTCCAACAATCTATTACAATAAACTCTCCTACTCCATATTCCACAAGTGACTTAAGTGATTCTATCCCATTACAGTAATAGAAAACATTATCATTATCATCATCATTGATGCTTAATGATAATTTTATTGTCGTTCTTTGATCATCCCCTGTGTCTTTCCATACGATCTGACATTCTACGTATTCAGGTTCTTTCCCATTCTTTTTAACGAACTCGAAAAACATAGAATCAATATTTTTCTTGACTCTATCTACATCCGTTATCACTACCTCTTCCTTGCAATCCCCACAATTAGCATGCATAAAAGATTCATCAAGATAATCTATTATTTTCCCGGTGTTTGGATTTACGATCGCTTCACAAGCAATATTTGTTCCGCCACACCTTGTACATATCACTTTCATGCTATTTCATTTAATGGTTCAACATACACATCCCCATTCTCATAATAGAGTCGATCTTCATACTGATTATGATGAAGCTCCTCACGTATCGCATCTTCATTATCAGCCCAATACTCGTACTCCTCATGCCATGACTTGAAGAAGTTATCATAACATTGTCTCATCAGATCCTCTAAAGAAAAATCCTCCGGATAAGTACACCATGCATTGTAATAATCAATTATAGGTTTCAGGAGATAATAATCATAACACATCCCTGTCAATGGGCAATTATCTCCATAGTCAAACATCACCCTACTATACTTGTGCCTGTATTTGTATTTCCCATCAATATATTTACCTGACGTGGAGAAATACTTGCCCTTGATAATATATGGCATAATATTGTTGTTGATATATCTGAACAGTAATTTACCGCATAGATTCTCAGGGAATATATCACGATGATAATCTGTAGGGTGTTCATAAATAGGATCCTTGTATTTAAACTCATAACTAAAATCATATCTCTCGTATCCAACTTCCCAATTATAAACCCTAGTATCTGTCATATCCTCAAAGGCTTTCATCGACTCTTGATATTCTATACTATAAGCATCCATACATTGCTCCATTACATTCCAGTGCTCACGCTCTATGATCCTTTCTTGTGAGTCTTTTGACAGCTCATCAAACTCATACAGTTTTAATACAATCTTTTTCATAATCCCTCCTTTTTTAATATAATTAGATCCCTAACGTCAATCGAATGACATACGTACCTCCTTATGTTCACGCTTAGGGATGATCGTGGCTATTCTCACGAACCACCACAATCCAGATTCAGATATCATTCATCCTTTATCTTTACGAATGGGTTTTCTACATAAAACTCCACTACATCCTTAGATTTTATAGATGTCACTATACCGGTGGTATCCACAAATCCATCTGTTTCATCCATTGTCAAATCTTCTATTTTATCTCCCGGCAGAAAACAAAGATTATAGTCTTGATCAATATACATAATCATCTTTAACCTAACCATGTCATCAATGATGCCTTTCATTCTCTCCACGACATCCAATTGATCATTACTAAGCATTAATCTACTTTTTGATGATTCCACTAACCTTATGTCTCCATTCCTGTCAACTACAGTTAAGTCATTGAATTTATACACATCTTCACGTGTTCTGTAATATGTTTCCTTACAATAAATTTTTCCTTTATCATCTATTTCAACATCAAAATATTCCAACTTATCCTTGACAGCTCTTCCGTTTTTGTATTTCCACACATCACCTATTGGAATGAACCCATATAATGACTCAAAAACATCATATATTGATAGTCTTGTCTTAGGAATGCTCTCGCCCTTTTTAAAACATTCTTCGGACGAATAAAATAATTTCCCATCTAATGTCTTCTCAGTCCTACATCCTCCCCATGTTCCTACATATCTAACTACTCCATATGTAAAACTGATCAAGATCTTATCAATCTCAAACCACTTTAATCTTCCTGACATATCGTCAAAAAGATATCCACTCTCTAGATAAACCGATAAACATTCTCTAATTTCCATAACAATTTATTTTTTTTTAATTAAACAACATCATTTGCCTTGATCACTATCCGTATCAATATTATGAACAAGCTCATATAGATCATAATCACTACACTCTGCTAAACATAAAGAGAAGACGTTCCTGTCGTTAATCAGGAAATAGCTATCTTCTAATATGAAGATAGATCTTCCTACCTCTAAAAAATAGTCCCATAACTCATTGCCTCTTTTATTGCCAAACACTTTCTGAAAAGTATGACGATCTGCCTTATTCTCGAATTTACGCATCCGTCTAATCCACTCATATCCGTGCCTCACTAAATCCAAGCCGCCGGCTTCATCGAAGCTCCCGTTTTTATCAATCCATTTATTTACATCTATCAACATACTCCCTTATAATATTACATTAAACAACTCGTTTAACCTATCTATCTCACTTAGGTATTCATCTTCTTTATCAAATCTAATTTGCGTCCCTCCCTCCAATCCAAAGGACAGGGTAAAGGATATGACCCAGCCCGATCCGTCCACGGTCTGCCCCTTGGGAACCCAAGACATCACCGCTTTCTTGGATATCCACCATCTCCCTATCTGAACGAAATCAGGATAGTTGTCCATTAAATACACCATCTGACTAGCCATCTTATTAACATCATCAAAAGGCACTATATGATACTTGTTTCTTATCCTGACCTTCAAGAAGGGGTTATCCATATTATATGCCGCAAATGCTGATATCACGGAACTAGGATATCTAACTCCTTTTATTATCACCCATTTCATATATCACCCCCTCTTTATATAACATAAATTCATTGGATAAAATTTATCCGCGCTCTCTTTCCCGTCTCCTCGAAAGTTAGCCAGCCCGCATGTCAGGATGCTCACAAGGTTATCCACCACCTCCAACTCGCTCGATTTGAACCACGCCAACTGGCTGTAAGTTTCACCTATCCATATTATACTCATTCTCCCGTCCCGACTGACCTCCTTCACCAGCCCTATATGGTTTTTAGTGTCCTTAATCACATTTAATTCGTCAATATTTGTAAGCCGAACAAAATCCATCGGCCGTATCACTTTATTCTCGTCCATGTCTTTATCCTCCTATATTCTTTTTATTCTCTCAATTTACGCTTAACCTCTTTAACATATTTAGTAGAATGTAGTCCCCTATGCAATCTTATAGCCCGATCTATATCCTTGTTCGGATTATGATGAGATTGATATATCTCGAACATTTCCCTAGCCTTGATAGGATTTGTTCTATCATCGTATCTATACCGCTTTTTCTCCCGTTTAAGACACAATATCCTATTAACCTCATCTACATACACCTTTTTCATCTGCCACCTCCCTAACGCCCCTGAAGTGGCGTTGTGCGCCCGATCGTCATTCCTTGACTCCACGAAAGACAGGGCGGTCGCCAGCTTATCCCATACCCGTGCCTCGACCACGGCCGGCTTCGGGGCGAGGGGCATGCCTCCGTTTCCTTTTGGCGGTGTTAATATTATCATCGCCATCACAAGTAAGTATCTTATCACGTTCCCTTGTTTTTATAAAACTCCTCCCCGAATTTTACATTATCCACATAATCTTCCATGCACTCATGAACAATTACATGAATATCACCCTCCGCGTATGTCACCTCGGACATCAACCTCTCATTGGTCATCCACCAAGAATAACTATCAATATGCCGTATCTCAAATCCATGATCATGCAACGCATACATAACATTATATCTTAAATCCCTGTCCATCATCATACACTCGTACACGATATAGCCATTGATACTTTCATGAGACCTACCGAACGTATAAACGTACCTACCCATCAACTTATATAACTCCCTTGCCACAGGATTCGGGATCGCCTCATCCATATCAAAATCCCCATCTGGATCAATAACCCACTCTACATCCCGCTCATCAATACAAGCCCTAGGCATTCCTATTGTCCGTACATAAAGACGTGATCGGTGATCCTCGCTTAACACCGTCCCGATATACTTTTCCCCTTTGGCATATCCTATATTATGGTTGCCGGTTATATTAAATACAATTTCAGCTCCTATCTTAATTTCATCCATATTCAAGATGTTTGTATCATTTGTTATCTTTTTTATACAAAAAGAGGATATAATGGCATAATATTATGATATCAAGACACGAATGCGTTATCTATCATATTATCATACATATCCTCTATACAACGTCATTTATGGCATTATATCGTATATGATGCCGCAGGTCATAAATACATCTAATTAACCCTTTTTTAAGGGCTTATTGCCATTTAGGTAACTAGCTATGCCTAATATTTTCGAAATAAGGGCTTTTTTAGCCTTATACTCATCGTTTATCCCTATTATCGCATATCTGTATACCATCCCATCCTTCGACACCTCCACGCCCACGTATTTAGGCGCAACGGCATCCCTATGTAATACGATAAACGGGCTTTTGCCGTCTAGCTCATTTATCAACTGATTAAACTGTCGCCTCGTCATCTGATAGTGATATTATTTCCATGTTATAAATACGATCTCTCTTTACCCTTATCTTCTCGCATAGCTCATCGAAGCACTTATCTTCTTCTAACTTATCAACATAATATGATACACTTGATTTAGAGCTTCCTTGAAGATATATATTCCCTCTTATATTCTTTGAGAAAAAATTAGGCAAGACCATCTTTTGTCTCTTATCTTTATTATCCATGTAAGATATAACAACAACCCACAACTCTGGCTCCCGTTCTTTTACCGATAACATAAGATCGAGACTCGATTGACTATTGATATTTCTCCTGCCAGTTTCGTTATAACGTAGAATAATATAATCATCCGCGTTATCATCCTCAACCATCACGACTATAGGACGATTACCCTTCCCATTATCACATAATATTCTTGGCTCTTTCCCGTTGCGGAGATATACCTTATCGTAATCTCCGTTTTTGTATATCTCAAAATCAAACTCTATCACCATATCATTTCCTCCTATTGATATATTGGTGTGTACGACCTTCTTTTATTTTTTCGAAATAAAACTTATTTCCATATAACCGGGTGAAGCAGATGTTATATCCGAAATGCTCCGCACGTCTGATCTGCGCATATCCTCTACTAATATCCTTATCGTCAGCTAATGTAACAAAACAGTGCATTCCTACTTCTGTATTCAAAACCAAACTCTCCCAATCCTTTACTTCCATATCAAATTTCCTTAAATAATTTTTTGTTATAATTATTGTTATTGTACCATCCATCAATATCCTTATACTGCTTTGGATAAACCCCATAAGCCTTACACCAACTAGGCAACGGTCCGTTCAGCACGTCTAACGCCGTCTCAAGGTCGAACGTAGCTTCCTCCTTGATATGACACCCCGATCCACTTCCACGGCTCGGTATATAGGCTCTACTATATGCTACGCTCATCCCATATTCCCCACGACTCAGATACCCGATGTTAGGCGAATCAGGGAAGGCGTAATACAACATTATATAATCACCCTTACTCCAACTTCTATTATAAGTATCATCCTGCCACGCAAAAACCCTGCAACCGGCTTCTTTCAGTTCCGCTGCCGCTCTTTTTAAAACATTGTCCATATTATCTATATTTAATTAAGTTGTGCCAAGGCGCCGGGAACCGACCCCGGATCATATCCGTACACGTACGATCATGATATATCCTTCCGCCCCGCCAAGGTTTGGTTCAACATTAACAAACTTTCATATCCTCACACATCTTAAAAAAGACCTCTCTTATGATCTTCTTGTATAAGATGTATATCTCATCATCATCCTCATCAAACTCCACTCCCCATGAACGTAATAAATATCTAATATCACAATCCGCTATATGAATCCTGAATATAGACGGAACGCTCATTATGTAATCCTCAAAAGCCTTCTTAATTCCATCCCTTTTGATATGTTCTTTATACTCATTCTTAAACACATTAAGCATAAAAGACATATATTCCCTATCGTATTTAAACTGCTTACCATAATTATCTGTATCTATATGATCCAGTATATATATCTCTATAGCGTCTCTATCGTATTTTGACATACTCCTTCCTCCTCCTTTTGATATTTTATAACCTTTTTCTCCCCATACGCTTTCGCTAACTGGATAAGTTGACCGGTAAATACCTTGGTACGGTGTTTTACGATCTTATCCACCAACTCCGGGCATCTGGTTCTCCATCTATAATTAACCTCGCCCTTAGCTTTCTTCTTGTAATACCTGTAGAATGTTACGGCTACTACCACTTCCCCATTCTGCTCGAAAGCAACCAAATCGTAATTGTTGTAAGTTATTTCGTTCATCGTGTAATATATTTTATAAATTCAATCACTTTCTTTGGCAGTGAATCTATATCCTTCACTCTTTTACCAAAATTGTACATATGACTTCTATGCGGATAATAATCTCCCGCATACATCCCCACTCCTAATGGATGGAATGGATCCTCACTACATGAGAAAACAGGATAATACACCACCCCATAACCATCCTTTATATTTTTATTTACATATACTATGGTATATCTATCAGCCACTTCATCGCCAAAATCATATACTCTTACTTTTACTTTCACGCCATCCGCGTTTGTTATAATATTATCCATATATACCTCCTTTGTTGTTCACTATCCGACTAATCTATTTTCCTTCCATATAAGGTGTATATACCATACCATCCCCTATCCATATTTACCACCTCAATATGATGTATATGATAACAACCATTAGCTATTCTGCCGCAATCGGCTATCACCATAGCTATATTCCTATACCCAGAATCAATGAAAACACGAGCCAATCTATCCCCACTAAATATAGATACCTTGATATCGTCTTTCTCTTTTATAATCCTTCTCATATCATATCCTCCTATCAAACTAATCTATCATTTTACCATAATTAGTATATGATCCACACCACCCACGAGCCTCATTCGACACCCTAATATGATCAATGGGCTTATCCCCGACCATATTATTGGCGTACGATATTACATCCGACATACTTCTGAATCCGGAATCCTTAATGGATTTTATAAGCGTCCTATCATACCCGAATACCAATATCTTCACAATATCTCTTTCTTTCACAGTCCTTCTCGCCCTCATAACATTCTAGCCATAAAATAAACAAACATAAAATCTATTCTCTCTTTGTTATCATCCATCCTATGCCCGGTAATTTCAAAAACAACCCTACGCTTTTCTACAGTCTGTATATTATCTAACTGAATAGCTATGTAAGGATATTTCAGAACTTTCTCTCTATTGATGTTATTCAAAATAGCGTTGACATCTTGCCTGCGAAAATACATATTTACCCCTATGTAGCTGGCAACCAAAAGACATTCGTCTATTATCCCATCAGTATCGAATAACAATAACATATCATCCTTCTCGACAGTATATTCCATATCAAGAATCTTGATACGTTTGCTTCCGTCCTTCTTATCAGCTATAAGAATCCCTATTATATCCTTATCGGTCGTAAGGATATAATACGCCTCATCCTTTGTAATATTATCACGAAGGTAAGATAGCGCTTCATCCTGTAATCTTAGTAGTTCTATTTCGTCCATATTTATTTCTATTGTTGCCAAGGGAAAAGGGGCGGCGCTGGCGACAAGGCCTGTCCAGCCTCCCCGCAGCCGCCCGCATTCCCCTTGGTATCATTAACCACCTCAAATAATCTCATAATCGAATTTCACATTAACACTCTCATCAATGCTCAATTCTTTCTTCATCCCAAATACAGTCTCCCTTACCGTATCAAAATCCAATAATTGATCTTCGGGATTATTCACAAGCTCTCTCCGGTTATTCTTCCTAGGTTTTCTAGATGTAAGAATATATTCCGCACAACAGCTTCCTTCAAATGTCCTCACTCTGGAATACCATAGATCACCGGTCCCGTACTCAACACATATATTCATGTTTATGATATTATTATTCCACGCTTCTCCCGGGAAACGTTTTAATATCCTACCAATCCATTCAGCGTCAATACTTATATGCGGGGAATCAAGATCCGACGTACCCATACCATCCGCATATAGGATAATCTCTTTCTTGCTCTTAAATACTAGAGATTTTACATTAATCTTCCTTCTCATATCTTTTTGATTTTACCAAAAACATTCCTTCGTATCTATTTTCATGCGATCCTCCCAATTGCATAAATCCGGATTCTCTCCCTCATAAAAGTAATAGTAAGCCCATACTTCAATATCGCCCACTTTTATGCATCCATCACTGCACCATTCCACAATATCGTCATTCCTGCATACATTTGTCGGTTCAGCACCAAGCGACAATAGTTTGTTTATTATATTGTCACCGAACCTTTCTTTCGCTTCCTCTTTCGTCATATCACTATCAGATTTTTAATATTACACTAACGCCAAAGGGGAACAGGAACGGACGACCAGCGGGGCCGACCCCACGCCATCGCCGCCGCCCGTTTCCCTTGGTTTCCTACACTCCCTCCATCACCCAAAGAAACACACACCCATACATAGACATACCTCCATACCCATAAGATCCCTATCTGTATTGGAGAGTACCATTGTTTGGAGGTTATCCTTATCCCACTTATTCCCCTTATTTCACTTGGGCTACTTAATTTTCCCTTGATTCCCTCGATTCCCCTTGATTTACCTTGATTTACCTTGATTTACCTTGATTTACCTTGATTTACCTTG